GAGCCCAAGGCGCAACAGGCGCACAAGGTGCAACAGGCGCTCAAGGCGCAACAGGAGCTCAAGGAGCTACAGGAGCCCAAGGTGCAACAGGTGCTCAAGGAGCAACAGGTGCTCAAGGAGCAACAGGTGCTCAAGGAGCAACAGGAGCTCAAGGCGCAACAGGAGCTCAAGGAGCTACAGGAGCCCAAGGTGCAACAGGCGCTACAGGAGCTCAAGGAGCCACAGGAGCCCAAGGTGCAACAGGTGCTCAAGGAGCAACAGGTGCTCAAGGTGCAACAGGCGCCCAAGGCGCAACAGGTGCTCAAGGAGCCACAGGTGCACAAGGTGCAACAGGTGCAACAGGAGCTCAAGGAGCTACAGGTGCTCAAGGAGCCACAGGCGCTCAAGGAGCCACAGGCGCTCAAGGCGCAACAGGCGCACAAGGTGCAACAGGAGCTCAAGGAGCTACAGGAGCCCAAGGTGCAACAGGTGCTACAGGAGCTCAAGGAGCCACAGGAGCCCAAGGTGCAACAGGTGCTCAAGGAGCCACAGGTGCTCAAGGTGCAACAGGCGCCCAAGGCGCTACAGGAGCCCAAGGCGCAACAGGTGCACAAGGTGAAACAGGAGCTCAAGGTGCAACAGGCGCACAAGGTGCAACAGGCGCACAAGGTGCAACAGGCGCTCAAGGTGCAACAGGCGCACAAGGTGCAACAGGCGCACAAGGTGCAACAGGAGCTCAAGGTGCAACAGGAGCTCAAGGAGCTACAGGAGCCCAAGGAGCAACAGGTGCTCAAGGAGCCACAGGAGCTACAGGAGCCCAAGGCGCAACAGGTGCACAAGGAGCCACAGGAGCTCAGGGAGCCACAGGTGCCCAAGGCGCAACAGGAGCTCAGGGAGCCACAGGTGCCCAAGGCGCAACAGGAGCTCAGGGAGCCACAGGTGCCCAAGGCGCAACAGGCGCACAAGGTGCAACAGGAGCCCAAGGAGCCACAGGTGCTCAAGGAGCCACAGGAGCCCAAGGCGCAACAGGAGCACAAGGCGCAACAGGAGCCCAAGGCGAAACAGGTGCACAAGGTGCAACAGGAGCTCAAGGAGCAACAGGTGCAACAGGTGCACAAGGAGCCCCAGGAGGTGCAACAGGTTCCGCAATTCCATACTATATTAATCTTCAAGCAATCCCACCATATCCTCTATATGCCGGAGTTCCACAATTATTTTATTCAATAGCATTTTCACAACCGGGATGTAGTGTTATTAGTCCTGCTAGTGGTAGTTGTAATGTAAATAATTATGATTATCAATTATGTGGATGTGGACCATCACTAACAGGTGCTTGTAGTTTAGCCATAGCAACTCATTTTTTCAACCCCACCCCACCTACTCTTGCTGTTTGTCAACCACAAAGTGTTCCAATGAAATTTTGCGATGATGAAAGATATTTTTGTGTAATTAGTAATGGAAGTATTATTACTCCACCATTTGATGACGCATTTGTTGAATGGTATTATACTGTACAAACTAACACTATAGCACCTGGCTATGTTACTGGAAAATTAACCTTTTCAGCACCAGCTGCTTATATTGAATATTGGTACAACCAAGGAGCCACTGGTTATAATGGTCCGGCTATGTTAGGCATACCTATGTTCTGTCAGTCAAATCATAATTCTACTTAAATAATAAAATATTAAATAAATAAATAAAATATTTAATATTTTTTTATTTATTCGTTTATTAATTTATAACAATAGTAAAAAAAAGTTCATAATTAAGATTATTTATTTCTTTTGCAATTTTTTCTTGTAAATTATCCATATTATGTTTTAAAGAAGATATATCATCATTAATTATTTTTAAAAAAGAAATATTATATTTTTCTTCTATATACTTAATAAATATACCATCCGAATATTTATTTTGTATATTTTCTATTGTATAAATCGAATCATCATAATTAGTATAATTTGTAAATTTATTATTTATAAATTTATGATAATCTATTAAAAATTTAATTAGTTCTATATTTGAGCTAACAGCATTATCAATATCAGATTTTTCAACAAAATTATCTGCACCATTGTTTGAACATGTATTACAAAAAGGCATCAATTTTTTTATTTTAATAAGAAGTTCTTTTGTATTTTGTTTTTGAATATCACTGGGAGTTTCAGGATAAAAAACAGAAAATGAATGCAATAAATGCCAAATAAGATGTTGACATCTTTTTTTTATAAGATTTACATTAAATCCTCTTTTATATTGAGAACGTAATGTATTATCATTATGAATCGAATATGTTAATAACTCATTTAATTCTGTATTAATTTTTTCCATTAATTTTCTTAATTAATATATTATATTAGATAAAAATATTAAAAGCTTTCTATATAAAAATATAATATACTATGAAATTAATTTATAAAGAAGATGAATGTGGTAAAAAAATATTATGTAATGATGATGAAAATCATCAAATAATGATGGAATGGGAAAAATCATATATGGAAAAAAGTATTGAAATGTTGAATCCTTCTGGTAAAATATTAGAAGTGGGTTTTGGAACGGGATATAGTGCCAGAAAAATATGTAGCTATAAAGCAATTACAGAATATAGTGTTATTGAATGTGCTCCAATTGTATGGGAAGAATTTGAAAAATTTAAAAAAGAACAAGAAATGTTTAGACCAGAATTAAAAATAAATTTAATAAAAGGACGTTGGGAAGATGTTCTAAACACGACAGATATTTTTGATTGTATTTATTTTGATGATTATACATTCGATGAAGACCCTTCAATTCAATATTTATCTATCACAAGAATACTAAAGTTTTTTATAGAAGTATTAAAAAATAACACAAAAATAGGTTCTAAAATTTCATATTATACAACAACTAGTGGTGAAAGTTTTTTTAAAAAAGTAAATTGTGTCGATATAAAAATAATAGAATTTCCAGTTAAAATTCCAGATAATTGTAATTATGCTCGCGGGGATAAAATGTATATTCCAATAGTTACAAAAATTAAAGAGGCTGATACTGATCTAAAAGAAAAACTTAACAAAGATTCGCAAAAAAATTCAGTATCTACTAATGAACAAATAAAAAAAGAAATGGAAAAACAAAAAAAATATAAAAAGTTGTTTGATGATATACAAGTTCGCGGACCTTCGTGCGGATTAATTGTGATTGATAATTTTTATAAAAATGCATACGAAACGAGGAAATACATTTTAACCCAAGAGTTTTCTGTTCGCGGAAATTATCCAGGACAAAGAACCGCGTCATATGCAACCCAGCATTTGAAAGACATTATTCAGGGTTATGTCATGCCGTTTGGTGGAAAGATTACAGATTTCCCTATGCCAGATGAAACCAAGGATGATAAATCAAATGCAAATATTTACAACGGGTCTTTTCAGTACACAACTTCTCGGGATAGGTCTTGGGTTCACATTGACGGGTTTAATAACTGGGGCGGAGTTTTATACATGACTCCAAATGCGCCGCTCTCATCAGGAACTGCATTTTATAAATTCAAAGATGGAGCGGAATGTCAACGAGACAAAGACATTTTAGAAAATAGTGTGGACACGGACACGTTTAGTCAAGACATGACAAAATGGCAACAGGTCGACAAAGTGGGAAATGTATTTAATAGGCTGATATTATTCAATTCCAAGCGATTTCACATGTCGATGGATTACTTTGGTGATTCAAAAGAAAATGGGAGACTTTTTCAAGTATTTTTCTTTTCAACCGAGAAATGAATTTACATAAATATATATAGTATTTTTAAATAATAAACAAGTATATTTCATTGTTAATCGTAAAAACATATTAAATGATATAACAATTATAAATATAAAAATATGGACTTTATTATTCCAACTTCAAAAAATAAGAATGTGGTGTTAAAGGTTGTAGATGCAACAAACATGTCAAATTTTCCAGTAATAGAAATACAAACAGTAAACACAGTTCCAACACTGTGTTTTATTACAATGTGCAAAAATGAAGAACATTGCATTCAACAAACATTGGAGTCTGTGTATAAACACATTGATTATTGGGTTGTTTGCGACACCGGTTCAACAGACAAAACGTGTGATATTGTAACAAATTTTTTCAAAGAGAAGAATATACCCGGTGAACTATTTGTAGATGAGTGTATTGGTTTTGATAAAAACAAGACACTGACACTAATGTTTGAAAGAGCTTATAAAAAAACCGATTATGTTTTGCATTTAGATGCAGATTATTTTTTGGTTGGCGATTTCAAAAAAGAATTAATATCCCAGGCGAAAAGTGACAAGTTTAATTTTAAAACGAAAAGAGGCAATTCTCAATTCACAACGAGTTACTTGTATAACAATTCATTACAATGGGTTTACGCGGGTGTAGCACACAATATTATTGTATGTTTGAATAAAAGTGATATAGTAGAATCGAATATTTTTATAAGTGAAGATGACGGAGGGTTGTACGTCGATGCGAATGAAAGAGGGTCTAGAAAATTAGACCCGAATAAGTATTTGAACGATGCTTTAAAATTAAAGGACCAGTTTTTCGAAACATTGCATGAAGATCCATATGGGTTGAATATCAGGTCTGTTTTTTATACGGCTCAGAGTTATTATGATTCAAAAATGTTCAAGGAAGCGTACCAATGGTATAATTTATACACGAAGTTAAAAGATACATGGATTGAAGAGGAATTTGAGTCACAAATGAGGTTGGGGCGTTGCATGATTCATTTAAAATATGATGTTGAAAAAGTAATCAATCAATTTGAAAAGGCGATTCAAATATTTCCGGATAGAGCCGAACCATATTATGCGCTGGGGAAGTTTTTGAATGTGGAGCCGCATAACGAGCTAGCATATAAGTATTTGAAAGAAGCAAAAAATAAAAATGTGGAAGAAGTATTGAAAAAATATAGATTATTTGTGGACGTATTCGTGTATGGAAAATATGTTAACGATGAGTTGTCAGTTGCATGTTATTGGACAAATCGGGGGAATGAAGGTTTCAAGTTATTGAATGAAGTAATAAATGACGATGACTGTCATTTTACGGAGCACAAGGAAAGGTTTGAAATGAATAAACAACATTTTATGAACAAGTATAGAGTATTACACCTATAAATGCCCTATAAATCTAATACATGCATTGCAGAGAGAAATATGTTCAGTTCAGAGAAGAATGTTCTGAACATATTTTATTATTTATTTTATTATTTCATAATTTTCACATGACAAATAACACATTTTAAAATAGTTGATTAAAATGTCCTCTGTTTCATTGTGAAGTGCAAAACATTTCATTCTACTAAACTTGTATTTGTCAAGTTCGCTGAACAAATAGTCTAAAGTTCGCGTGCCATCAATAATAAAAAAATCATTTGTTTGGTCCTGGTATAGCTCAGTTATTTTTTCAATATTTTCAAATAGTTGGTTTAATCCAATGATGCAATACTGTTTCTTGTAATCGGAGTTTATTATTAAATTACAATATTTGTGTTCATACGTATTTGTGTTTCGCTTCCAGATGTTACTGTGTTCATATGTATATTTTTCATCTTCATGCGCATTTTGTTTCTTCATTACATTATTTATATCTAAAAGCTCATAATATTTTTGTTTAATGTAATTTGGACCGATTCGGTTAATTTCGGCATTTCTAATGAGTGAAAAGTTATTGTTTCCATCATTCATATATTGAACGTATCCCATTTTATGAATTTTTGCAATTTTTGTATTTACGGCAGTTCTTAGCAATATTTCATAATCATCACAAATTGGCAAGTATTCGCAATAATTTCCAATTGTTAAAAGCAAATCTTTTCTCCAGATGCGCGGGTGGTTGGGACAACAAACCAAATGACTCAGCGTAATGTTATTTATATTTGGCGTATTGTAGACATATACCCATGCATTGTTGTATTTTTGACAGTAGTACGAACCGTATCCCTTGCAAAGAATTCCATCCCCGTACCAATAATTTTTGCCGTTTTCATAAATATTGATAAAATCCATGTAGATGAATCCCACGTCTTCTTTTTCTTCAAATAATTTAGCTGAATCTTGCAATACAAATGGTAAAATTTCATCGTCGTGGTCTAGTTCCAGGACATATTTTCCTCGGCATAAACTAACAGCTTCATTTTTTACATTACCAATGTAACCATTATTTTCAAATCGTTTATATAATCGCACTCGACGGTCTTGTGACAATTGGCTAACCAAGTATTTGAAGTTTTTGTCATCGGGCGAATCATCCATGATTACCCATTCCCAATTTTGCAAAGTTTGTGATTTTAAACTATTGAATGCTCTGATAATTTTATCGAAAGAATTGAATGTTGACGTAAAAATAGAAAAAATAGGTCTAGTTTTTTCGCGAGGTAAACTGCAAATAGCGATGAACATTTCATTTACAAGTTTGTTAAATTCTGCGACCCAGTTGTTTGTAAATTCGGTGAAATGAATAATTCGATTAGAGTAATATGAATCAAATGTAGAGACTATATCTTGATATTTTTCCTTATTTTTTTCAAAAACAAATAGCATAGGATAAGTTTGCTTATAAAAGTTATTCAACTGTTTTTTTGAATGAATAACGTGCATCGTGAACTGCAGGTCGTTTGAACTGCGTTCGATGATGGCGTCGACATATTCATACTCGTTATCGCGATAAAATAGAATACAAGGATATTTCATTATAGTATCATTTATCAACTTATATTTTTAAGTAAATATCAATATAATATTTTTATTTTTTTATATTTATATTTAGCCACATTTATGATATAAATAAGTAAAATATAATGTAACAACTAATATAGAAATATATGCATATATAATATAGACAATAAATATAGACTACGCACGCAACGAATAAGTATTTAATTATTGAATGACAAAAATAATTATTAGAAAAAAAAAACAAGATATAGAAGATATAGAAGATCAAGAAGGGCAGCAATGTAATTCGGTTGTAACACCGTCCCTTTTAAAATCGAAATCAAAAGTAAAACCATTGAAACAATTACCAGAAGTAATATCAATAAATAATTATGCGTTGTTATTAAATAACGATTTCGACTATAAGGTTATTGATTTAAAAAAAATGTGCACTAAAATCCAGAGAGATGATTATAAAAAAATGAAAACAACAGGAACAAAGGTTGAAATGAAACAAAATATATACAACTTTTATAACCAGACGTTTCATTCTATAAAAATCCAATTGAAATTTAAAAGTCACTTGCGTAGAAAAATGATAATGTTGCGAGGTCCTGCTTTAAAAAATAGAGAAATGTGTATAAATGAGACAGATTTTTATACACTGGACCCGATTCGAGATATTCCAGATGCTCAATTTTATAGTTATGAAGAAATGTGCGGGGAAAAGGCGTGTTGTTACGGGTTCGATATTGCATCTATATGTAACTTGATATTAAATGACAATGGAGTAGACAGTGTGGCAAATTTAAACCATCGGTTAATTTGGACGGCATCGAGTAATCCGTACAATAGAAGCACAATTCCACACAATATAACACGAGATATTTTGAAAATTATAAAACTCGACAGACTTCTCAACAATAAAGATAAAAATAATGAAAGCAAAAATAAGAGTAAAAATAGTAAAAATAAAAATAGTTGGAGCGAAATTGGTGGTGTAAATGGTAATGTTATATTGGATAATAGTGACATGAACCATAATAACGGTGGAAGCGGTAACATTGTCATAACCTTGCCGCAAGACACATTAACACCTCAACAAAGGCACCGCCAAAATGTTCTACAGTTGTTTCAAAATATTAATTCACTTGGACACTATTCTGACGCGGACTGGTTTTTGCATTTAACATATCAACAGCACATTACATTTTTAAGAGAACTGATAGATATTTGGAATTACAGGGCAGAATTGTCATACAATGCAAGAGCAGCCATTTATCCGCCCTACGGCAATCCTTTTCCGCAACATATAATGGGCTGGCTAACCCATCAATTTTATTCATATTTAACAATGGAAAACATTGTAAGTATCAATATGACAATAATAGAACGTCTAACAACAACAGCGATGCAAGAGTCAGATAGGTGTTTGGGGGCAAATTTTGTATTGTGCGCGCTAACACTTGTAAGCATACCTGCTCGTGAAGCTCTACCCTGGTTATACCAGTCTGTAATGTACACATAGGTGGGTGGTGAATCGATGTTTTTTTAAATTTTCCTTTCATTTAGGTGATTTAGCATTTTTACAAGTTTACAAAAGCATTCATATGTTTTAGTTAGTTTTATATATTATTATAATTATTATATATAAAACGTATAGAATAAAGTATGAATACTTTTGAAAAAACTGCGACAACAGGAAGAATAAATGCTGTGACGACGGTTACGGCAAATGCAAATATGGTTTCTGCATTCGACAAACAAATTCAAAAATGGATTGAACTGGATAATAGGTTAAAAAAAATATATAATGAAATAAAAACAATGAGAGAAATGAAAAATGATTTAGAAACATCCATTATGGAAACCGTAAATAATAAAAAATTGTTAAACACAACTCTTTCAATAACGGATGGGCGATTGCGATTTATTGAAACAAAAACATCAAATCCTATATCTTTAACATTTATAGAAAAATGTCTACATGAAATAATACCGAATAGTTCCCAAGTCCAGCATATTTTACGTTATATAAAAGAAAAACGAGAGATTAAAATTAATTCAGAAATTAAACGGTATTATAATAATTAATAATAAAAATTATTAGATATAATATATTTTATATATTTAATAGGAAATTAGTTGAATATATAAAATATATAATTATATAATTTACACAACTTGAATATGTTTGATGCAGCAAAAGACTTTGTGTTTACAAATTCGGCGGATGGAAAGACCATTACTAGTGGCGGTTATAGAATAAGCAAAATACTCGGCGGTATAAAAAAAAAACAAAGAGGTGGTAGAAAAAAAAAAGAAGGAGATGAAGAAGAAATAGAAAATTTTTATAACGAAGAATCTGGAATTCCAATGGGTTTATTGCATTTTGGTCCGAAATTTTTTGTAGAGCAAGAGCATGCACATTCACATGTAGAGTCGCCTCGAAGAAAAGAAGATGTTGAACACAATAAACAGAATGTCATCGAGCTTGAACTTGTAATGCCGATGCCGTCGTCACCATCACATTATAATTTTAATAATGTTAATAATTGCGGGTTAGAAGATGCTAAAGATGTAGTGGATGATGACTTATTTTGTAAATTTTTAGAAAGTGCATCTATAGCCGATAGTGGTGCTAATAATTTTCATTCAGAAAGAAAAAAATCTAGAAAACGAACTCTAAACAATATAAATTTAAAAAATTTAAATGTGGACAAAGTTTACGCGCGAAGAAAAACAAGAAAACACAACTAAATAATCGACCAAGATGAACGATTAAATGGTGACAATAAAATTTCTGGAATTCGTTTTTTCCAATATTCAATTCGGTTTTGTTTTTCAATGTCCTTCATCGTTAGAGGATATACGGATGCAGTTTGCATTTTTTGCGTTTCTGCAGGTGTAATAAGCGGTTTGTAACCGTAGCAATTTACACCAAATTGGACATCTTTATTGTCGATGAATCCTCCATTTATACCTGGTCTTCCGCAATCATGTTCATGACCTTTAATTTTTTGCAACTTTTCCCACGTTTCTTTCTGGGTGGGAAAAAGTGCCATCTGGTTATCAGACCAGCCGTAGTTGCACCATTCTCCTCCAGTTTGATAAGATGACTCTACTTCATCATAACTTGCAAGTTTTGCGCCATATGCCGCACAAATCGCCTTTGCGTCATCATACGTGTATTTATTATCTGGAATATTGAAAACTTCCTTCTTAATCTTCATTTCTTGGACCGGTTCATCTTCAGGCACCTGCATTGTAATTTCTAATTTCGGCTTATCTGTAAAAAAATTCACAAATTTTGCCGTAAGATTAACGTTGAAAAAATATTGAAATCCGTTCAACAAAACCAACATGATAAATACTGACCATAACAACACTTCGAAAAATCGCAGTCCCAGACTTTTTGTTCCAGCTGAACCTGATTCGGTTCCGGTTCCTGAAGTTGACTCGCTTCCACCACTACTACCACCACCTAAAACTGCAAAAAGTATTCCATATATAATAATAATAATTACGAGAGCAATGAGCATGAATACTTTAGTATCAGCCGTTAATTGATTGTCTTGCTTTCCATTTTTTGTAATAAATTCTTTTAAGTATACAGTTGGGTCTGTATTTATTCCGCTTATAGAGTTATAAGTTAAATCCATTTATTTATTTTTATTTATATTTATTAAATATTAAATAATATTAAAATATTTATTATATTATAATATTACGTTACATTAGTTTTTTTTTCTATTTTTTTTATTTTTTTCTATAGAATAAGCAATATGGGGTATTTCCAATAATCTCGGAACCCTTAATAGAAATTTCTTTAACAGCAGAGTCGTTGAAATTAAACCATCTCGAGTCTGCCGTTTTTATAGTTGAAGTGTAGTGTCCGAATTTTTCATCCCCGTGGTGATTGCAAATTCCATAAAGGTCATACACATAACTATCCTTATTGTAACCTTCTACATATTTTGAAAAACTTACATTTTCAATCGGTATTTTTATATTCGATTGATTTTTAACAAATGAATCTGTGTTATAATTATATTCAAATCTTTTTACATCAATCACCATAATTTCCGGCAAGCTCCAATATACCAGTCGCTTATAGACATTTTGTTTTTTCCCTAAAGTTTCATTGAACCACGCATTGTCGCCTTCCATCAACTCACTTTCACAATTCAAGTCAAAACAATCCATTAAAGAAATGTGGTCTGAGTGCAACGGTGCAGCTGCAGGAATAGGTAAACTTATTACCATAAATGGTTCAGGGCGAATGCTAAGATATTCGTCATTTGATTTTCCTGACTCAGTGCCTGTTAGTGTTGATACATGAATACCATAAAACATGTTTAAAATTTCAGAGTAATTTTCAGTATATCCCTTTTGCATCATTTCATAACACATTTTTGCCATTTTATCTCGTTTATTTTTTGGGTGACCGCCAATCGTCATTGTTACTTTTCTTTTTAGAGCAGTGTGAAAAATATCAAATAAAAATGTCAAAAATTCTGGCATGTCATTTTGAGAAATGGTTGAAAACATGTTATTTTTTTTTATTTTTGATATTTTACGAATGGCGTGTATAAAACCACCTGGAGATATTGTGCAATTTTCGCTCCACATTAGCAACCTTAATTCATCCCAAGATGCCAACAATTCCGATTCAACGCATTTATTTAATTTAGATTTGTATTCACCGTTTAATAACTCATTCAACTCATACGTGTGCGAAATAATCTGCAGAAGTGCATTAATAAAACAAGTGTCTCCCAAATTTGCAAGTCCTGATAGTCCTTTGTTTTTATATTTTTCTAGTTTACCTTCAGTTAACTTTTGTGGTTGAAGCGTCGATTGTACTATTTTTTTAGATACTGGGCTCATATTTTATACTTTCAAGTCTAATAACTATCACACTGTATCTTTAATACAGTTATATGCATTACATTTAAAAAATCTATGAATTCCATTTCGATATTAATTAATATTATTTATATATTAATAATATTAATTTGATATTGATATTAATAATATTATTATTAATATAATAATAAAAAATATTAATATAATAATTAGTAAATAACTAAATAAACAAAATAAAATGAATAGCCGTATTTTAGATTCATCAAATAATGACCCAGATTTGATTTATTATGATTTAGTAGAATCGTATATGTCATCAACGAGAGAAATATTAAATGGGTTTATGACATTTGAACGTGGATTAATTAGAATCCTGAATAATCGGATTATTTTTAGACACTTGGCACCTGCGCCGGCGGCGCCAATTCCAGTAGTGGCATCACCTACAGTAGAACCTGCACCTGCACCTGCAACAGTAGTACCAACACCCGCAGCACCGGTGGGTCCTCCAACTGCAACTTTTGTTAGATATAGGTTGCCACTACCTTCAGTCACAACAAGGGCAGAAAGAGGCATTGCAACACCAAATTTATCTGTTTCATTATCTTCATCACCTCCTCGTTCGCCTCCGCCTCCGCCACCGCTACAGTCACTATCGCCAATTTATCCTATTAATTCAAGAATAAACAGCTATGAGTGGTTGAATTTTATTGAAACAAACAATATAAATTCTTTAAATTCTATTAACAGAAGAGATGCAAATTTAAGCGATTTTCAACAACGAGTGCAACAACAGCAACGAGTGCAACAACAGGAACGAGTTCAACAACAGGAACGAGTTCAACAACAGGAACGAGTTCAACAACAGCAACAACGAGTGCAAGAGCAACTACGAGTGCAACAACAGGAACGAGTTCAACAACAGGAACGAGTGCAACAGCAACAGCGAGTGCAACAACAGCAACAGCGAGTGCAACAACAGCAACAGCGAGTGCAACAACAGCAAAATGAAAACGACCCGAATCATGTAAGTTATGACATAATTCAAAATGCAACAAAGTTAATTCCTTATTGCACAATAATTGACCCAAAAAATGAAATTTGTCCCATCTCGCAAATACAGTTTGAAGACATAGACTGCATAATGCAAATCAAATACTGTAAACATAACTTTAACCCATATAGTTTATTTCGATGGCTTGATTCAAATTCAACATGTCCAATGTGTAGGTATAATTTGAATTTTTATTCAAACAATGAAGAAATAAGAATTGTAAATCATCATCATCATCTTTCAGAAATGTTAGAATCGGAATCGGAATCTGAATTGGAATTTGATTAAAGACACTATAGAATTTTATTTGATTAATATAATTAAAAAAATAGTTAATTATATTTTATTATATAGTTGTATACTTATTCATCCTTTATCCTTTTATTCCATACGATGTCAAATGAAAACAAAAGTGTAAATTATTCGTATTTTGATGATGATAACCAAAATAAAGAAAAATATTATAACGGTTATAATACGCATTCCTCCTCTTCTCAATACAAAGAGTTGTACACAAATACAAGCACAAAGAATAATACAAAAACAATAATCGGTCAACATTTCGTAAAAGACCTTACAAAACCGTTTACATATTACTCCATTTCAAACGAAACATACCATAGTCTCCACAATTCCCATGATGAGAGCGATTGTGATTATTATTCTCATGATAAACCCAATTTTGAAAATGACGGATGTTTTAAATTATATTTTTCTAGTTTAATTGGGTGTTGTTTACTGTGCATGTTTGGATGCAAACACTTCTAAAAAAATAAGGAGAATCCCTTCCCCCCCCACTACTTGAAGAAATTTTTAATGCTCTGATTTTTATTAATGGCATTGTTTGCTTGTATCAAAAACTCGTCAAACAGCAGCGCCTTTACTTCTTTTTGCCGCAAATCAGTAATCTTTTTTTGCAAGGCTTCTTTATTTTCAGCGCCAATCTTATTTGTTTCAAACTCGATTCTGTCTTTAAACGCTTCTTGACGTCGTTTAAATCCAGGAATTTTTTCTAGAACCAGCGCAAAGAGCTGCTGCACAGGTTTCATAATTTGATTCGTAATGTAAAACGTGTAATTGGGACGTATATTATTTTCCCTAATGTACGTGGGATGCTCAATTCTTTCACCCTGTAGCGCCTTTTTATCCGGATTGTGAATATATATAAACGGGATTCTATCACCGACGCTAGGCTTATTTCCAGAATCGCGCTGTCCCATTCGGTCCGCAAGCACCTTGTGCGCAATTTGCTGCGGGTTTTTATAATTCGAATTCAGCGACTTGGTAATGATGAGCTTTTCCAACGGAATTTTCTCACTCACCAGATTTCGCAAATAGTCTTTGAGAAATGAAATGGCGCGTCCCGTGTCTTGTTCCTTCATAAGTATGTCTATAATTCCGCCGTACACGTCTTTGACAATTGGCGCATTGTCTCTGCGCTTTAAAACGATTCCCATACTTTTCCTCGTTCCTTTGTTTGCATTCGTTTCATAGTATATGCCGACATACCCCTTTTTTCGAAGCAGACAAAACGGCATGATTGATTTTTCGTAAACCAGCGAATGCGGCGCTTTCAAGAATGACGAAGCCAGCTCCCCCACTTGCTGCGCAAGCTCAATCGTGATTTCCAGCGCTTGCTTGCCGCGAATCGGTGTTCCGTCTTTGTCTGCCAAATTAAATGTAAAGAATACAGAATCCGTGTTGTGTACAATCATGTTTCCAATTCCAGCTGCAAAGTGATGATTATCGGTTGTTAAATCGTAAACATATTGATTATCTTCAACGGGTAATGTCATTATTTTCTTAATAGAATCGACGCATTTTCTCTGAACACGTTTTGTCATTGTCATTCTGTAAATATCCATCTTGTCTGAACGCGTGTTCAATGATGTTTTCCATCCAAGACTTTGGGCTAACAAAGATATACAAGCAGCGCTGATTTGATTTTTTTGGTCAACACGAGTGTATCCATTTTTATCTTTATCGCCGTCGGCATCATACATTCCATTCCAAAAACTTTCTCGAATTTCTTGAGTGTTATTAATAATAATTGATGGTATAATTTTGCATTGTTTATAATACATCATGCTCCTATAAAATTTTACAAATTCGACGATGCTTCCATATTTTTTTGATTTTGGAACAATTTTGTACACGCCTGAGCTTTTTAGAGTATCGTTATATACCCATTCTAAATCTGGGTATGCAATTTTACACAACTCTAGATATTTATGGATAAATTCCATTGATGCATTATTCAATGCCCACGAATGTTTTTTACCAGATTCACAATTATACTCTCCACAACTTCCATCTCCAAAGAAGAACCCCATGACTCTAGCTTGTTCAACAGTTACTGATGATATTGTCTTTGTTGTATACGTTGGTTGTGGCAACGCACAATGTAATAATTTTGTTCCAATTTCCACATTTTTTGGTGAAATTTCTTCGCCGTTTGCCAGAATCAAAGAATGGTCGTCGGTAACATCAACAATTCCCGTATGAGTAACAATTCTCATCATTTTTTTATGAGGGGCAAGAACGTGTCGAATTACGCGATGAAGACGAGTCCATCCTTTTTCTGACCACGTTTCCACACCGCACATCATTTCGCAAACCTGCTTGGTTTGTTTTCCATCTTCTTTGCAATACGCCCACTCATTAGAACTAGCTCCGTATTTTTCTGCAAGCGCTTCAATGGGACAAACGTCAATAACGCCGTCAAATCGAACATACACTGGAGTACAAGCTGCCACACTGTCCCCATATACGTGCTCCGCCCGCGTGTTTACGACACCATATTTGGTCTGGCATTCGGCATTCCCGTATGTTTCTTCAACAACACGCTTGGCATATAAGAGCAGCTTTCTGCCTGTTGCCGTTGTGGATGCCGCCACATCAATTTCATAGAACGAGCTCGTTTTAGCGCCGCATTGACCGTACAGCGAATTTGCCGTCACTTTATAACCCAGCTGACGTTTGTCCAAAATATTCTTCATGAAATCGTCCGTCTGCTTTGGAATGAGTTTGCGCGTGGCGCTTCGAGCTTCAAGCAGTTCCTCCAAAATCGAAGGCATGATTGCCTTTTCTCCGATAACGCCGCTCACAACATTCATCTTTGGTTGCGCAAATCGACACACCTTTTTCCCGTTGACCGTCTTTATCGCCTTTCCTCTAGCATTGTGTTTCCATACGTATGTGTCGTACTCCACGTCGACATATTCGTATTCGGGCAAGTTGTCGTATATGAACACGCCGTCGCCGTCCGTTTCACCTGTAGAACAAACCAGTATCCCGTCTAAATTATATTCCTTTGTCCACACTTTGCTGTCGTGTGACAAATTCTCGCTAATCATTGAAGACGGATACAATGACGAATAGTCGACGCACGCAACCGGATTATCTAAATACAAATCGCACTTTGGCGGCAGGACGATAGCCCCATCATAACTTTCATTTCCGAATCTTCGGTCCAGCACTGGAATGAGCGTTTTCTTTTCGCTGCATTTTTTTGCGATAAAACTGGTGAGTTTAATGCCCTGACCGCGAAAGACCAGAAAGCTGACTGGAACGCTGCAAATGTTTGCCATTTCAATGAAACCGGTTAAAACATCGATTTTGCGCATCAAGTGGTGCACGAGGTTACAATCTTGAATACAGTATTTTGCAATGATTGCGCGCTCTGCCGGACCTTCATTCGTCATTCTAAAAATGTCCTGCGGTGTCACATCGTCTTTTGCTAGCCCCCACCGCACCTTCTTTTCCATGTTGGGCATCTCCTTTCCTGAAATTTCGAATACTTTTCCAGTAGCATCTAGCCGAGTTACTTTGAATTTTTCGCCGCCCTTGTATGAGTCTGTTGAATTGCTCGTCTCTTCAAAACTAATGTAACTTCCAACGTCCAGTCCCATGACATTTCCCGTGTAAACCATAGTAACGTCTTGTCCAGTTTCATTAACCTTGTGCTCAATTTTTGTAACCGCGTCGCCTATAAAATATCCCGAAACATAATCCAGTTTATAAGATGACATGTTGTAGTCTCGTCGCAAGTAGTTGTACATGTCAATTTGCAACCTGCCTGGCATTTTGATATACTGTAAATCGTGCTGTCCGCTCGCAATGACAATCGTGCTTTCCTCAATTGCAAGTTTTTGTGTCTTGGGGTCAACTTGACCACAAACTTTGCCTTTATTTCTTGACAGTTTCAAAAAATCGTTGGCACAGTCGTTTTCTAAAGCGCGATGAAACATGAAGTTGTAATCAAAACCGAAAATGTTGTATCCAATTATAATGTCAGGGTCTTCGCGCTGTATCAAATTCGTCCATTCCAACAACATGTCACGCTCACCGTCGCAAACTTGTATTTCCGAATTATGCACGTCGCAAAGATTATCGCACGTGTCAATAGTTAAACAGTGATTCAAATACGGGCGCTCTTCTCCTGATTTCAAAAAGGTTGACCCAATGAATGTTACTTTATCGCCTTCTACTTCTGGGAAAACGCTGGATAATGCGGAATTCAAATGAGTTATTTTCACTTCTCGAGTGTGTGCAGGTGCGCACGATTGAAGCAGTTGCATGATAGTCATATCTTTATCAATTGGCGCTGACAACATTGTTGTCTTCGATTTTTTCACCTCTTCCACAATATTCATGGTGACACCATTGTCGGAAGGTTCATCTTCATCGTCACTGTTTTCTGCATCGCTTTCGCCATCGCCGTTGCCGTCATCACCATTGGCTTGCGCCGATGCTGCCGCTAATGCAAGTTTTTTTCCGATGGATTCAAACATGGCTTCAATTGTATTTGCATAACTTATTCCAGTTTCAATTGTTAAATTTTTAATTTTTTCTGTCATGAACTTTTCCACCATTGAATTGACTTGACTTTTTGATAATCTTCGTTTTGAATATATTCTCTGAATGTTTCCATCAATGTATTCATTTTCACTCTTTGTGTTTAAAAATGCAACGTGAATCATTTCTCGTAACAATTCAACACTAATCATTCCGTCGTCACTTTGAATGCACCTACACACATCGACAATGTTTGTCGCGAGCTTTTTGTGTGTTTTGATTGCAAGCGGGAAATCTCCGTGGCTGCTGCTCGCCTCAATGTCAAAACTACATATTTTGTACGGGACGCGAGTTTCTTTAGCGGGTTGCGCGTGAATGTCTTGCATACTAACTACAAATTCGTGAGCGCAAGTTGTTGTTTTATTTTCTTCTTCCGAAATTTTTGTAGTGTTTTCTTTTGAAAATTCCACCCATCCAGATGGACTGATTTCGTTGATGTGGAAAAACCGCAACAGCGGAGGAATGTTTGATTCATAAATCCTAAGACACGTCCCGTTGTAATTGAACCCCTCGGGATTCAAATCATACGAGTTCGTTTCAGGACAAGAAACGTACCACAAGTTTTTCACCCTGTTCATAATTGCCAAGTTTTTAAAATATAATACTACAAAATTGTGCATTTTCCCGCCATCAAATCCATAAAGCTTTTTACGTTTTATAAGCGCGCATTTTTCCTTTATAATCAAACCTTCCGCAAATCCCAGTTTTTTTATAATGTCAATGACAAATTGTTTTTTTGTGCGTTCAGTCCAATCCGATGAAACCATCACATAGAAGAATGGATTCATATCTTCGACAAAAACAGCGCATGTTTCTCCCTGTTCATTTATTCCAAACATTTGAATTATCATTTTTTTTTTGTAGTTTGAATGTTGATGTTGTTCGTGTTGTTGTTGCTCACTTGTTGTTATTGCAGAATCACTTGCATTTGCGTCATATATATTGAAATCTAAAAGACGAATCGACATATTGTCGGGTTCTTTCAACGGTTGTTGTTGTCCCGGCTTTCGTTTGATTACAATTTTCTTCTTCTTTTTGTCTTCTGCTGTTGATGTTGTTGTTGACATTATCCAATCCAATCAAAATAATGTTACCGTGAAAGGTTTATTGCTTGGATATATATCTATGCCCGCTTGTCTTTAACTTTTATAAAATTCAATTTTATATTAAGAAAAGTTTTCAAAGTTTTAATATAAAAATTTAAATCAAGTCTTTTTTGACCTTTTTGTCCTTTTTGCCTTTTTTGACCTTTTTGCCTTTTTTGACCTTTTTGCCTTTTTGGAACCACCACGCATAACACTAGTATCGCGACGCTTACTGTGTCCGCGTTTATATTTTTTTTTGTTTACATGACGTTTTACAACGGTATTTATCCATTCGGTAATGTCTTTAGCCTTTCTAGGAATATTTGCTGCATCCATTTTCATAATGGCTCCATTATTGTCTTTCAGCGGTTTTCCGCTTTGGTCGAATGTAATGTATCGAATTGTCGGGTATCCGTCGATTTCGCCGAATAAATCTTTTGCATTTAAATATTCTTTATCTTCTATCGACGATAGCGTTAATAAGTCTTTTAATTCTTCATCGAAATTGTTTGATGGGACAATTTCATTATTGTACACCGGCATAAAGTCTTTGCAGTGACCACACCATTCGGCGTGTATAACTACAACACACGGTCCTTTCAAGTTTTTTGCATTCGTTTCAGGTTCATATTTCAGTTTTACCATTTTTTAAAAATATTATATATATATTATAATTATAATAATTATAATTAATATATATAAATGATATATTTTATTCTTTACTTATAATAATAAACAAATAAACAAAAATAAATATTTATTTATTATAATCATGCAAATTCCTCACATTTCAAACCAACTCGCATTTTCAATCGTCGTTTTTCTTCTCGGATTGTATTTTGTTCTCAATTACTCGTCATTGAACGCAGTCGAAGGGTTCACTACAACCGAACAACACCGGTGTCCTAATCTTTTAATCCAAAAAGGTACAGAAATTTTCTTGTATAATTCAAAAGTAGCTAAAGTTCCGGGAGTAAATCCGATAAAATTCAATAATTTAGAAGATTATGTTGAATTTATGGACTGGCAAAAAAGTCAAGGCATTATCTGCCCGGTTTTGTACTTGCAGCACATGAATGACGCGCAAGGAAAAGACGTTTATAAAATCAGACCGTCCCCCGTTGATTTACAGGGCGGATTGCCGCCCATGGTTGACACGACCGTAGGCATTCAGATGCCCACCGTGACCAAACTTATGGATTCAAATCGAAATGATCCACCGTATAATTCAAATTCTTATCCCGGATTTGACGCATCCGGATTCAATATGGGCGATTTTACGCCGTTGGATGCGCTTAATTTCATACAGCAAGAATCCGGTTTAAGCCCGAATCCAATGGATTCAAATTGGGGGGGACCAAAATTTACGCAACATTTAGTTGATTCTGGATACTATGAAGACGACCAGGTGAGTTTATACATCCCCTAATAAATAATTTCGAATATTTTCTATGCATTGCGAACTAATTTTCCGCTTTTTATCATTTGTCTCCATGTAAATATTATTTAAACAGTGCGCATCTTTTTCAAGCGACTTTATCAAACCGTTTATAGTTTTAAATTCCTTCATAATTACTATCGCCGTTTTTGAACTTATTCCTGGAATGGTACAAAGCATTATCTCTCCAATGTTACCTGGAGTAATATTGCCATTTTTTTCTTTTTTTATCTTGAACACGTTACAATAATTCGACTCACGAACAGGTTGTGCTTCTTGGATTTGGAGTTGGAGCTGAATTTTCTCGTGATCTTGTTCTTGTTCTTGTGATTCTTGTTTTCCCATTTTTACACCAGTGTAATACGGTTTTTTTGTACCCCTTTCTTTCTTAAGCTTATCTGCCCAGTTTAGTATTAGCTCACACGTCTCTGTTATATTCATAGTTCTTATCACCGAAAACCCCTTGTAATAAAGCATGGAACACATTGAAGATAACAGTGTTTTTTTATTCACCCTGCCATTGTAATTTGCATTTTCTTTCCACTTTGATAAATCGCCTTCAATAATATAAACAATGTTATGATTTGGAACGGACTCGTAGCCACCTAAACGAAATGACTGTTCCGCATATCTGCCATCTTTTATGCTCGACGCCAAATCATTCAAACTTTTTCGTTCAAATAAAAGCAATTCATTGCCACCAACATCATCACTTATAATAATATCACCCAATTTCAAATTTTCTACGTTTATTTTTATTTTTTCTATTCCCTTTTCCTTTTTTTCCCCTTTAACTTCTTCCGTTTCCGGTTCTTTTTCCGTTAACTTCAGCTGAATCGTTTCAATGAGCTCTTTCTCTCGGTAGTCAATTGTAATAAGCATGATTATATTATGTGTATGTGTGTGATAATGATAACGCGTGTAATAATTATCATTATCTCTCTAAATATGTATTCAAAATGTTATTCGATTTATCCGAGATTTGCGCCGTATGCGAGCTTGCCGGCATTGATGTATGGCGTCCAGTTGAATAAGTAGTTTGCATTCAACGCAGGAACAGCTATCATGTGCCTTCGTGAAGAAGGAATCATAAACCCGGTACCCGATGGCTGTGCCCCCCCTTTTTTCATTCCACCGCCATTATTGGTATTTGTATAAAAACCATCCGTTTTACCAGTTGCGCTAAATATCGCCTTTCGTGCAATTGCTGACCTCCCGTTTCGACTTCTTGGTGTATTGCGTGCCATTATAATATGATAATATGATTATAATATAAACAAATATTATAAATATATTTTTAATTTTATTTGTTTTATTTTATTTATTTTTTTTACTTTTTACTAAATAAATAAACCACAAATATATAATTTTAATTATTATTTATTAATATTTTTATAAATTGCACATTTAAGTATTTAAAGAAAATAATAATGTTATCTATATAACAATAATTATATGAGTCAAAATTCTGGAAGAAATCAGCCGCCGTCTTCATCCGACAGTGGCGGCGGTTCAAGCGCAGCAGCAACAGGAACTAGCAGTTCATCGTCGGGTTCATCAGGTTCATCTTTTCGCATGCCCTCGCACTTGTGCATGCAACATGCTGCAAAATTGGGCATCGTTGAAGACCGACCTATTATGCTAGATTACTGGACGCTTTCGCTTGAAAAGAAGGTCATTATTGGAGTGAAAGAAAACGGTGAAAAACTTCTCGTTAAAAGCGAGGATGAATATACAAGTCCCGTTTCAAAAATATTTAAAATTGAAGCCGAGTACATTATTCTCACCGAAAATTCAATCTACATTGTTTCTTCCGATATTCAATCCAATCGCATCAACTAACATGGTTAAGCAATTAAGTATCAAATAACTACAAATATAAATAAATAATATAAAGTTTAATTTTGAAATGAATGAATAAGTTTTATTTTATTCATTCATTCGATTTTATTTATTTTTCATTCGATTTTATTTATTTATGGTATTTTTTTTTGGATTTTGCCATATACTTAATTATGTTTGTTCTTTTAGTTTTTTTTTTACCACCTCCACCTCCAGGTATTATTGGCGGAGAAAAAGAGGCTTTAATTTCCTCTAAATTTGTCATATATGCAACCAGTTGTAATATACGCTGAATATTTGGTTCTGACATATGCGCAGGTAGAATTAGTGCTGCCGTTTGTGCCACTGCTCCCTCAATTGCATTATACCTTCTTGTCAACTTTATGACTGTATTCAGATCAGCGCCTTGTGGAAGAATATAATATGAACCCATTGGAAAATTTGATTCCAAAGTATTAGTTACTGTATTAAAATACATAATTACTCCATCGGCTCTCTCTATCAATTTATAACCAGGTGGAAAAAAATACATTGCCGGATTGTAAGGAAAAAACATCCCCGGATAATTTTTTATCCAAAACTCCATAGAACTTTTATCATTGAACATTTTGAACACACCTGTTGCCTCTTTAGCTCCAGGAGTTTTGTATAACATTTCTCCTAATAAAAAATTAGGAAGTGAGTATTTTGTGTTTAGTTTACCAATATCCACACCACCCACCATTTTTTTTTCACTATTTGCAGACACTTGTGTTAAGTTATTGAAATCATAACCACCAGGGTGTACTCGTGGGGATATACCGGTTACAACGACTCCTTCGTTGCCAAACTTCTGAAGAATATTGGAAGGACCTAATACAACGTCACCAGCACCATTTCCATTAGCAGTAAATAAAATTACTGGCATTGCATATTTATCATATACACTATTATCATCTTCTTGGTTTATGATATATTCTAAAGCATCATTTATCTGAAATTGTGTTCCTGTAGTAAAATATTGAATAAATGCCGTAATGTCTTGGGGGGCGACAGGTTGACGAACGCCCCCACCATCTACACAGACTATCCGCGTTCGACCATTATGATTAACAGCTATTGGATCATTCTTACAAAAAATTCTAAAGTAAGTATTTAAATTTAAAATACTTTGGTTGAATTCAGGTGGTATTGTCGCCATGGCGCCCTTCGGCAACTCCTGTCCAATTTCTATCCTTGCTTGAGTGGCAGATGCTTCAACTTTTTTTAATAAATCATCATTTAAATATTTTAATAAATCTGAAATTTGCAAACATACTTCGGGTGTATACATCCTTGGGTTAAAAGCGTATTGTGCAATTGTTGCTTGTGTAGTCCTTGGGCTAATTGCTGCATGGATAAGCTGCTCAATAAAATCCAGGTTTTGTGCCATAGTCTAGTCTAACTATATTTTATATTTTATACTTATATATATATAATGACATATAAAAAATAAAATATAAAAAAGTATAAATATAAATATAAAATATAAAAATAATTATATTAAATTAATTAGAGTAAAGTAAATATTTTCCAACGAGAGTATTTGATTCTAAAACTTGTTCCGGTGAAAGTCGAACAAACCATCCAAAAGCAATACGTTTTAATAATTCGCGTTCTGGAATGTAGAGTCCAACGGCATTTTTGTCTAAATCAATATCTTGGTCGCCCATTAAATCGTCGATAAGGATGGCGTTTCCACTTTGGGATTGAATTCCAAATAGAGTGGAAGTTATCGCGCTCATATTTCCGGAAATGATTTCAGAATAGCACCATCGTCCGCATTCACCTAAAAAGTCCATTTCATTGGTATAATCTTTGGAAATTAAAATTTCTAAATATGAAATATACTTCTGCATAACCGGGCTGTTTCGCTTACATCCCATAATTTCAGTGCTGGGGAAAAACTCCGCAACGGTGGACACGGAAGATGTTGCCAACATTTCACCTGCAAATGCGCTAGCCGGAAGCAGAGCCGTATTATAAATAGAAAATAAATTCTGAAAGCAAATAAAAGATGGAGGAATCCGCATTCCGCCGTACATTTCAAGCACTTTTGCAAATGCGAGTTCTCTTAAATGTGGACGAAGCGGTCTAGGTAAATTCTGCGCGCTCAGCGTCCAATTGGGCAGCAGTTTATTGAACGATGAATCGTCTATTAAACAAATATGGAACGAGTCGCTGCATTTCTGTATAATGCTTCGAATTGTTAAATACAAGTACGGTTGGTTGAGTTCGGTCGTGTTCCTGGAACCATAATTCAGCCACTTGCGCGAATTCACATCATATTCAATATGAATCCATAAAATCGGTTTTGCATTCTTCTTATTGAAAATGGTATCGTAATCTTGGTCGTGCAGCAAGTATTTTCGAATGAGGTCGTGTTCATCTAAAATTTCCCCATTTCGAACCGTTTGTTTGTATTGCGTACACATGAATGCGATAAACAGTATCATAATGTAAAAAAGAATATTTTTTGTGTAATAATTATAATTCGAACTTGCAGAAGATAAAATAGACATGATTTAATTTAATTTAATTTTGTTTAAATTATTATATTATATATATACAATTATTATATAATATTTGTATATGTTTGTCTAATATTTGTATAAATATTTGTATTTATTTGTATTTACAACCTGAATAAATGAAATATGAATTTATGAATTGGGGTTAGGGTATCCGCCAGTCAAGTATTGTTCTTGGGAAAGCGACGGTGCCATCATCCGACTTTGCAATTCGTAACGTGACAAGTACAAGTTTTTCAAATCGCTGGATTCGTATCCAAACGGCTGGCTTTGGTCCCACGGGGATGAAAAAAGAAATGGCGTTATACTGCCATTGTTTCCATTTCCATTACTATCGTTACTTATCAGATTCAGGTTGAAACCGCAGGCATCGCATGCGCCAATAAGATTGGCTTGCATGACTTCTGTTGCATTGTGAGTTAAATATTGTCGATAATGCGAATTACTGGTAATGTTATTTTTTTCTCGGATAATTTCATTTACAACGGCTCCAGGTTGCCATGTTGCATAATTTCGCCCATCCGTCATAATCGGAGGAAAGTCGAAATGAATATTGTTAGACCCAGAATAGCAAGTTCCCCAGCTCATTTTATTTTAAAAAATTATTAGTGATAATAATGATATAATATATAGTATAGTATTATAATATTTATAATTAAATAATTATTATTATTAATTATTTAATTATTGTTAAATAACTCTAAATTCAAATAAATTTGATTACTTAAGTATCGAGCGCTTTAAGAATTTCTTTTTTCGACATTTTATTAATAGCAGGCTGTTCTAAATGAGCGAGTTTCGTTTTTGCTAAATCTCTCAACATATTCACCGGCATGTTTTTAAGAGGAACCGAGACGTCTAATAATGGATGTGCTCCCTTTTTTAATTTTTCGAAATGTTTCTTTTTATCAACAATGTCATCATTGACTTCGTTGTCAAAATTATTTTTTATTTTATTTTCTGATGATGTAGAGTCGCCAGGTTCGTCGGCGTCGCTGTTGCCATCGCTGTCACTTTCGCCATCGCTATCACTCTCGCTATCACTTTCGCTTTCGCTATCATTTCTGAGACAGTATTCAACGATGCCGTCATCATTTCCGCTATTAAAACAGTGTTTAAGTTCAATTACTTTAATTTCCGTGTTTCCATTGCCGTTTCCACCGTTTTCAAAAAAAGCAGAAGGCACTGTTGAAGCGAGAGTCGATAAATCAATTAATTTTGAATGATGAGCATTCGCATCGGAACCATTGGAATCATCGGAATCATCGGAATCGTCAGAGTCATCGGAATCGTCAGAGTCATCGGAATCGTCAGAATCGTTGGAGTCATCGGCGGAATCATCGGAAACTTCAATTAATTGTTGTCGAAGTTGTAGTTGGTCGTTTTCACTAGTCAATTTTGCATTAGTTCGTGTTCCACCGCCATTAACACTTGCATTTGAAGCCATTACTATTTGTTGTTGCTGTTGCTGATTTTGCGATTGTCTTAGAACCTGTTGCAGCAAGTGCGCTTGTTCCATCACGGATTGCTCGAGCATATTGATGCGAGTTCGAAGGTAATAAAATATGATTCCGCTCAACAACATACAAATTGCTAAACTTGCCATGGTAAATAAATCTGAAATATTGCTCAACATGATTTTAATTTTGATGTATTATTAAACAATCTATATAAATAAAAACAAAATAATAAACGAAATGAATAATAATACAACTTTATTCCGAATTAATTATAACTCTTGTTGAATTTATAATTTCGGCTGGATAGTCCAGGTCTTCAAGAACTTTAATTCCACCTTTTATTGAAGATATTCCTTTGTCCAACTTGTACAAGTATTTTATTATACCATTTTCACACAATTCAATTTTCATGTGCATATTTTGAACATTTTCATCTTGCAATAGTTCGCACAGTTTCGTGTAGTGCGTCGTTAGCAACAAGTCGAGATTTTCGTATTTATTCAAGTATTTAATAAAACCGAATGCGCTTGCAACAGCTTCATATGGATTTGTTCCAGAATACAATTCATCAAATATACAAAAGTGTCGTTTTGTTTTATTTTCAAGAAGGCATGTTAATATCTCTCTGCATCTGCGAGACTCAGCTTGAAACAGACTGTCCCGCCCGGACGTGTCGGGTATATTCAAATAGCTGTGAACATAATGGTACGGCAACAATTTTGCTTTTTTATAAAATCCGTAACCAAACTGTTGAGAGAGAATTACATTGAGAAGCGTTGATTTAATAAGCGTGGTTTTTCCGGCGGCATTTGGTCCGGTAATGGTTGTTTTTTTATGCAATAAAATTTTATTTTTGATGGGGTTTTGGTTCATGAGCGGTGCATAATAAGATGAGTGAAGATATGTTTTTTTTTCCGCCGATTTTACAAATGTGCATGGTGCAATTTTTTTGGTTAAAATAAGGCTTTTTAATCCGGACAAGTGTTCGAAATAAGAATTAAATCCGAAACTGTAGCTAATTGCATTTTTCACACTTTCATTTGCGAAAATTTGATAGTAGTGTTTCATGATGGTTCCAATATTTGAAATGTTTGCAAGTGTCAGTTTGAAGGGCATGACGGTTTTAATATCAGAGTGAAGCGCGGACAAAACTTGTGCATGAACTGCGCTCTCTTCGCGGAACTGTTTATAAGAAGACAATTTTTCTGTAATGGAATGAATGTATGCAATGTTGCGAATGCTGTGTTCAATGTAGCTTGAAAACTTGTGTATATTATTATGAATTAAAAACATATTTTTGTAAAATCGATGACATGAAACAACATTTTGGTATATTTGGAGAAAATAGAATGCAATGGATGCGAACATGTAAATTCGTTTATCCCAAGGAATAGAGTTGAAATTTTCAAATACTTTTCCAATCGGATGGTACTGTGCGATTCGTTTGAGCGAGGATACATAGGAAGAAAATGACACGGGCATTTTTTGGATTTTAAGCAAAAAGAAGGGAATAATGAGAATGATGAGCGGAGTAAGCAGGGAAATAACAGGTGATGCCAAATTTTGCAAAGAAAGAATTTGAAGAAAAAATGAGGATGAATTCAACGGTTCTAGTAGTCCAATGTCAATGTATCCGAATTTATCTTTAAAGTGTTTGTCATTTTGTATTGAGTTCCAAATGGCGTGAATATCGGAGTATTGCTCGACAGTGTTTGCATTTTCCGATTCATTATTTGGCGTTGGTGGTGGAGAGAAATGTTTAATAAGCGTTTGTGTTTGTTTTAAAAATGTGATATCAGACGTATAATAAGTTGCCCAATTTGATAAAAATTGTTTTCCGTAAATTGTTTTCGGATTAAAAACGTGTTCGTACATGGTTTTAGTTTTGGTTTTGGGCTTTTTAAGTTCTTCTTCTGCTGCTTCTGTATTTAGCGAATCGGCAGGTGAATCAGAAGAATTACTACCATTACCACTATTAGATTCGGTTAGCTCTAAATCTGTAAGAATGTGTTCATCCAATTTGTGCAACTTGTTTGCTTCAACAAATGTAATGGGTAATTTAAACAGGGTTACTGGGTCGGATGCGGATGCAGTTTTGTTGACATTATTTTTTTTTGGCTCTTGATTACTATTGTTCATTATTATTATTATTATTATTATATGAAAAATAGAATAATAATAATAAATTGATACGAATTATAAAACTACAAAACTATAAAATGGTGAAGAAAGAGGAAAGAGGGAGTTGAGTTATATTTGTTTAAGATGAAACACTCAAATTTGCCGGCATTTCTGTAATGGTCGTCTGGTAATACACTTCAAACTCTTTGATTTTCTTCAAATCCCACCGAGTTACAAAATTGATTGCAATTCCTTTGCGCCCCCACCTTCCAGACCTGCCAATTCTGTGCAAATACGTGTGCACGTCTTTGGGCACGTCAAAATTAATGACAACACCGACATTTTGTACATCGATTCCTCGAGCAGTTACATTTGATGAAATGAGCACGCGGTGCTTCCCGCATTTAAAATCGCTAAATGCCGCATCGCGTTCATGTTTTTCCATTCCAGAATGGATGCAGCACACCGGGAAATTATCCTGAAGCATGGCTTCATTCAAATCAACAACTCGCTTAATGCTGTTGCAATAAATAATGCTCTGTGTTACTGCAAGCATATTGTAAATGTCTTTAAGTGTGCTGTATTTTTGAGAATCATCTTCCAGTGCAATCATGTGCTGCACAATTCCTTCAAGAGTAAGCTGCTCGGATTTTACGAGAATTTTAACAGGATTTCTAAGAAACTTTTCAGACAGAGTGTGCAATTCTTCTGGAAGCGTTGCGCTAAAAAGTCCAACCTGAACATTTGAGTTGAGAAAGTTAAAAATATTATACACTTGTTCTTTAAAACCAACGGAAAGCATTTCGTCTGCTTCGTCCAAAATTATCATGTTGACGTCGGCTCCGCGAATGTGTTGTCGGCGCATCATGTCGTGCACGCGCCCCGGACAACCCACAATAATATGAGGGGTGTTATTTTTTAGCGCATGAACATCTTGCTCCGTGGAAGTTCCGCCCACCAAAAGTTGAATTTTAAGCAGCTTCATGAATACCCCCAAATTTGTTACAACATCTTGAATTTGTTTAGCCAGTTCTCTGGTGGGAACAAGAATGACCGCCTGGACTTTACTTACGCTTGTATCAATATTTTGTAAAACACCAACAGTAAAAGCTCCCGTTTTTCCTGTTCCGGATTGAGCTTGTGCTATAATATCTTTTTTATCAAAAAGGGACAGAATTGATTTTTGTTGAATAATGCTTGGCTTGTCAAATCCGTACGCATATACTCCGCGCAACAATTCTGTATTAAAATCTTCTAAATCTTCCCATTTTGCAAATTCTTTGGGAATGTATTCGCTCGTTGCATTTGCATTTGTATTTGTATTTGTAGTCGTAGTTGTCATAAGAAACCTGTCTTTAGGTTAAATAATGTAATCTGTTTAAGCTATTTACAATTATTTATATGTGTATAAAATAAATAATAATAAACATAAATAGCCATCTTGCTGAATAAATAAATAATGATGTGTAAACTGATATAAATAAGTGTTTATATAAATAATAGGCAACGATAAAATTATGACGACCAATTTGAATTTTAAACAATATACACTTCAAGATTTTAATACAATTATTTGGGGAGGATTTACATATGATTTGAAAGATTCAGGGGTAATTGAGCTAATATCATCATTGGCAGATAAAGTTGGCGCTCCTTCTTATATAAAAACTCCTGTATTTCCAAAAAGAGAAAAACAGGAAAAAATGGATAACAGTAATGGAAATGGATGCGGAAGCAGTGGCAGCAGCAGTAAGGATGGTAGACAGAATGTTTTGGCGACAAATTATGGCGCTATTTGCAACAACGGAAACAATAGCAGTATTCGTCGTACAAGAAATAAGCCATCTCAAATTACCGACGATGACTGGAATACGATTCGAACATTTCAAAAAACAGAATTAAGAAGAGTGGAGGGAATTGAAAAGCGAATTGATACGATTCGTTCATTGTTAAATAAGCTTACAGAAGCCACATACAGTGTGGTAAAAAATGAAATTTTTGATGAAGTAAAAGAAATTATTGAAAATAACAATAACAATATAAATGAAAATGATTCCACTGCTGATGAAGGTTCTGTCCTAAATGAAGAGAACATTACCAAAATTGCAAATTCGATTTTTAATACTGCAAGTTCGAATATATTTTATTCGTCATTGTATTCCAAACTATTCAACGAACTTATGAGTTACCACGAAGTATTTAAAAGTGTATTTGAGAAGAGTTTTTCGGAATTTGTTGGATTGTTTAAAAAAATAGACTACGTTGATCCGAGTGTGGATTATAACAAATTTTGCGACAACACAAAAACGAATGACAAACGCAGGGCGATGAGCACATTTATCGTAAATTTGATGAAGGAGGGTGTATTGCACACGGATAAAGTTGTAGACATTATCATAGAATTGCAAGAAATGATATCTTCTTATATTAAAGTTTCAAATAAAACAAACGAGCTGGAAGAGTTGAATGAAAATATTTTTATTCTTGTTACAAATGGAAAGGATGTTTTATCGAGCCATGAAGAATGGGAACGCATCACTTCAAAAATTAAATTTTTATCTGTATTAAAGGTAAAAATGAAGGATTATCCCAGTGTAAATAACAAGTTGATATTTAAAAATATGGACATTCTTGAAGAGTTGAATATGTAAGGGGGACATACAAGGGGGACATACGTCCCCCCTCTGACCCCCTCAATGTAGGCGAGGGGTCAGTAAGGCAAGGGGTCAGAGTAAGGCAAGGGGTCAGAGTAAGGCAAGGGGTCAGAGTAAGGCAAGGGGTCAGAGGGGACAGCATGTCCCCTAAATTAAGGATTTAAATCGCATATTTTCAATAAATTTTTGTTTTTTCATAGACCCCGTTACAAATGATGATGCATTGAATGTGGCTATTTTTTGTGTGATAATATTTCCATTTTCATCTGAATACATTATATTTTTCAATCCAACAGTTTGCAATTTCTTTATGCAGTCGCAACAAGGATTGCTATTTGCATAACAAATTTGTCCATTTATAACAACACTTCTCACAACGCAAATTGAAAACTTACTTAATTTGCGTTTTATTTTATTTAAATTTCGAGTTGCATGAATTTTGATATAACTATTCAAGAATTTTGTAACAGTTCCCATTTCTGCATGAACGCTGCAGCATATATTTCGGCGGTATGACGTTCTAGTGTCAATGTTGTGACCTGCACAAATTTTTTTGCCGCTTTTACATAAAATTGCGCCATGTTTAAATTGTTGAACAGACAAACGACTTTCATCTGCAGCAAATCCGGCTAGTCGCGCAATTTTGTTGGAATGATGTTGTGATGGTTGTTGTGGCTGCTGTAGACGTGATTGCGTGGTTGTCATTTTTTGGTGTTGGTTGTGGGTTGTTGGGTTTTTATAAATCAACTTATTTATTATATAGATACTATGTTTTACTTTTTACTTGTATATCATTTTAATAATCAATTTTAATAAATTTTACAACGCACCACGATGTAAAATTTAATTAAAGTAAATATATTTTATTGAATAACTCGTCGTCAGTAATATGATTATGATCATAATTTTTAAAATATGTAAGGTTTCTATTGTTTTTTTGATTATCAGCGGCACCTCTAGTCATTTTAATTTTTTTAAACCAATTCAGTGATTGTATTGCATAATGATTCAAATGTAAATTACAGTTACTCAATATGTTTTCAGATGTGTTTTGTTTTTTAGAATTATTATTTATTTTTAAATTATCACTACGAATTATGTGTTTACCACCACAATTAGATAAATGTAAATCAATTTTTACTACACATTTCCCCCTTGAGATAGTTTTTACTGGGGTTATATTTTCATTTTTATATTCAAGTCTTTTTGTAAAACTTTTTATCACAGAATCAGGTTGGTCAATGTGTCCATTTGAACCAAACATTTTCCAACATGTGTACACCTGGTTGATATTTTCTGGTATTGTATCCAAATAGTCACTTATTTTGTTATACCCATTTCTACTATATATGAATTCATCTAAATCACAAACTATTACCCATTTATCTGTTTTTATTTTTTCCAAAAAATATTTATTATATAATTCATTTTGAGCGTGTTTCTTAGTATCTACAATAATATCAACTATATTTTTATCAACATAAGGTTTCAATATATCAATATAGTTATCTTCACTATCATTGTCTATTAAATAAAAATTATCAACACCTTCGTTTATATAATGTTCTATCCATTCTTTTAATATGTGTGACTCATTTTTAAATATTGCAATTAATGATAAATTATGTTTATAAGTAGTTTCACCATTCATTATTAATTAATTATATCTATATTAATATTATAATTATAACGTATATTTGCATATTTTGTTAGTTATTCGATTAAAGATATAATTATTAAAAATTTACTTTTTATCGGTTTGTTTTGTCGTTTTGATTCTCCATCTTATTTCTAAAAGTTTTTCGGAAGAAACTCATAATTTTATTTATGTTATCTAAACATCAAATGATTTTTTAGGATTATTTGGATAATATAGAAATTGTTTTTTTGTTTTACTTTTGTTCATTTTTGAATGTTTTTTTTTATTATTTTTTAATGTTGTTGTTGTCATTTATAAATATATGATTAAAAAAATAATAAATATAAATTAATACAATAAATTAATACAATAAATTAATACAATAAATTAATAACTATTATAAATAAAAAATCAAATCTCGATGACAACAACAACTATTTCAAATATAGGGGGATATTACATAAATTTAAATTCTCGAGTTGACAGAAAACTGCACGTGGAACACCAGCTCGACCTTGTTGGTATTCGCGATAATGTGAAACGCTTCAATGCAATACATAATGTCAATGGCAGAATTGGCTGCAGTCTGAGTCATTTAAAGTGCATTCAAATGGCAAAGGAGCAAAATATGGAATGCGTCTTAATATTGGAGGATGATGTGTCATTCTTACTCCCGAATGATTTTGTTCACAATGTGAATAAATTTTTATCAAATCCGATAAATAAATGGGATGTTCTTTTGCTTGCGGGAAATAACTTGCCCCCATTTACCGCAAATGACGAAGTAAGCATTCGGGTCACTCATTGTCAGACTACAACCGCTTATATTGTTAGACAACATTATTATGATACTTTAATATCCAATATTAAAGAGGGTATTGCAAAACTTATGAGAAATCCGGAACATCATTATTTTTTTGCAATTGATAAATACTGGATAAATCTTCAAAAACAGCACAGGTGGATGCTTTTAATTCCATTGATTGTTGTTCAGAGACCGGATTATAGTGACATTGAAAAAAAATATACCGATTACCAGCGTTTAATGATGAGCGTTGATAAGTCGGATGTGCGGCGTGCGAATAACTAATCAAATCCCACAATTGTCATTCTCATTGTTTTAATTAATGCGCGGTTTGTTGAAGCCTTTTTGTAATCTCCAACCACTTTTTTTTCGGTATCTACAATTTGTTTCAACAAGTCTGATTTTTTATAACACGACTTTATAAAGTTTACAAATTCAGATTTAGATGTCTTCACTTTAAAAATATTTAATCCTGCGCCATTGTGGTTGGCACACCATGGTAAGAACTCGCGATAATTATTTAATAATATGGATGTTAACACGTAATAGGCAAATACATTTGTATTCTCTCTATAAAATGATGTTACCATTTGTTTAGAACTTTCTGAGTCGTCGGTAAGCACCTCATAATTTATTCCCATATAGTCTAAAATTTTTATGCACTGGTAGAGAGAAAAAACGCACTCTAAATGTAAATAGAAATCAATGTTTTTTTTAAATTTATAAAGAGTTCGAGATTCAAGAGATGGCGGCGATTTAAAATATGTTTGGAAAAAAACATTCATGATGCGCGCCCAAATCTCAGAATATGTTTCTGAAAGTTTAATATTTACATCATCGGGTAGAGAGAATAGCGTTTTTAGATAATCGTCCGATTGTTCTCTTTCTTCTGAATTGTCAAAATCAGCCCCAAATGCGTGCATTGTTTCATGCATGAGCACCTTGAACCATTCTTCTTGTCTGTAAATAATAATTTCGTTTTGTTTTTCGCAGCGAAATGTGTATCCCGTATTTGCATTTTCAGGTCCAATGGACTGCCCTTTGGATGCAGGTATTTTTTTTTCAAAAGGAGTAAGATAAACGTATATGTTCAAAGTTTCAACACATTTAGATTTATCTGAAATCATTGAGAGCCACATGTACACGCGGTGCGCTAAAACTTTGTAATGTGAAATTAAATCAGTTATATTCGGATTATTTTTAAATATAACAAAGTGTAACCGAACGAGTCGTCCTTTAATTTTACATTCAAAAGTTAGTATTCTTTTTGATTCATTTGTTATATATTGTAATATTTCTGGTGTAATGTATGTGCTCGAAAATGATTTGGGACGTGGAACTTGAGAATCAATGTCAACCGCTGTTTCTTGACATTCAAAACAGCCGGAATTTTTTTGTGTATTTACATAAACATTAGCGGTATTCATTTTATCATACAATGTTGAATATACTTCCAATAATTTTCGACTGTTTTGTTTTTCTTTTTTTTTTTTAATTTCATTTTCCATTTCATCTATTTTTTCCATTTCATCTACTTTTTCCATTTCATCTACTTTTTCATTTCCATTCTTTTTTATTTTTGTCTTAAGTTTCAATGATGATGTAAGGGGTGCTTCCAACGGCGTTGATGATGTATTTACATCATTTTTAAAAAGAGACTGTATAACTTTTTGCACAAGAAACAAATCCAAATTCATAGTCAAGTAAAGTATTAAATATATTGATAAATATTAATGAAATATGTATATTTATATATTAAATAGTTATATTATTATTATATTATTATTATATTATTTATATTCATATATTTATTATATGTTGGTTATATAATAAATCTTTTTTATTCAAATAAAAAAAATCGCAATATCAAAAATATACAAAATGAAAATAAATTATTTAGGCGTGATACTAGTGGTATTAATGATATGTTTTGGATTCAAAATGTATAAGGATTCTGATTCGTTCAACTTGAGGTGTGTGATTTCAAAAGTGGATGGAAACACATATTGTGTGAGAGAACGGAGTAAATTAGAATTGGCTGCAGATTTATTGGCAGAAGCAACAAGTAATATGAAAAAACTTGTAAAGTATGTCAGTGCAAATAACGCATCCAATCCCGCCGTAAAACGTTTGGTTGAGAATTTCAACCCTGATAAAATTAGCGAAACGCTTCCAACGAGCGAACACACCGCATATAGCGAGAACAAGGGTGAAAAAATGGCTTTTTGTTTGAATGAAGATAAACAGGGGACCAGGCTAATCGATTTAAGCACGCTTACATTTGTGGCTATTCACGAGCTTGCGCACCTTATGACTGAAAGCATTGGACACAAGGAAGAATTTTGGGAAAATTTTAAATTTTTATTAAATTCTGCAAAAAAATCGGGAATATATGAACCTGTTGATTATTCAAAATCGCCGGTGCAATATTGCGGAACACGAATTGATGAAAACCCGTTTTATAAATAAACAAACAAATAAATAAATAAATAATTTAAAGTTAACAGTTATTTTCAACATATTGTTTTATAATTTCAAAATTATTGTTATCCGTATCATAATTTGGGTCACCGCTTTTCCAAAACCACTTGTGAAATATTAATTCATATGGAATTAAACAATTGGAGTAAAAGCTATTTTTCCTTGAAGGATGTAAATTATTATTCATATTCCAATTTTTTTTATCAGTCCAGTCTATTCCTTGATACTTGCTTATCATGCAGTCAATACTGTATCCATTTTTAAAAATACAATTACTTAGTCCATATTCTCCATACACAATTGCAGAATGTCTATTTTCATGAATTTGAAAAATCGTTTTTTCTTTGAATAAAATGCTTAACCCCTTTACATCTGTTGCAAAAAAAAAACCTTCAACTTTTGGACCATACCCGCCTGCATCTGTGTGAGGCAAACAACATATTGTTGTTCCCACCAATTTTACTTTATCATTGATTTTACGAATAAAAAATGTTGACCAATGAACATTAATGTAATTAGGAATTATCGGACCACACACGCCACTATTCATGAAAAAAAAATAATCATATTTCTTATTGTGTTCTTCAATGTAATTTAATGCGACAAAGTGAGCACCAAAATCGAAACCTGTGTTTTCTCTCTTTATTACATGGAAATTATTAATTGTGGGCAAAGACACTGGACAGTCATAACCATTAATTACTAAAATATAATCAATATGGGGTCGATAACGCAACTCTTTTTTTACAAAAAAATTTAAATTATAATTAGAACTTGGAGAGTTATAATAAGCATAAATAATAACTTTCTTCATTATTTGAATATAATTTAATTTTAATATTTTTTTATAATATTTATCGATTAATACTTTTTAAATTCATTTCAAGAGTATTATATTTATAATTTGTATCATTATCTTTATGATTATTGTGAATGCACGTTAAATAATGACATCTCTCTTCAGTATTATGTTCTTCTTTTTCAACACAATAATCTGCAGCAGAAAAATTAATAAACGTGTCACACTCGTAATCGCCACAAACGTATGTAATATATACTCGATTCAACTTGTTGTAATAAGTATTCAAAAATTCATCATACATTCGACTTCCGCCGATCACCCATAGTTCATCATATTTTAAAGGTTGACGTTCGCAAAATGTAATGGCATCATTTATTGAAGAAAATACGTGTGGATTTCCAACTAAAGATGATGATGAGCTAGAAATAACAATATTTGTTCGATTTTTCAAAGGACGGCGACATTCCGGAATGCTCAACCATGTATTTTTTCCCATTATTACAGCGTTATTACCTGAACCAATTGTTCGTTTTGAAAAAAGCCGCATATCTTCTTTCAAATAAGACCATGGCAAACTATTTTTAAATCCAATTCCATAATTTTTAGAAAATGCGACTGCAACATTTATTTTCATTAATATGATTTTGTATATTATCTAATTTATGATTAAATAATATTTAATATATATATCTATATTAACTATTATTAATTAATAAATAAGTAATATGAGTTTTACCAATCCAATTGAAGAAATATATAAATGCAGCATATTAAATGAAGGCGGTGAAGGTGGAATTCCAAAATGCGTGTATGTTTTTTATGGATCTGTAAAAGGAATTGAAAATACACCAACATCCAAACAGTTGACACACTTATACGACCAATATGTTGACAATGGTTCAAATTCTGAAGTATTTGAAAATGTTTTTAGCAAATTGGAATTAAAAAATGTATCAAAATATAAAATTAAAATACATTTTGTAAATTTTAAAATATATTCTGATGACACAATTGATGTTGTAAAGCGCAAGATTATGTTGGCAATAAAAGAAACTGGTGATGAGTTGGATTTAGAGTACACATATGATGAATTATATTTATTTTCAAAAACTCCGGTAACATTCGACTCGAATGAGGTTTATCATGAATTATCCGATTTGGACAATGGTAAAATGGATGAGCAGCTTGTTTCAAAAACATATTTAAAAGATTATTTAATGGGGTATAATCAGATATCTGGAGAGAAAATTGATGTAAAAGATGTTTTAACCACACTTAAAAAATTGAATGCGCAAAAATTATTCAAAGATGTTCCGATTGGGCAAAGCGTACCCGCTAGCACATACGTGAATCCATTTTTCATTGACATTGAGAGCAGCAGCGTATCGTCAATGTTGAAAAATCCAAAACATAAAGCAATCAGTTATCGGCAACAGTCACTTTTATTGAACACAAAAAATATAATTCATAATACACTTTTTGCATGCTTTGCGAGAGATGTGTTGAAAATAAAAAAAAGAAAGCCACAAGGTGACAGTGATAGCGACGATGATGCATTTTCCGCGATCATTGAAACGTATTATCCTGTTTTATATTCAAAAGGAATAAAAAATATGAATGACTTGGAAGCTTCTTCATCAGAATTAAGAGATGAAACACAAAAACGAATCACGTCTCCAGATTTTGAGTTAAATATGAAACAAATAAATTTATTTTATGATATTTTTGAAGAGTCAAAAAAACCAAAATTAAAAAAAGAAGATTCTGGAATTACAGCCATTGACATTGAAATATTACCAGACCAGAAATTTAATTTTCCATTGGAACTTTTGTTTAAATTATTTCACGCAACAAAACAGTGTCAGATGGTTAAATATAATCCGCCGAATCAAGATTCTATTCTCAGAATGTATACACAAAATTCCACAAAGGACGGTAAAAAAATACCATACTTGTTTATTCAATATCAGTCTGACTCGAATAAAATATTTGACATTCAACAGGTGTCAAAAAAAATGACTGCATTTTCAAATGCAACAAATGCAAATAAAAAAAAGAAACAAAAAATGTCAACAACGCGCGTAAGCTTATATATTATATACGATAAACTGGAAAAGCAATATGGTGTAAGACGCAGTGAACAGATTCCATTTATTTGCGAATTTGATGAAGCGGGTCACATATATATTCATTCCAGTTTTAAAAATACATATACAGAAGAGGCAATTGATGAAATGATACGTTCGGCTGTTTCTCCGCATTTGAAAATAATTGTTGATTTTTTGAATCAAAATGGATATAGGATGCGCGACTTTTATTCCATTTATGATGACAATGTTGTTATACAAAATATTGAATACTTGTCTATTTCAAGAGTTAATAATGTAGAACCGATATTGTGGAGTAATTATTATGGGTGCATTTCAAGTGTGATGAAAGTTACTGAAAATAATTGGAATTCTGAAGACAAGGGTGTTTCTATGCAATACATTCGTGTTCCTGATTTTGATGAAAATGTTCTTCGAGTTGCGTATATTGAAATGTTGTATAATTCGGGATTTCGCGCAAAAAAATCGGTGGTAGACTTGATGGTGAAAAATTTACTGGTTTCAAAACAAGTAGCTGAAAAAAGTTATAGCGAATTCAAAACAAGCTTTGATGGAAAATATGCAAAAATAATACAACAAAAGAAAATGCCTAAAAAAATATATGCTAGGAAAATGCCAGGATTTAAAACTCACATTATAAAAAGTCTAGGTGATTCAAAGAATACCGTTACAATAAAAATGACAGGAATTAATAATATTTATATTTTGAATCCCATTCGAATATACATTGACTCGCTACTTCACATTTTTGGAAATGATGAAAAATATATTCCAGTGCGCTTGGTTAAACAATTATGCGACATTACACGCGTTACCGTTAGTGATGTTGCCACCGTTGTTCCTGCTGCTGTTCTTCCTGTCGCCATTTTGGCATCAGCGGCAGTGAAAAAAACAAAAGAAGAGGAAGAAGAAGAGGAAGAAGAAGAGGAAGAAGAAGAGGAAGAAGAAGAGGAAGAAGAAGAGGAAGAAGAGGAAGAAGAAGAGGAAGAAGAAGAGGAAGAAGAAGAGGAAGCAGCAGCAGCAGCGCCAGTGGAAATAGAAGAACAGGAAGACGAAGCAGCAACAGCGAGAGCAGCAGCGCCAGTGGAATTAGAAAATGAAGAAGTGAAGAAAGAGGAGGAAGAAGAGGAGGAAGACATTGGAGATTTTGATATATTGGGAGGAGATGGTAACGGAAATAATGAAAATGATGATGAGTTCATAGGTGGCGCATTTGAATCCAATCCGGTATACAAACGTCTAAAAAAGATGGAACCATTTCTTTTTAAAAATACGCCAGGATATGCAACCAACTGCGGTTGGAGTGCGCGGCGCCAACCAATTATATTAACCAAGGAAGAATTGGAGAGAATAGATTCTACTGACGCGAAAACAGGACAGCCGTCATACTATGGAAAACCTTTGGAATACGCTAGTGACAGTGATGGTGAAAGTGATGAAGAATTAGAAAATGGAAATAAAAAATATTACATTTGTCCGCGCTATTGGAACGTTCTCGAAGAAAGGTCAGTTTCTCAGAAGGAAATCGATGATAATAATCTACAAAAAAATATTGTAACCAAGGAAGAATCTTATGACCCGGAAAATAAAAGTAAATTTATTTTGGATTTAACATCTCCTCTAGAGCATTTCAAAACGGGTTCATACAACCCATATTTGCCAGGATTTTTGAAAACATTGAAAACCAAATCGGGACAGTGTTTGCCATGCTGCTTTACAGGAGTAAAAGGAAAAGGCAATGATGGCAACGATTTTAAAAATTATCAACTATTTAAAAAAGAACAAGAAGTAATTGAAAAATGTAAACAAAATAAAAAAAATATAGAATCTTCTGTTTTAAAGGGAGATGCTGTCCCTTTGAATCCCTTGCAGGAAATGTCAGAGGTGAACCCGGGTTCCCCTAAACAACCGAAAAAGAAGAAATCAAAATCAAATTTATATGTATCAAAGGCGGATGCTGCATTTCCTCTTCAGCAAAATAATCTTGGATTTTTACCTCCTTCTCTCCAACTATTTTTGTTTGAAAATGAAAATTATAGCAAAGAATGCAAGTCGTCCAAGGGGGACATACTTGTAGATGATAAGTTATGTGTTTTACGAATGGGAACCGTCGAGGAAGAAAAGGATTCTGCAAATGTAAATAAAAATCAATATTTTATTTCATGCATTGCAAATATTTATAATTCATTGACAGACCAGTCACTTTCATCAAAAGATTTCAAATATAGGGTTTTAATACCCAGGTTAACTTTTGATAATTTCATCATATATCAAAATGGAACGCTTGTTGAAACATTTAAAAAGTTTGAATATGTTGACAGAGAGAAGTTGCTTACGTATAAAGAAACGGACTTATTTAAAAAAATATTTACAGATGCTGACGTTGTTGATGATGATGAAGATAATAAAGTTGTATTTTTTAAATCATTAATAATGTCATATGAAAATTTTATAGCCTATTTGAAAAATGATAATATTGTAATTGACTACACTTATTTATGGGACTATATAACAGACTCAATTTTGTGGTCAGAATTCAAGAAAAATGATGAAGAAGGGAAGCGCAGTCCACCTATTCATTTGAACGGATTGAATTTAATTATTTTAGAATTGACGGAAAATAAAGATGAAGTAAATGTTATATGTCCCACGAATCATTACTCGAATGCAACTTTTCACCCCAATAAAGTAAACATTATTATTGTAAAGTATGAAATGTATTATGAACCGCTTTACACTTATTTAAACACGTCAAAACGTAACATAGTTAGCACCGTGTTATTTTCATCCATAAATTCAATAAAAGATAAAGATAAAGATAAAGAAATAAAACAATTCAGAATCGCACTTACCAAAATAAAATCTTTTTTTGAAGTAGCGTGTAAACCTGCACAGCTCATAAAATCAATTACTCAAAACAAATCATTTGATGAAATTGTTCAGACTTTAAAAGAAAGCAACACGCCAATAAAACAAACTTTTCGAGATGAAGACATGAAACAAATCATTGACTATTCTGGAAAAGCAGTTGGATTATCCACTGTAATACATTTATCTTACGGTGAGAAAACACGCCAGGTTTATGGAAATATATTGTGTAACCCGTCTGCTATAAATCACAAATACGAACTTGTTTTTATAAATCGTTCTCCGACAATTTGGAAATCATACGAGCACACTAAAGAATTTGCATCATTTATATCTAAAAAAACAAAAGGACAAATTCCGTGCGCGCCAAAATGTAAAGTTGTAGATGACGGACACATTATTGGAATAATGACTGAAACCAACCAGTTTACTCCGATTGGAAAACCGGTTCCTTTTAGTAGCGTAAAAGACGACGGGTTAAAAGTGGTCGAGCTCGCAAACAGCATGAATGTAGATATTTCAATACTTCCTCAACTGAAACGCATGGGATTCGTATTCAAAAGAGATGCAGAAAGAACAGACGATGTTGAGAAAATACGTCTTGAAACAAACTTTTACAATGCGTTTCGAAACATTGTTAGAATCAAGCTCAACAGTTTCGAGTTTATGGACTTGCGCAATTCCATTGAATCACTTATTTATAAAACAGCAAAAACATCAGCAAAATTAGCAGCAAAAGGTAGAATGGTGGACAACATAAAACAACAATACGCGCTATACGTGAATAAGCTGAATGGAATAAAGGTGCTGTTAGTGCGCTTAGCGAGTAAAAATGTCCAGTTCAGCGAAATTAACCCGTCTGTATTGAAAGACATCTACGAACAAAATTTCGCTTTAAGCTGTGTAAGGGAAAACGACTCCTCCTGCAAAAAACTTGCATATTGTTTTTCTGTTGAAAATGAATGCGGACTTTATATTCCAAAACGTAACTTAGTTGATAACTCGGATAATGAAGATAAATACTACATTCGTCTGGCGGATGAACTTTTGCGATACAGGCGCATTCGAGCATTCATGTTGCATCCGAATAAATATTTGACGTTTGATAATATTCATTATAATTTAAAGGACAATGAAATGTTATTATTTGAACCGGATTTAGCGAAATATCTTACTGAAAATAAACGCGCAGTTGCGATGAATGATTACATAAAATACAAGAGTTATTACACGACCGAAGGTGAAGAGTTTATTGATGACGAGGACGATGACGAAGAAGAAGAAGGCGTTGACGTCGACTAATACATATTATTATTATTATTCAAAAATAAAAATATAATATACATATACAGTATATTATCATAAATGAATTGTATTTTTTGTTGTGTATTTAACCAAGAAAAATATGTTGACATGTTCTTCCTTCTTTTAGAAAGTATACTTACTTACGGAAATTTAGACAATAATACAAATATATTAGTTTATACTTCTACACCATTTATGAATAAGATTAAACAAAGTCATCTATTTAATAGTGAAAAAATAAATTTTGAAATAAATGATGAATATAACAGTATAAGAAAGGCATGTAGGGCACGATATAATTTGTTTAATTTATCTTCTGTAAAAAAATACAATAAAATACTTTATTTAGATACTGATATTTTAGTAAAGGATAATATCGATAAGGTGTTCGATGTTTGTAGAGAAGATATATTATATGTATTAGAAGAAGGAAAAATTGATGATAACCGTGATTTCTGGGGAAAATCACTATTTGAAAATGAAATTAATAATTATAATGATAAATCAGCATTTTCAAGTGGAATACTATTGTTTAATAATTGTGAAAAAATAAAAGATTTATTCAATAAAACTACTGATATTTTTGACATAACTAAATTTTCATTAAATGACCAACCATATTTAGTATACAATGCTTTCAAATATAATTTATACAATAATAAAATTTTAAAAAAACTTGCTGTGAATAATAATAATATTCATAGTGACAAAGTGATACATCATTTTCCAGGAGGACCAGGAAAATATGAACATAAAATACCTAAAATGACTATTTTTTTGAATAGCTTGAAGGATTTTACTATAAATAATAAAGTAAAAAAATATTATAACTCAAAAATTCAAATTGATAAAGATGTTATTTATGATGTTTTTTCTAATTTTAGAAATCACACAAAAATGTTAGTATTTGGGTTAGGTTATGACAGTAGAATGTGGTATGAAGGAAATAATAAAAATACATATTTTGTTGAAAATAAAAGAGAATATATAGAATTAAATAAAAATGATATACCATTTAATAATATAATACAATATGAATATAATACATTAGTAGAAACCAGTGAAAAATTAACAGATAATGAAATAGTCAAATATAAATTAAATGATAAATTAAAAAAATTAGCACCCTTTGATATTATTATAATAGATGGTCCAGAAGGTTATGACAATAAAAAACCAGGTAGATTAATTCCGTGTTATTGGTCAACTTTATTGTCAAAAACAGGAACAATTATTTACATTGACGATGCTAATAGAAAATTAGAAAATTATTGTATAAATAAATATTTTTCAAATAAAAAAAAAACAGAATTTATAAAAAGAGAGAAATGTGTAAAAATAACTATATAAAATTATAAACTGAAATGTTATGAAAAGTTGAAAGAAACACTTGGTGATAGAATAAGTATAACAATTGGAGATAGCACAAAAACATTACAAAATATTAATGATAAATATGATTTAATACATATAGATGGAGGACACAGCACAGCAGTTGCTAATAGCGATATTATAAATTCATATAGATTATCTAAACAAGGAACAATATTAATTATGGATGACTATGACGTTCCGAATTTACATAATATATATGTGTAAATTATACTTTACACATTTTGATTTTTCTTCGTAGTGTTGATGGTTTCCTTTTCAATTCATATCCTTCTTTCAAATTATAAGCATATTCAAAATAATTTTTATAATTTTCTGGTTCATTCATTTATTTAGCAAATAGTTAACAAACGAATGAATTAAATTAATTAAAAAAATATAAATAACATATTATTATAATAACGTAATCATATATTAATATAATAATAATAAAATGTCAACTGAAAAACCTGTGGGTTGTCGAGCATGTGGCGCAGCTTTGAGTTATTCAACATATATGGGTCCGCACTTTAGCAATCAAAATAAAAATTACACAATTAAACTCATTGAAAATACAGTAAGGGTTCCATCGTCTGAATACACGATGAACAAGTCGGCACTTAACGTTTACATCCCGCCACAAGTAAATCCGACCAAGTCACTGTACGGTGTAAATTGGAACCAAATGAGCGACCGAGCAGTCCCAGGTGTTGTAAAAACAAATGTGCCGTCCTACGGTAACTCCACCCGAACTTCGCTAACAAGAATGCGTCCTGGAAGCACGTCTGCTGCAGGTAAAGGTGTTGACATAAAACACGGCTCGTATGACCGATATTTAGCTCGACTAAAAGGTAAATCCGTGTTACGAACAGCCCCGGAAACAATTCCAAACAACAAAAAATCTGTAAAATGGGGAATTGCATACAGTAGTAGCTGCACAACGTTGAACGGATGTCCTGTTATTGTCCCAAATTAATCACTAACAAATTAATTAAAAAAATATAAAAAATTATTTAATTCATTTATTTTTAATTTATTTAAAAAATGATTTACATGTACGATTTCACGATTACTTATTATGAATGTACGTTTTCTCTATGTATACATGAATGCCGGACACGTTGATTCCACCTTCTTGATCATGATGTCAACAATCCTGTTTGTAACTGTAAATGGAAACGAAACCTCAATTGATGTCGAGTCCTTGTCAAACAATTTCGTCCCGGGCTTCATCAGGCGATGCAAATTCAACTTTGTATAAATAATCTCCAAACAACGCTTCAAATTTCTGACACCATCCTCCTTATTTGTGTGATGCTCTACAATGTATTCAATTGTTTCATCTGGAATAACAATTTGGTCTGACTTGAATGCAACCTCAGTTTGAATCTTGGGAATCAAATACTTTTGGGCAATTTGTGTCTTGTCCTTTTTGGTGTACCCGTTTGTATGAATGCGATACATCCTGTCAAGAAGAATCGGATTGACCTTGGTTTCATCATTGTAACTGAAAATAAACAAACACTTGCTCAAATCAAAATGTATTTCCGAGAAATACTTGTCATGAAATTGACTGTTTTGTGATGTGTCAGTTAAATGTGTCAAAATTCCGGCAATCTCTTCGCCCTTTGGAGTATCGCTGAGTTTGTCCAATTCGTCGAAGAAGATTACCGGATTCATCGACTTGCAGCGAATTAAAATGTCAACTATTTTTCCCCACGTGCTGCCCTCGTATGTATAAGAATGTCCCTCAAGGAAACTGCTGTCTGTCGCTCCGCCTAGCGCAATAAATGCAAAGTCTCTTCCAAAAATTTGACTGATTCCATCTTTGACTAGTGTTGTCTTACCGGTTCCCGGAGGTCCCTTGATTGCAATGGCAGAACCCATTGCCTGCGGATTTGAAATCCACTGACCCACCATTTGCATAATCTGCATCTTTGCATCATTCAAACCATACACTGCCGAATCTAAAAGGTCCTTTGCAGATTCCATGAAATCATGACACCGCTCTACACCAACTTCCATTGTAATTGGCAACGTTTTATTTACGCCAAACGGAATCGTCATAAATGTATCAACCCAGTTCTTCACCTTGTAATATTCTCCGGCACCCGGGTCCATATAGCGCAAGTTTTGTATGCGCTTCAATGCAATTGCCTTGTACTGTTTCGGAATCTTTGACTCAAGCAGTGTCAACCTGTATGGCTTTTCTACAAGCATCATTTTATTCAACTCTTCCAGTTCGCCCAACACGCTAACCTGCTGGTCATTCGACAAATGCTTTTTAAAATACTTTAAATCATTTGCAGAATTCTTCTTGTGCAAAAGGCGCCCAAACTTTCTCACATTTTTCCTCATGACCTTTAAATTTTTTGCCTTTCTTGCCTCTTTGATTTTTTTCTCCTTTTCAACCATTTGTGCCAACGTCGTTCTTGCAATCTTATTATTCTTGTCAACCTCGAGTAAATCCTCCATATGCGCCTTTATTGCCTGAATCGTACTTTCATCTTCAGAACCCCAACCACTATCACTATTATCTTCATCATTATGATTGCATTGTTTGCCTTTATCCTCGGTTTTCTTACTTTTAGAGACACCGCTTGTTTTTTTGTCACCAATAATGCTTTTTCCCCTAATTGTAAATTTGCACTTTTCAAAACCACACATGGTTTTTATTTTGTCTTTCTCATCAAAATTATCACATTTACTTTCTTCAGCATAAACATCGCTGCTGCTGTCATCTTCATCCTTGTCTTCTTCGCTAGTGGCGTCATCATCCTCATCATCATAATCGCTACTAGTATCATCATCTTCGTCATATGTTTCATCACTTGAGTTATCATTTGAAGATGCTGAATCATCGTCATAAACAGAATCATCCATGTCAGACGTGTACTCATCTTCTTCCAACAAATCTTCAAATGGCTCTTTGATGTTAATAACAATATTATAGTTTCCTCCTACAACATTTGAATTTGAAGCGACCGAAGAAGTAGCAGGTGCTTGTTCTGCGGTTGATGGTGCTTCCTCTGATAATGACTTTACATGCATCTTCGATGTTTCAGAATTTTTCATTCTTCTTGTAACTGGAGGATTTGCGAAAACTGCATTATTTTCACACTTTTGTTTTTCAAATTTTTGCTCTTTTACACTATTTGATTTTTTTTTCACCGATTCCATGCTTAATGCTTTATTCTTTGAATACTTTGAAGGAAATAACTCGGCAAGAAGTTTTGCATATTCAACTTCATCAAATGTTGACGAACTCATCTTCTTGTATTTTTTTGATGAATCATTCACATTTCCACCATCATCGTCGCCATCACCATCGCCATCACTACCACCATCTTGAGATTTTTCACTTACATCTTCTTCTTCTTCACTACTACGTTTTTCTTCATCATCCCCATCATTTTTAAAACCACGTTTATATTCTAGAACTGGGACTGCCGATTTTTTTTTCGAAACTAATGACGATAATGTCGGCACACTATTGCCTGTTGTTGTTGCTACTTTTTTTGATGTTTTATTTTGTGTTATTTGTGACATTTATTGCCCTTTGCGTTGTTATATGTATTTGTAGACATCTATTTATTTCAATTTTTAAATAATATATTACAAAATTACGAAAATAAAAAATAAAAAATAAAAAATAAAAAAGTATATGCAGTATTGTATTAGAGTAATGTCTAAAGATTATGTATTTACATGTCTTCACTGTAAAGATGCATTTGTAATCCATATTACCGATTTTAATTGTAAAATCTTGAGACACGGTGCGTATAAACATAATCTACAACCAATAAATCCTCACGCGACAAAAGAAAAATGCGATGCTCTTGTTGCTAGTGGAAAAATATATGGATGCGCAGGACCGCTTCAGATTACGAAAAACGCTGATGACGCAGGATACAATGTTGTCATTTGCAATTATATATAAATATAATAATAAATTATTATTGATTATAATTAATTATTATAAACTTAGAATTTAATAATCTTATCACCTGTCTAGAATAATAATTAATATAATAAATTATTATTATTATAATTTACTCATTTATAATATAAAATTGAATAAAACAATATAGACATAATAATATAGTAATCAATAGCTCCTTCATTCGTTTATAAAAATGACGACACTACCAAATTGGACAAAAAAAACAGCTTCTAAAATTGTCGGAATTCAATTTAGTGTGCTTTCGCCAGAAGAAATTCGAAAATGTTCGGTTGCCGAAATTACGAGCAGAGACACTTATTCAAACAACGTGCCGGTCATCGGAGGAATGTTTGACCCGCGCCTCGGTGTTTTAGAACCCGGGCTCAAGTGTCCAACAGACGGTTTAGATTATATTAAAACTCCCGGTTATTTCGGACACATTGAATTGGCAAAACCCGTATTTTATTACCAGTACCTTCCAACTATTATTAAACTTTTGAAATGCGTCTGTATAAAATGCAGCAAATTGCTCATAAGTAAAGAATCTAATAAAGAATGCATGGACATGAAAGCTGACGAACGCTGGAATCATGTTCACCACCTGGCTAGCAAAATTAAAAGATGCGGAGATGACACTCAAGACGGGTGCGGCTGCCTCGTTCCGAAAAAAATAAAAAAAGAAAATCTTGCGACTCTTTTTGCAGAGTGGGACGGAGAAGCAGAAGAAGGCTCTAATGGTTCTAAAGAAAAACTAAATATGAAAATGACACCCGAAGTTGTGTTGAAGATTTTTAGAAGAATATCCGACCAGGACGTTGCATTTATGGGATTTAGCCCGCAGTTTTCAAGACCGGACTGGTTTATTTGTCAGGTGCTGGCAATTCCGCCACCCGCTGTACGCCCTTCGATTAAGATGGATGGAAATCAGCGCAGCGAAGATGATATAAGCCACACCATTGTAAATATTATTAAAGCAAACAAGACACTTCTTGAAAAAATGAATGAACCGTCAGTTAACTCAGCAATTATCGATGACTGGCAAAGTCTGTTGCAATACTTTATTGCAACCCAAGTGGATAACAACATTCCGTCTTGCGCACCAGTGGCACAGCGTTCCGGGCGTCCGCTTAAATCCATCAAAGAACGTCTTAACGGAAAAGGGGGTCGCGTAAGAGGCAATTTGATGGGGAAGCGTGTTGATTTTTCAGCAAGGTCTGTCATCACACCTGACCCCAACTTATCGATTCGTGAACTCGGTGTGCCGAAAAAGATCGCAATGAATATTACCAAACCGGTCGTTGTAAATAATCGGAATCGTGACTTTCTGCAGCAGCTGGTTCTGAATGGTCCAGATGTGTATCCTGGCGCGAATATTCTCGAGAAGAAAACGGGTGGCGATATTTCGCTGCGATACATGGACAGAAGCACCGTCGTTCTTGAAAATGGTGACGTCGTGCACCGTCACATGATGGACGGCGACGGCGTTCTATTTAATCGCCAGCCCACCCTTCACAGAATGAGCATGATGTGTCACATTGCGAGAATTATGCAACAGGGCGACACGTTTCGAATGAATATTGGCGACACGAAACCGTACAATGCCGATTTTGATGGTGATGAAATGAACTTGCACATGCCGCAAGACGATGAAGCGGAAGCAGAGCTGAAGGGACTAGCCGCAGTTCCGTATCAAATCATTAGTCCTGCGAAGAACAATTCGATCATCGGCATTTTTCAAGACTCATTACTGGGAATCTACCAGTTTACTAGAAGCGGAATTGGCGCATTTGATGCGCGCGCAGCTATGAATCTCCTAATGGGATATAAAAATGTCGACGCCTCACTTTTCAGTGACCCCGAAAAAAAGATTACCAATTTTGAAATTCTGTCGCAGATTTTGCCTCCTCTCAGTATGAAATATAAAACCAAGCAGTTTGGAGGAAGCGACGATTACGCGACTTCAAACAATGTTCTAGAAATTCGCGACGGAGAAATTTTGCGCGGTCACATTGACAGCGGCGTTTTGGCTTCAAGCACAAATGGCATGATTCAGCGCATATGCAACGATTTTGGAAATATGGCATCCGCGAATTTTATCGACGACTTGCAAAATATTATTACGGAATACATGAAGACGTCTGCATACAGTGTCGGAATCAGCGATTTAATTTCCGATAAGAAAACAACTGAGAAAATTATCGATTCCATTAAAACCAAGAAACTCGAGGTGAAGACCATTATTGACAACATTCACATTGGCACCTTTGAAAACAAATCTGGGCGAACCAATGAGGAAGAATTCGAGCTGCTCGTTACCAATATCTTGAACAAGGCAAATGGTGAAGCAGGTGACATTGGTCTCAAAAGTTTGAGCAAGACGAATCGATTCATTACCATGGTGAATGCCGGATCAAAGGGTAGCAAGGTGAATATTGCCCAGATGATTTGTTTGGTCGGTCAGCAAACCATTGACGGTAAGCGCGTGCCTTATGGATTCGACAGCCGCACGCTGCCCCATTATTCCAAATACGATGACGGTCCTGCCGCGCGCGGATTTGTTGAAAACTCGTTTATTGCCGGACTCACTCCGTCGGAGGTGTTCTTTCACGCCATGGGTGGTCGTGTTGGTTTGATTGATACCGCCGTTAAAACGTCGCAAACAGGATATATTCAGCGCCGCTTGATTAAAGGCATGGAAGACATCAAGGTTGAATATGACATGACGGTTCGAAACAGCAAGAACCGAATTGTTCAATTTAGTTACGGCGAAGACGGTATCGACACCGTGAAAATTGAACACTCCAATATGAACTTTATCGGAATGACGCCAGACGAAATCTATGCCCACTTTTATGTACCGGTCGGCGGAGACTCTGAAACAACGAGCGAACTGAAAGCCGTGTTTTCAAAGACTGCATACAGTCGCATGAAGAAGCAGCAGAAACTGTGCGACGAAAAATCCAAAAAATACACTGAATATTTAATGAATGTTCGCGAGGACATTGTCGTAAAAGTATTCAAGAATAAAAATACAACGGACGCGTATTTGCCGCTTTCGTTTTCACACATTGTTGCAAATATTGGAGGCATGCAGAAAATCAATAAGAATTCCGAAGTTGACATTACGCCTCTGGAAACATTTATTCTGCTTGAAGAAACGTACGCGCGTTTTGAACAGCTGCAATACGCGCCGCCCACCGAGCTCTTCAAAATCATGTATTATTACTCACTCACACCGCGCGATTTGCTCATGGTGAAACGGTTTAACCGAAAAGCAGTTGTGGCTTTGGCGGAAATGATGGTTCTCATGTACAAGCGCGCAATTGTCGCGCCGGGCGAAATGGTTGGCATGATTGCTGCTCAGAGTATTGGTGAACCGACAACGCAGCTCACGTTAAACACTTTTCATTTAGCTGGACACTCTTCCAAGTCACAAGTGACTCGCGGTCTTCCACGAATTGAGGAGCTGCTGTCGTTGTCGGAGAATACGAAGAATCCTTCGACCACCATTTATTTGAAGCCGAGTGATGAGTCGAACAAGGATGCGGCCGCCGATTTGATACCCACGATAGAGCTCACGCGACTGGAGGACATTGTAAAAAGCGTGGAGATATGTTTTGACCCGAGCGATTTGCCGAGCGAGACGAAGATTGCTGCAGACAGTGGGTTTTTGGCACAGTACGCGGAGTTTCAGAAAATGTTGAAAGATGTTGGAGGCGAAGACGAGACGGAATGCGAGCGGGAGCGGTCCAAGTGGATTTTGCGAATGGAAATGGACCGCGAGTCCATGTATGAGAAGCGGGTTACGATGGATGATGTGCATTTTGCGATTAAAGCGGTTTATTCGAAGAATGACAAAAGCGAAGTGTCGTGCATTTATTCAGATTACAACAGCGAAAATTTGGTCTTTCGAATTAGGTTGGATTTTCAGAAGAAGGACAAGGAGCCGAAGACGCTAGACCAGACGGATAAAATCTACCAGCTGAAAACATTTCAGGATGCGCTGATGAAGAATATTATATTGAGGGGGATTAAAGGGGTGCGGAATGTGCTGGCTCGAAAGGTTGTGGACATGGTTGCCAAAGAGAACAACACGTTTCGAAAGAAGGAGACGTGGGTGCTGGACACAACCGGGTCTAATTTCATGGAGATACTTTCGTTGCAAAATATTGATGCGCGCCGGACAATCAGCAACGACATTCAAGAGATTAATCGAGTGCTTGGAATTGAAGCTGCGAGACAGGCGCTGTTTAACGAGCTATATGAAGCATTTGATACCACTTACATCAATCACCACCACATTAGTCTGCTGTGTGACCGAATGACATCTAGTTCAAATTTGATTTCTATATTTCGGCACGGAATTAATAATGACGATATTGGTCCAATTGCAAAAGCGTCATTTGAGGAAACGCCGGAGATGTTTTTGAAAGCGGCGCGGCATGCGGAGCTTGACCATGTGCGCGGTATTTCGGCAAATGTAATGTGCGGTCAAGAAGGATTTTACGGAACAAACGCATTCAAAGTAATGCTGGACATTATCCAGATTATGAAGATGGGACAAGTTGCCACCGCGGACAAGACGATCGAAGAAGAAAAAGAAGCGGTTATACAAGGCTTTATGGATAAGATTGCAGCTGAAGACCCGCTTAATCCGTGCAGTAAAAATAAGCTCACGATTCAGAGTACGCTGAATAAGATTCAGGGGTCGAATCTTGGTTCAGTTGACCCGGATTATGATATGGGATTTTAATCGCCCCACGTTATCAAATATTATGTATTTTATGTAATCATTCATCGCAACCATGCGTTTATTATAATAATATATTTTATATATTTATAAATTTATAAAATATGATTAATTAATTAATTTTCCATTTATAATTTGTGAATCACCTTTTCTAGTAGATGAAATCTCTGTATAGTCAATGTTGAAACTTATATTGTGTATTCTACCACCAAATTTTGCTATAATATTTTGTTTATCTACAAATTCATAACTACCTTTTCCAAAAGCATTCATCTTAAAATTACCTAAAAAATTTATATGTGAACTTCCCCAAGAATATTTTTTATTTTCTAAAATAAAACAAATAGCTTTTGAGTTATTTGGATAATCTAATACATATTGTGTTTTTTTATCAATAGGCGGAATAACTTTATATTTCCAATAATGAACAAATAATAAAGTTTCACCATCATAAATATCATCCCTATCCCTACTTATTCTTCTCTTTTCTTGATATAATTTTATATTACACTCATAACTATAATCATTCTGTTTTATGATATCATATAAGTTTTTGCAAAAATAATGGTAATTGCTATTTAATATATTTGGATCCGTATTGTATACTTGATATAATGCTTTTTTAATAATTTTATTATTGCGTGAAGCACCTAAAATACCTTGAAATATTGTACCCGGATGACAAGATGAATCTACAGATACAAAATTATAATTTTTAACTACATTATCTATATCAGTATAAAGCATTGCATCAGAATCCATAAAAAATCCACCATTAATATATAAATAATAATATCTAAATAAGTCTGCTTTGTGAGCCCCTTTTATTATAGAATTATATTTTTGTATTATATCTGGTAAATCAGTAATTGGATTGTCAATAAAAAATTGGATTACATCATTATCATTATAAAACTCATATTTCCAACTAGAATTCAATTTACACGTAATCATATCTAATACATATTCATCAGGGTGTGTTTTATTTGTTTGGAATAATATTTTTGGAATGTTAATTGCAGATACATATTGTTTTGCTTTATTTATATTATTATTTATAGTAAAATCCTTCAAGCTATTCAAAAAAATATTCATATCATCTATTTTATGTTTATAATTTCCTGGTCCTCCTGGAAAATGATGTATCACTTTGTCACTATGAATATTATTATCCATATTCACAACAAGTGTTTTTAAAATTTTATTATTGTATAAATTATATTTGAAAGCATTATATACTATATATGGTTGGTCATAACATTTAAAATCATAAGGTCTTTTAACAATATCTTCATTTATTTTATTGAATAAATCTTTTATTTTTTCACAATTATTAAACAATAGTATTCCACTTGTAAATGCTGATATATCATTATAATTATTAATTTCATTCCCAAATAATGTCTTTCCTCCATACCAATGGTCATTCAGTTTTAAATTACCTTCTTCCAACACATATAAAAGGTCTTCTTTGCAAACATTAAATACCTTATTGATGTTATCCTTTACTAAAATATCAGTATCTAAATAAAGTATTTTATTGTAATTTATTATAGAAGGTAAATTAAATAAATCTAATCGCGCCTTACATGCTTTATCAACATCATTATATTCATCATTTATTTCAAAATTTATTTTTTCACTATTAAATAGATGACTTCGTTTAATCTTATTCATAAATGGTGTAGAAGTATAAACTAATATATTTGTATTATTGTCTAAATTTCCGTAAGTAAGTATACTTTCTGAAAGAAGGAAGAACATGTCAACATATTTTTCTTGGTTAAATACACAACAAAAAATACAATTCATTTATGATAATATACTATAAAATAATTTAATAAAATATTTGTCCCATTTTAAATATTCAAGGGTGTAAATGCACAATAACAAAAGGAATTAAAATTCAGTGGGACCCAATGTACGATTGCCTCCGCGCTCGTTAATATAGGTAACCTGAGCTTGACTCAAGCAAGCGCACCCCATGCTATCAGAATATGTAGATGGGCAGCACTCTGGCTTAAATTTATTATCGGCAAAAAAGAACAGTTCGCCTTCGGGCAAAGGAACTGGCGTTCCGACATTGTCCTTATAACTATTTAATTTATTTTCGTATCCCATTCCGTCTGCATAACGTTTTGCCGTTTGAACCCACCCCATTGTATATGAGTCGTCAATGTGAAGGTCATTGTTGTTCAAATTCGTAAATCCTTCCTTTCCGTTTTGTTTGGAAATAGTGGTATTTTTTTTGGTTTTCATTCCTTCAATCAGACTGTATTGAAAACAATCACAAAACATTACCAAACCCATCACCATGCCAATTATAACGCATGCGATTACAACTTCAATCCGAGCTTCGTACCCAAATATTTTGATTTCCATTTGTATATATATTATTTATTTACTTTATACATATGTTAAAGATAAAAATAATTTAATAAATAGTGTTGGTTGTTATTTTTATTAAATTGTGGTTATAGTTCCTAAAATAAAATAAAATAAAATAAATCAACCGGGAACGCCTGGAATATTCTTTGATGAATGCACGTTGAGTATTTGATTTGAAAATCCAATAAGATGTCCCATGGGTACTGATATTATGAGGAAAAAAATAATTCCAGCAGCTGCCAAGATGTCTCCTACAATCGGTATAAAAAATAATAATACAATTGCTGCAGCCATTGCAATTAATATAATGATTACAATTTCAAGTATCGACCCAATGAGACTTTTTATTGCTAAATATACTCCCAATAAAGTGTATATTATTGCCGTTAAAATACCATTTGACTTTCCGACCATGGATTTTATGGTAATTATTGTCTCGATAAGTGGCGTCATTATGTTCAATATTCTAGACATAATATTTGATGTAATGTCTGATACGGAGATGCGTATTTTATTAATTAGTTCGCGCATGTCGTTTACAATTTTTAGTATTTCTCCAATGATTGCAGTTATAATGCTAATTGTATAATGAATGGGTATAAGTGCCATTTCTGAGATGTCTGTCAATATATTTTGAGTGCATTCTGCAAAATTTTTTTCAACATATTCCATTTTTGACATATTTTGAGGCGCATTTATCATTCCGGCGAACGGCATAATATTTGGTTTACATTTTTGATTAACCCAGTCTGCTCTTATTTTTGTTATATTTATTTTTATGTGAATGTATGTAACTAGTAATATAAATGCAATGCATATTATGATTGAAAGAAACACATATTCTCCATATCTTTCTAAAAATGTTTGGTTATCATATATATCCATAATTTTATCTGTAAGGTCCAATTTGATAGAATTCATTTTTATTGATTGGTTAAATAGATTAATTATTGTTATTGTTATTGTTGTTTGTTATTATATATATTATACAAAAATATATTAGAATTATATTTTAGAATTTTGTATTAAAAATTATAGTTTACATAATACATGCAACTGTAAATAGTTTTCATCATGAAAATTCTTAGTTTTGATGTAGGAATAAAAAACCTAGCATATTGTTTATTTTCAATAAATTGTTGCAATGATAATTTGTTGAAAATAATAAAATGGGACGTTATAAATTTGTGTGAGTCAACATCGTTGTCGTTGAGTCAAACAAAATATGCATGTTCAGTGTGTAAAAAAAATGCTTATTATTATTTAAATTCAAATACTGCAAGTAGTGAAAGTGATGCCTCTAACAAAATAAACATCCCCGAAACCATCATGTATTGTAAAAAACATGCAATCGAAACAAAATTAGTTGTTGATGATGGTAAAAATAAACCAAAATCAAATCAAAAGAAACCTTATTTAAGTTTAATAATTCCTTCTAAACCTAAACAACAAAATGCGTGTGACGTTGATATGATTGTTTTGGGTAGAAATTTAAAAACTAAATTTGATTTGGTTTTCAATGAATATGCGTCATCAGAAAATGAAGATGACAAATCAGATTCAAATTTGTTCATTGATGCAGTTGTTATTGAAAATCAAATTGGACCATTGGCAGGAAGAATGAAAATGTTACAGGGAATGATTGCTCAATATTTTATTATGAAGAATGTTGAAAAAATAGAATTTATATCAGCCACAAATAAACTCAAGTTGTTTAAAAATATAAAAAATAATGAAAATGAAATAAGTGAAAATTGTTACAAGTTGAGAAAACAACAGGGACAACGCATATGCAAATCACTTATATCATTTTATCCATCACTGCAATTGTGGAGTCAAGAATTTGATAAGCATTTCAAAAAAGATGACTTGGCAGACTGTTTTCTTCAAGGATATTATTACATGTATAGTAATAGCATCTGTCAAAAGATGTTTGTATTCAATTTAGAATTATTTATACATGAACTTATAAAAAAATGAGAGAAGATAAATTACATTTTTTTAATTTTTTTTTTGTAGACATCATCAGACTTCGAGGAGGCAATGGTGGTGGAATGTTATTATATTTATATAGCTCTCTCACCTCTTTATGTGTGTTATATAATAAAAACTTATTATCGTTAAAATCACACCACGGTCTATGGCAACCGAATGACATTTCACTAAATTTTTCTTCAACAGAAAATAATAATGCGTCATCTAATGTTGGTTTATTAATCAAAACAGAATCGTAACATGAAAAATATACATCTTCGGGATATTCATTTTTACCCTGTTTTTTGATTATTTCTATCATTTTGCTTTTTTTTCTAAGGGACAATCCTCCATTTCCAACACAATCATTTTTATCTTTACCATCAATGAGATGATTCCATGGTGCTCCAACATAATCATAATGTAAAAAATTATTTATTAAATGTTTATATTTTTCAAATATAATAGTATCTGTTTGAAACACAAGAAATGTTTCTGTTGGAATGTAATTGTAAAAATCTTTATTATATTTAAATAAATTACTGTATTCACGAAGTGTTAAATTTTTTACATTCAAATTAATTAATGTAATGCGATCTTTATGAATACTTAATTTTTCGGTAATTATATTATTGATAAATTTTAAATTTTCATTTCCATGGAATACTATAAATGACCAATCATTAGATAAGTTATTTAAAAAATTGTTCAAAACGTATTCTAGAGCTTTGTGTTGTCTAGGTTCGACAATAATCGCAGTGTATAACATTTTATTTTTTTATTATATTATATAGTATTATACTTATTCTTATTTTATATTTATTATATTGTTTATTAATTTATCAGTTATCAATATAATATATGATAACTGATAAATATAATTTAATATGCGTATGACTTAGAAATAAATGTTATAATTAAAATAATATATAATGGACCCAGAAATTATTGATTTAGGCTCTTTAGATATAGGAAGTGGAAGTGGAAATGGAGGAAAAAGGTCTGCAAACTTTGGAGGCGGACTTGAACTATTGATGAATGATAGATTCAAATCTGGTAATAATGATAAGTCAGGTTCCACCAATATTAATTTGGATGATATAACCAGTTTAGAAGATGATTTACGAGATATGGATTCATCTTCTTCAAGAAATATCAAGGAGTTGCGGTCTGATTTATTCAATTCATCCTCATCATCGTCAGCATTTAGTAATATAAAATTATCAGACAGGCATGACCCGTTTTCAAATAGCATTGGTGGTGATGGTGGTGGTGGAAATGGTGATGCAGCGGGAATTGGCGCATCAACGGCAATGTTTGAGGATGAAAAACCGACATGGGACGGATTTGGAAAATTCAACAACGTTCCGATGAATCCGGATGTTCCAATGGATACTCAGCCGCAGCTTACAAAGGAAGAGTTACTTCGAGAGAAATTCAAGTATGTAAAAAAACTGGAAGATTTGGAAAAGAAGGGAATTCGTTTGACAAAGAAATATGATATGGAGTCGTCATTGTCGGAAATGAAGGGTGAATATGAAACGCATGTGGAAGAGCGAGAGCGCAGAAACAGCGTAAAATTCCAAGGCAAAATGTTGATGGCGTGCATTACAGGAATTGAATTTTTAAACAATAAGTTTGACCCATTTGATTTGAAGCTGGATGGGTGGTCAGAGCAAATCAATGAGAATATTGACGATTATGATGAAATATTTGGAGAATTGCATGAAAAATACAAATCAAAAGCAAAGATGGCACCAGAGCTCAAATTGTTGTTTCAGCTTGGCGGAAGCGCGATTATGCTTCACATGACAAATACAATGTTTAAATCAGCAATGCCAGGTATGGATGATATTATGCGCCAAAATCCCGAGCTTATGCAGCAGTTTACGCAAGCTGCAGTTTCATCCATGTCCCAACAACAAAATCGTGGCAATGGCGGCGGTAGCGGATTCGGCAATTTTATGAGCGACATTGCAGGTATGGCGTCATCATCAAAGCCGGCGGCGGCAGCATACTCACATCAACCCCAATATAATCCAAACCAACAAATGAATATGCCAATGCCAACTGTTCCGCAGCGTCCTCCTCCTCCTCCGATTCAAACACAAGGAGACCGTGCGCCTCCACCTCCCCGCCGCCCCGGCGATTTAACTAATGTCCGCCCCGATGTTTTGATGGGGCGAGGCGGTGCATCGCAAACGATACAGCAAAGTCTGCGCCCAGAAATGAAGGGTCCATCTGATATATCAAGTTTGTTGTCGGGTTTAAAAATGAAAACGGTGACGGTTGATTCGGGAAGCAAGAGTAATAGCGGCGGAGCTGGTGCTGTTGGAGGAAGCAGCACAATTAGTGCATCAGATTTGAATGAAATGAAAAATGATAATATGCCCAGCAAAAGTAAACGTAAACAAAAATCTGATCGAACATCGATTAGTTTAGATATTTAAAGGCTAGTTAGTCTCTCTTGTATTTATTCATTTTAATTTCTCCGACTTCTTCGGCTTCTGTTTCTTCGGCTCCGGCTCCGACTTCTTCGACTTCGTCTAAATTTCACAGTTGCATTTGGCGTCATCGTTCTATTTTTTGTTACTGCAATATCTTTGAATGATTTGCGCGGAGTAAAACGAGTTGACACGGATGTCGTTGTCGGTTTATGGTGCATGGTTGACGCATTTGTTCTCGAATTAAGTTCCACAATTCCGTTTAATATTTTATTTTTTTGTTTATGGTTTATTTTTTCATTATTTTTTATGTATTCAATTGCTCTATTTATTATATCTTCTGCTTTTGAGTCAAAGTTATTAGATAAATCAATGTATTCGTTTGACGGGTGATGAGTCTTCGCTCCAACACTGTCTCCGCTGTGAACAATTTTATTTAATTCTTCTCTCAATTCATGATTCGTAAATGTGCGAAGTTGAGCGGCAATGCCTTTTTGTCTATCAGTGCAGCCTCCTGATTGTTTATTAGTTGAAACCATCAATGTTACAAAAATAATGTATTATTTATAAACTAACTAAATATTATAAATAATAAATATTTTTTATTTACAATATTTATATTTTTATATTTTTTATTTTATTGCAAACACTTGGTAACATTATTATACGAAAAATGTCCATCAATGTTTAACCATATCTGATTATATCCAGAACACTTGTTAACAACATACAATTCATAATATGCATCATATAATCTCATGACTAGGTCCAAAAATGCGGATGTCGTTCTCATTTGGGTGCATGATGCGTGTTTAAAAAACTCATGTTGAAACAGTGGGACTTCGCCATTGTTTGAAGTAGAACATTCTTGGCTCGTTGTTGCATTGAACCAGCGCGTATTTAAAAATTCAATTTGAGTTGGTTCATTTGGATAAACGTAACTCATATTTGACGTGTCGCAACAGTAAGGGTATCCACATTCCAAACACTCTTCACATTGTTCTGCCCACAGACCATGCACTTTAAACACTTTATCATAATTGTCATAAATAAATGTAAAATCATAATTAGTAACGTTGCAAGTGTTTGGACTATAATTGTTATTTTTTAAAGGAGGAGGTACAAGAAAAAAATGCGACGAAAATAAAAAGAATATAAATAATATATTTTTTAAAATCATGTTTTATATTTTTTTGTATTTTTGTATAAGTATGAAATAATATTTAATATTATATTTCATATTATATTTCATATTATATTTCATATTATATTTCATATTATATTATGTGTATTGTGTGTAAATGGCAAAAAAATATAAGAGTATTTATAATTTAAATTTAAATACATTATTATAGTTTAAATTAAAATAAAACAAACATAATGATAACAATATTATCTTTTATACCTCAAGATTATATTAAATCGGATAAAAATAATGACCATTTAAAAACAATTTCTCTATTTTCATCCATTAAAACATCCGTATTATCCCAAACATTTACAAATTGGGAATTATTTTTAATAACAAATGTGAAAAATATTTCTTTCGAAGATTCAGTTAAAGAAAATATTGACCCGAGAATTAAAATTATTTATACGCCGGATTCATATTTTAATTTGAATTCTCTCTATGAAATTGATGATAAACTATATAATTCTAAATGTAAATACATTTCAATTTTTGATTTAGAACATGATGTATGGAATATAAACAAATTGCAATTTCAATATGATTTGATGGATCTTCATAATTATGATTTAGTGGGATGCGAATGCTCACCGTCAAATGAATGCGTTGATTTCAATAATGCACGAGTCATTAAAACACCACAGTTGTCACTTTTTCATTCGTGTCCATTTTTAATATCCACAATTTTAATAAAAAAAGATTTATTTCAGCATTTTTATTCAGATGCAGTTCTATTTGAACGCGACGTTTGCAGTGATAAAAATTTTACAATTAGAAATACTTCATTTAATACAATTATGGCACAATTTCATTCGCTTTTATTGTTTATGACATTGAGAGAATGCCAAATATTTTATATTGGTTATTCAAAATCAAATAGTAAACAACAAACAAATAGTAAACAACAAACAAATAGTAATGGAAGAAATAGTCGCATTATAAATTATTCTCTCATTGAAACATCAAACCAGCAAAAGTTATCAAACCTACATGATAATAAAACATGCGACCACATTTTTTTTGTAAACTCAGAAAAATCTCTTAGAGAGATGTACATGAGAATTAAAATATATTCTGATTTTTGTAATTCTGAAACATGCAAACAAAAGTATGAAACATTATGCAATGTTCACAAAATGAATAATTATGGTCCGGATAAGTATTTGAATATTACAACGGGAAGTACATATACTCACGCGATTCTTTTGAATTGTCCAATTGTGACAGACATTTCTGTTCCGCCCGAATGCGTTCTCGGGTTAGCTTTTGAACCCATTCCATATTTGAGACTTTCATATGACTTTATTGATTTTGCAGATAAACATATTGGCACGTACTACATTGGATACAAACATCCTAAACTTACTAGCCCCCTATTTAAAGAACATCATGGTTTCATTTGGCACACCGACCATCCGTCTGAGCCGGCACGAGAAACGATGATAAAAAACTCAAATAATGTCATATCATTGATTATTTCTAAAAAATTACAGGCACCTGGACACGTTTATCGTCATAAACTTGCAACATTTATTTTGATAAACAACTTGCCTGTTGACATTTGGGGAAATGGAACCGCACAACTTGGTGAAAAATTTCCAAATAAAACAAATATAAAAGGACCTTTCAAAGATAAAGAACCTTATGAATCATACTCTCTAAGCATTTGCATTGAAAATCATCGACATCCGCATTATTTTTCAGAAAAAATTAGCAATTGTTTTATTTGCAACACTACACCTGTTTATTTAGGATGCACTCAAATTGAAACCTATTTTCCAAACCAACTCATACATTTAAGTGGAATTTTTCAAGAAGATTGCGCGCTACTAACGGAAATTTCAAAGAATCCGAGCAATTATATTCGAGAGATAAAATCAAAAGAAAATGATGATGTTTTGAATTTAATGAAAAATCTACCTTGGAAATAAAATGAATGAAAATGGAATAAGTATAAATAAATTAAATTATTATTTATGAATTTAATAATTTTAATAATATAAACATTATATAATGCATGTATGAATTTAATTATTAAAAGAGGTTTCACATTTATATTTATAATAGTTACACTATTTTTTATTGGATATATTTGCCAATTATATAAACACACATTTGTTAAATTGTCATTTGATGCAAAACTTAACATTGTAAAAAATCCATCAGCATTATATTTATTGTCACCTTTATTTTTTTGGATAGCATCAAGAACATTTCTTTTCAAAAATGCAAATGGACCGCTCATGAACAACATAAACAATATGTTCAAGAATTTGAATGAACCAAATATATTCAAAAAAATAGTTCCATTTTCTTCACTTTTAGCTGTTGTTGCAAGTAGTTTGGTAACAGTATTTTCTGGAGGTTCGCTTGGTTCTGAAACCATCATTATTTATATTTCTGTTTTATTATTGTTGTACATGTTTAATTATTTTAAGAATTATCTTGTAGAAATAAATGTTGAAAATTTACTTTACCTCGGATACATATTTGGAGTTACAGTTGCATTTAAATCTCCCTTGTCTTCTGCAATTTTAGTTTTAGAAAAATCAATAAGAGGTAACTCTAAAAAAATAGTGTCAAATTTTATTTTTTGTTGCATTGGAATACTTATCGCATATTATTTAATGGATAAAAGTAAAGATATTTTCACTTCTCAACCAGTGTCATTTACTTATAGCGTCTCTCATTTTTTGCAGTATTCATTTTTAGCAATTTTTTGTGGTGTTGTTGCATCTGTGTTGTTTAAAACAATGACGGAAATGTTCAACACAGTGCAAAATCTTGTTACGAAAAGTAAAACACTATTGAACATTATTCCGATATTTTTTGGTTTTTGTCTTGCAGCGCTAATAAATAATGTTAATGGAGGAACTGAAATGACAGGAGAAGGAATTACAATGGTAAATTGTGAATTTTCAAAAGCGTGTGTATATAATTTTAAAATATTATTAGGATTTTTAGTAAATGTTGTTTTAACTTTCATTTCGGGATGTTCGGGTGGACACAAATGGGTTTTTATGTCAATGGGGGGTGGGATTGGAAGTGTATATGATGATTTTACAACTCTTCCATCCACTCAAACAATTATTATAGGAATGAATTCATTTTTTAGCGCAATTTTTGGGAACCCGATTTCTTCCGCATTTATTATTTCAAATCTTACAAATCAAAATTATGATACTTTACCAATGTTGATAGCAATGTCGCTTATTTCTTATTATTCATACAAGTATTCAAATAAATTTATTGATAAATTTACAAAATTATCTTTATCCGACGGATAAATAATAATAATAATAATAATAATTAATTGAATAAATAAATAACAATAATGAATAAAATAATATATTGTTATATATATCAACATTAATAGTAACATGAAAAATAAAACAAAGAATAAAAGAATTAAAAAAAGTAAAAAAAATACAACAAAAAAATTACTTGAATACATGAAAACTGTTGGTGGGAAAATAAACAAAGGTATGATGGGCGGAACTCCTTTTGATATCGAAAAAATTCGAGAGGATAGAACAAAAAATAAAGTATACCAGAGGAACGAACAAGAAAGGAAAAAAAGCCATGATATTCGGAATAATATGATAGTCCTAGAAGATGGAACTACTGTTGTAAACAATTCTAAAAATCCCTCATTTTTTTCAAAAGAAAAAAAACCAGTGCCCAATTACAAAGTATTTAAAGATGGTAAATTTGTTGACCCTACTCCAGAACAGATGAAAGAATTAAAACAAAAAATAAAAGAAAATGATGAAAAATTTCAAAAAGAAAATGAGAATATGGACCGACAATATGAGGAAAACGCACAAATGCAACACGAAGCAGCTGAGTCAGCCAACAAAACACTGCCTCTCGCTGTCCAACAAGACACTGCTGCTGCTCCTCCTGCTGTTATTACTCCTTCTGCCGTTTCCGAAACCAATGCTGCACTTGATGTTTCCACTGCTTCCACTGCTTCTCTTGATTCTTCTACACTTCCTCCTGCAGATGATAATCCTCCTACTAATGCTTCTGCACTAGAAGATGCTGATGTTCAAAAACAAGAACAACTCGTTGCTGCTGCTGCTTCTCCTCTTAGTTCTGCAGACAACACTCTTACTGATTTACAAACTGAAACACTTTCTAAACCCGCTCCTCCTTCTTTTGATCCTGCTGCTGCTGCTGCTTCTGCTTCTTCTCAGCAAGAAAACGCAATTGTTCAAGATGCTGCTGCTCCTGCTGCTCCTGCTGCTCCTGCTGCTGCTGCTTCTTTACAGCAACAACAAGTTTCTACCGAAAACACTGTTGTTGAAGACGATACTGCTGCTGCTGCTTCTGCTTCTTCTCAGCAAGAAAACGCAATTGTTCAAGATGCTGCTGCTGCTGCTGCTGCTGCTGCTGCTGCTGCTTCTTTACAGCAACAACAAGTTTCTACCGAAAACACTGTTGTTGAAGACGATACTGCTGCTGCTGCTGCTGCTGCTGCTGCTGCTTCTTTACAGCAACAACAAGTTTCTACCGAAAACACTGTTGTTGAAGACGATACTGCTGCTGCTGCTGAAAAAGCTAAAAAAGTTGAGAAAGTTGAGAATCTTAAAAATCAAGTAACCGACGTTATGAAAAGATTGAGTGAATTACAGGCTAGAATGAATGAAACTTCTGCTTCTTCTAGCGATATTCCTTCACCATCAGAAGAACCACAACAACCTGCAGGAGCAGCTTCTGTTGCTTTACAGCAAGAACAAGTCTCTTCCGCAGAAGAAAATGCTGCTGCTGCTGCTGCTGCTGCTGCTGCCGCTGCTGCTGCTTCTCAGCAAGAAGTTGCTCTTGCAAACGCAACTGTTCAAGACGATGCTGCTGCTGCTGCTGTTGCTTCTCAGCAAGAAGTTGCTCTTGCAAACGCAACTGTTCAAGACGATGCTGCTGCTGCTGCTGCTGCTGCTGCTGCTGCTTCTCAGCAAGAAGTTGCTCTTGCAAACGCAACTGTTCAAGACGATGCTGCTGCTGCTGCTGTAGGTCCGATAAATAAAACTGAATTAGGTGGAAAACATAAATTAAAAAGAAAAAAAACTCTGTATAAAAAATACAATTCAAATACATCATTAAAAAGAAAACACAGAACAAATAAAAATAAATAATATTTTTATAAATTTTAAATTTAAAAGTTAACATCAAGAATTGTTTGAAAATATATTTAAAAGCTGGTCAATGTAAGTTGTTTTATTTGATAATAACTTGCACACACTATCCGATATTGCAAAAGATAATTCCACCTTGCAAAATTCTTTCGAAAACTGAACACCATACTTGTATAGTATCTTGTTGATTGTTATCATATCTTCAGCATCTAAAAATTTATAATTTTCTTTTCCAAAATGGATTTCTGAATAAGATGAAATAATTTCAACCAATTCTTTTTTAGATTCAGGTGTTAAAATATCTTTCGGTTCAATTAAATTATCTATCATACAGTGCGCAACACCAATGTGATTTTTTTCATATAAATTATGAAACAAATTGTATATTACATTTTGCAACTCTCTCGTCAACGTTCCGATAATTCCAAAATCTATAATTCCAAGTTTGTACGTGTGTGGCGCGTCATCACCATCATCATCATCGTCATCATCATCATCATCTTCATCATCGTCAGAACCAACTACTTTATTTTCTTTTAAAAAAAATACATTTCCAGGATGAAAATCTCCATGATAAATTCCATCATAAAATACACTTTTAAAATTAAATTTCGCCAACAGAAGAGCATATTTATCTTTATCGTCTGTATCAATTTGGGTGATTGTTTTTCCAAATATGCGTTCCATTACAATTACATTTGGAACTTTCCTTGTAATGTCGGAATACACTCTCGGTATTTTTATATAATCGAGTCCCGGTTTGTTCCACTTTGAATAAAACATTTTAATATTTGAAACTTCATTTTCAAAACAAAGCTGGTCAAGTACGCTTTGTTTATTTTCACTGTAAATTTCGTGCACATTCAAGTTTTTAATGTGCGGAATAAGCATTGAAATTGAAATCAAATGGTTCATATGAAAAATTGCATTATGAATTTTATTATCAATTCCAATTCGCTTACATTTAATAATAACTGGTTTATCGTGTATAGTGCCTTCAAAAATAAGTGAAATCGTTCCCGATTTTATTGGAACAAATGGTTTTTTTATTGAAACCGAAAATTCATTCATGACCGATTGAAGTGAATCATGATCAATTTCATGTGAAGAATATGGCACATTGTCGGTAAACGTTGTGAGAAATGATGTAAGTTCATCTGTTAAGAGGGGAGACTTTATTGTGCATGCTGCTTGAAAAAATTTAATGTAAAAAACATTCTCTCTGGACAATTTCAAAGCAAGTTGTTTAATGTAGTTATTATATTCTGTATATCCCAGTTTGTATTTAACAGTTTCTGTAGTCAAAATAAAAAATGCAGATGAATATGATTTTATTATTCGAAATGCATCAACTATATTTACTTTTGTATTTTTAAACATTCAATAAAAGATTGAATATAATATATCAACTATATATAATTATGTCATTCTTTCTGTAAATACTTTTAATCTACAAAACATTTTTTTTATCATCAATGCAACAGAATTTTCCATATAGATTGGAGGTTCATTTTTTTCATTTTGATTTTTGTCATCATTATCTTTCAAATTAAATGTAAAATCAAAATGCAATTCATTATTTGAAATGAGATGAATTGTTAAAACGGAGTTATTTGTGTACAACCGTTCATATTTTTTTGGAATTAAAACATCATTATCGTTTTCATTACAGACGTCGACACTATTAAAAACACAACAACTATGCGGAGACGGAATAGAATCTGCAGTCGTTATTGTGTGCATGAACTTTGGAGCAAGACCAAATTCTTTACCGACGGATTTGAATAAAAAAACCATTTCAATACTTTTGTCATTTTCCTTAATAACTTTGAATGAGTGAATAATATCGCGATTTAACTCATAGAGAAGTGTGTACATTTTGAATCCAACCATTGTATAAATTGGAAATCCATCATTGCGTGCATTAAAAATGATTTTATATGTTTTATCAGAAACGTTTATCACATCTTTATAAAGTGATACTTGGTCTTTATTGCACACCATTTTAAGTGTTGAAGAAGTCATTGTATTATTGTATCAAGTAAAAAAAAATAATATTATTATACGAATAATTACAAGTTAATGTTTATTATGTTTATTATCATCTTGTAGTATTTATTCATATTCATTGAATTCGGTCATGAAAAGCGTAGGATAAGTGAATTCAACTTTTAATTTTTGCGCTTTTAAAAATAACGACTTGTCTCCAACCACATAAAAGTTCGCCCTACACCTTGATATTGCCGTATAAACTAATTTTTTAGAATTTTCATTTGTTAAACAATAGTTGTGCGCAGGAGAAACGATAAACACAATGACTGTTTCTTGCAGTCCTTGCATTTTGTGAACGCTGCTTGCGTAAAAAGGCATGAATGCGTCTTGAACATCTCCGGATGTAAGACCATCTTCTTCTTTCCCAGTTTCATATTTAATTGTATACTTGTAGTCATAAACATCTTTTCCGTATCTTTTTACTTTTGTTTTAGTTTGATGAATGGTTCCAACATCACCATTCACTCGAACATTATTCTCATCTTTATAATCATTTTCAGTTCTTATAACTAAGTCACCCTCGTGAAAAATATGCGTGTGTGCACCTTCATAACGTTTAACAAATAACTCTTCACCATTTGGATTTTTAAGTTTTTGAATAATTGGATTCAAGGCGAATACTCCGGCAGTTTTTTCTCTTTGAACGCACATGGTGTGAATTCCAACTTTTTGCATCATCTCTTTTTTATATATTTCGGTAATAACTCGCTCAAAATCTTCAGGAGTTTTCGCTTCAATAAAAGTGGAACAAATGTTATCAAAATCATCATAGTGAACGCCATTTTGGTGGTTTAATTTCTCAATAATTGTTTTCAAATTTCCATTCTGTCGCTTTATATTTGTTAGAACTGTTGTGTCAAAAATCTTGGAATTTATAATGGATTCAAAAGGAGTTCCTGCGCTAATCGGCGGAAGTTGTTTTACGTCTCCAATTAAAATAAGCGAACATTGAAAGCGTTCGCAGGCGCACAATAGCTTGTTAAATAAGAACAAGTCAACCATTGATGACTCATCAACAATTATGATTGACGGTTTAAATTTATTCTTTTTGTCTTTGAATGTGAAATTAAGGGCTCGATGTAAAGTTGAGAACATGATATTCCCGCTAAATTTTGGGTCACATTTGCAACTATTTTTCAGATTCTTTTGCGCCAAACCGGTTGGAGCCATGACTGCAATAATGCAATCTTCCTTTTCTCCTCCTCCAGCTCGCAATTTATAATTCATGATACAGTCTACAATTGTAGATTTTCCGGTTCCCGGAGGACCAGTAATGTTCAACAGTTGCATTTTATTCAAACGACACCCCCTTTTTATTGCTTCCACTTGTTCTGGTTCAAACTTGAACTCATCTTTTGTTTCATGCTGTTTCATTGTATAATTTTCAACATGAGCATAAATGGCTTCTTCTTCTTTTTCATAAGTTTCATCCGCTTCATCTGCTTCCTTTGATTCATTATAAAATAGTTCCATCACTTTATCTGACGTTTTTATTTCAAAATCAATAAATTCTTGCGTCGTATAATAATATTTAGACCCGAATATCTTTTCAACAATGTAGCGTTCGTTCAGCAACAATGACTGTGCCGCATTTCTGTTATAAAATGCGAATTCTTTATTAAAATCTATCAAAAGTTGCTCAGATTCAGTTTCACTAATGTATAATTTATTTTGTTTTCCGATGAAATAGTCATATATCCACGCATTTCTTCGCATTTCAAGTGGAGGCGTTAATCCTTTTTCAGTGCAAATGCTCATGGCTTCTTTATAAGATATGAACTGGTGTTCGAATGTGATGAATTGAAACGGATGTAAAAGTAGGTATTCGATTGGGAAAATAGCATCGGAATCTTTGGAACTAACTTTTATATGATGAAAATATCGATACAGTTTTTTTGGTTTTACTTTACATTTTTCAACAATTTCCTTCAACGTTTCTTTCACTGATGCCACATCGTGATTGATAATTCCTTTGATTTTTTCACCTGAATATGCTTTATAATATGCATCACAAAGGACATCAATTTCATCTCTTTTTATTGGTTTTATATTTTTTTCGGCGGGAACAACAACTGCAGCAATTGTCTCAGTGATAATAATAGGCTCCGCCACAGATGCACAATTTTCTCCCGGTGTTTTATTGAACATGGAGCGAATGTCGGTTTTAGGGTGAAGCATAATGCAGCATTTTATAATAACCAGGATTAGATTTTTATAAAATTCAATTTTAATATTATATGGAACATTTATATGGAACAAAAATAAAATATTTTGAATATATTAGTAAATAATAAATGGAAATATTCAAAGGTAAAGGTGGTGATGGAAGTAATATAGTTAATTCCAATAATATAATATTGTCAACTCTTATGACGTATGATGTAAAAAAATATGAACCTTCGGGAATTGTAAGAGGCACAAAAGTTCACGGAGTATCATTATTTAGAAGCATTGTGGGAAATTTATCATCATTATTTGGCGGGAAAAATGATGCAATAAATAAGAAAGTAGATGATGTTTACAATGAGTCCATCCAAGAGTTGATAAATAGCGCGTTGATAATGTATCCAGGAGTAAAAATGATATCGGGAATAGAGGTTACCCTCAGTGAAATGAAAAATATAATAATATGTGTTGCAACGGGAACTGCGTTAACCTTAACTTCGGATATGGAAACGAATCCTTCTTCTGCTTCTGTTTCTAGTATGGAAACTAGTAGCAGTGGTAGCAGGCAACAAACTAGGCGTCGTCGAACTACAAATATAAAGAAATAAAGTGCCAATGAATGTGTCAGTTGCTTGGTTTATAAAGAATGTACAAGTACTGGTATTCGCGTTGACTTTTAATAAGGTCATACTGACTCAACATCATAAACCCAGCATCTTTCGCTTCACCAATAATTATTTTTTGCCCTGTCATTTTCATCGATCGAATATTCTTGCGAACTTTTCCCCGTTTATCCTTCATGGTTTCAATTATTTTGGCAGTGTCGTTGGTACCGCTGCCGCCTTCGATTTCGAATTTGCTCTTGTAATTAAAATTGTTAAAAATAACATCTGAAGTTGTGATGCGCGCCGGTGCAACGGATTGTGGAGACACAATTGTAAATGGTTTTGCCGCTGGCGCAACTGGGTCAAACATGTGGCGATTAACAAGATGAAGAACCAAGTAGCCGCCGGGTTTCAGCCAGTGGTAGCAGTTGTAAAACAGCGTGCGCCTGTCTGAAATATAATAAATGGAAAAGTCCAATAGCAAAATAGCAGTTGCGTATTCAGACGAAAAATTCATGAAATCAAGGGGGTCGCCGTGAATAAAATTACAGTCGGGATATTTTTCTGATGCATACTCCACCATGGCTTTAGATTTGTCCAACCCAACAATGTTATACCCGTTACTTTTCATTGCAGAAACATAGTTTCCAGTTTTTGAACCGATTTCAACAATTACATCTTTAGATGTGGGATGTATTTCGTTTATAATAACGCCCACTTCATATGTGTTGTATAACTTTTTATAAAACAAATCATCATATATTCCAACATAAAATGGGTCTTCAAATACTTCATCATTTTGTTTTAAAATAAAATTGGCTTCTTGCGTGAAACCCTCTTGAGTTTTTGGTAAAACATTGTAAACATTATAAAAAAAACTTATACCCCATATGGTAATAATTATAATTGCTAAAAATAACAGGAGAGCCGCCCAACACGGCATACTGTAAATTTTATCCGCAATATCATCGATAACTTTTTTATTTTCTACAAGCGTATTCATATTGTTCTCCATTGTTGCTATGATGCTATGTTATATGTTATAATATAGTATTATTAAAATAAATAAATTATTAAATTACGATTGTGTTAAATATGTTGTATTTATATATTATTATTTTATAAATACAATTAAATATTCAATTAAATACACATAATAACAATAATAACATGTCAAAAATAGATACTGAAATAAATGATATGAGACTAATATCTGAATTCAAAGGAACCACATTTTCAAAGTATAAAAAATCAGATGTAAGAAGTGAGTTGATTAAATGCATAATAGATGGTAAAATTGAACCGGCTTGTAACTGGAGTTCAGAATTTATTTGCGCAGGTCAATATTTAGAACTGTGGGATATTATTTTAACAATGGTTGGAAAACACATTCATTTAGCAAACACGAAATTACCGCTTTACATTGAAATGCGCTATGACGTATTTAAACAAATTATGTCCAACGGGTATGTTGGAAATGAACTTGCACTAAGAAATAATCAAAAAATTAGAAACTTGTTTGCCGAAATTATTTGCGTGTTGTGTCTCTCAAATAAAAAACATAGCTTCCAGCGTGTTGACATACGCAAAGATGAATATGACATAACAACGCTTTCAACTAAATTAAAAGCGCCAAATGTCGAATATGTGAATGCGATATTTGAAAAAGAAGACCCCAAAGAACTGTTCATTGCACTAAATGAATTTGCTTATCATATATCAGGCGACTCTAAAAATAATTTACTGGCTTGTTATTGGTTGGAGTGGATTTTAGAATTTAATTCCGCGTGTAAAACTAAAAAAAAAGAAGTGTGCAAATGTTCTAGGCGCGCGTCAATTCCGGTGGAAGATAAATATCAAATGGACCCGGTATGGATTCTGTGGGAAATTATAATAAAAGGTGCAAAATCTGAAACATGTATTTTACCAAAGAAACCAATTGTTATTAAAATTCTTACGAGTTTATTGCATTTATATTGTATGCGTTTTACACCGGGTGCAAAAGCAAAGCGACGATATCTGTTGTATTTTGCAATTTCATTATTAACCGAGTCATATACCACCGAAAAGGAAATCATTCTACCCACCGCTAAGGGAATGGTAGATTTAGTAGTTCAAAAAATAAATTCAGTTTATAAACAAATAAAAAAAAATGAAATTGCTCCCGCAACAGACTACTTGATGCAAAATGTAAAACGAAGTGACCTGGAAAAAACAATTGACAAAATTGAAAAACTTAACAGTTTCACACAATTTATTTCAAAAAAAGAATAAATTAGTAACAACTATATAAAATATATTATATATTTAACTGCTTATGATGATTGCACATACTAAATTATGTAAATATTTAAACGCCAAAGGCGGATACATCTTCCCAATCGCGTTCATTCGTGAAGTCCATCTGTTTTATACTGTTTATTAATACATCACTGTCAATAGATTGGATATCAATTTTATTCAATACATTAAATAACTCCTCTTGCGCCGCGTCATCAATTGTGTTTGAACAATCACATTTAATCTCAATTATATAATTTTGATCGTCTTCATCAAAAAAATCAAATTTGGCGTCTAATATAATATAATATAAATTATATTATATATAAATGAGTTTTAATAAAAAACTAATCCTGTTTCTTGTTTCATCTGCAGTACTATTGGTTGTAGATGGATTATACTTGTACAACATTGGAATATCAATATTCAAATCCAACGTTGAACTTATTCAAAATGCGCCTTTAAAACCAAATGTGTATGGCGCAATTTTGTCGTATGTGTGCGTTATAGGTGCTTTCAATTATTTTATTATATTGCAAAATAAAAGTCCTTTTGATGCGTTTATACTAGGAGTGTTTCTGTACGGAGTATTTGATATGACAAATCTTGCCATGTTTACAAAATATTCGTGGAAAACGGCAATTTCAGACACATTGTGGGGAGGAACGCTGTTTGCATTTACAACCTGGGTAACATATAAATTAATGAAAATGATTGAAAATTAATTTAAGATAAAATAATTAACAGTTAAAAAAATAAATTATAAAATATATAACAGTTTATTTTTTAATAATAATAAATAATAATAATAAATAATAATAATAAATAATAATAACAACAATGAGTTTACCGGCAGAATCGTCGTCTACAGCAGCAGAATCAATAACAGCGCCATTAACTAATTCATTAAATTCTTTTACATCTGCAATCACAGGTGCCGTCGCGGGTTCAGGTTCAGATTTGCCGGATTCGACAGATGCAGGTGGCACAGATTCTGGATATAGCATTTGGTCAATAATATCAGGAATATTGATTGTGTTGATAATTTGGGTTTTAATATTTAATCTGTTTAATTTAGGCAAATTTACCGGATGGGTTGAATCAGTATTGGAGTGGATTGGATATTCTACCGGAGAAACCGTGAAAACAACTGCAAGCGTCGGTGCAGTGGGTTTGAAGGGTGGCGCAGATGTAGCATCAAGTGCGGTAACCGGAAGTGTCAACATTTTAGAAAAAGGGCTTAACTTGACACCACAAGAAAAAATGAGAGCACAGAATCAACAACAAGCGCAAGCTACGGCGCTTAATCCTCCACCCTTAAATCCAGAAACGGTGGAAACATCTGAAAACAATGTATTGTCTACTGGTCTTGCGAATTTGAAAAAGATGGCACCCATGCCATCACCTGATGACGCAACAAGTGTTACGCAAAGTGGCGGTCGTTCTAAATCTGGTTATTGTTACATTGGCGAAGACCGAGGATTTAGGAGCTGCATAAAGGTGGGTGAAAATGACCAATGTATGTCGGGTGATATTTTTCCAACAATGGACATTTGCATTAATCCAAATTTAAGAGCGTAGAACTTGTCGCGCGCTCCCGTTCCTCCCGTTCCCGTTCAACATTACATTTTTCATTATAACGAGATTGATACTCTCTTAAAATGCGTTTATTACTTTTCGTTTTTCCCGCCTTTTTTGATGCTTTTAAATTTCGAACAGTTTGTTTTCGTTTTTTTATTTTTGATGCAATTTCCTGTATTGATTCTGATACAGATTTTGCACTTGCACATTCTTTATTTTTGATACTTGATTTTTTAACCTTGTCATTTTTATTAAATGGTTCTTCTTCATTTGCGTGTTCTTGTTCATCAACGTGTTCTTGTTCATCAACGTGTTCTTGTTCATCAACGTGTTCTTGCTCGTCTTCATCGTAACCTAAAGACATATTATTTCCCATTTTTAATTATAAATAACAATAAATATTATTTATTTCTTATTATTCGCTATTACGTATTAAATAAAAAGGGTAAAAAAGGAAAGGTCATATATTAATATGCAACTTTGGGAGGAGGTCCGTATTCCGTCCATTTTGTTCCGCCCGATTTATATGTCCTTATAACCTTGTAATTATACAGCGGAACTGATGGGTTATCACAAAGCTTTCGAATTTTACCTGGAACATTAGAGTCACTCGTAAGCGAACAGCTCACATTATTATTATTGCAAATGAGAACATCTCCTACTCGCTTTAAATTACTGGTATTTGGATTTGTGTAAGAGACTGTTTGTGTAGCCCAGCTTCTTTTTCTACCTGTTAACCAACGATTGCTTGCAGCATTTGCATACTGTTGATTTTTCGTAATCAAACTACTATTTACCTTGTATTTCAATATTTCCGCCTTGCGTCTCTCGTTCAATTTATCATAGTCGGTTGAACATGATGGACCCGGAGAACAGTAGCACACATAGTCAAAACGTGACCACAGTCGTGGTGGATTTGGATTATATACAGTTTTTGTGTAATAGTTGAACACACAACAACTTGTTGTACAATCATTGGCATTTGAATTCAGAGTTGACATTTTGGTATTATTATATTTATGTTATTATTAAAAATTTATTATATAAATATATAATAACAACAATGGAAAATAAAATAAAATAAAAAATGATCTAATCTTTTTTCCATACTTCGAAAAAATTATGGTAGCAAGGTCCCCAGCCTCCACTTTCTACATAATCCACATAAAAATTATTCTTTATCAATATGGCATCCACCACATTTTTATGATTCAAATCCCAATAATCATTCTCCATTATTATCAATTTAATATTTTCCAACATTTCGGGCATATCCAATAACATGTGATAAAATGCACCCTCACAGTCCAATATAAGAGTATCAAAATCAATATTATATTTTGCTTTTAATTCATTCCATGAAATCGTATTTACCCATGTATGACCAGGAAGCAAAGTGTCGCTTGGTAAAGTTTGATTGATAGTATTGTATACATTTGATTCATTCTGAATTAATTTTTTAGTTGACAATGCAGAATTTTCTATATGAAAATGAAACCCATTCAAATTTCGATTTTCCATTAACAAAATTGAAGTGTCATTTGCACATTCCATTGTTACTAAATTTAAATCATTATTTATGTCACCACCATCTCGTAAAATTTGGGCAATAACCAACGAATTTCTTCCAATATTTCCTCCAATTTCCAATACTTTTTTATTTCCGTTTAAATATTTTATTGCCATCCTTTGTTCCGGGAATTCATCATCAAAACTTCCGTGGTTTATTTTCAACTTTGAGTGAACTAATGATAATTTCATTTCTATTTTTTTATTTTCTTCATTTTCATCAATAACTTTTACATCAACTGTATTATTTTTAATGTTTATTTTTATGGAATGGTGTTGGTCAAAATAAATTTCATTGTCATCATTTTTATCACTACTATTATAATTACTATTAGTCATTTGTATAATTATTTGTTTTACAACACGTGGAACCGGGTCTGTAAAATGGTGTGCTCTATTTTCATCACCTGATGGAATTGTAATAATATTATTATGAAATAATTTTGGAGAAGTTAAACAAATATTTGTAACATCTATATTATTTCCAGGTATTCCATATTTAATTTTCATTTAATAATATATATAAATCAAATACCTTTATATATATTTTAAGATAATTTAAGAGTATATTTCAAGAAGGGGAAGACTGGTTCTCATCATACCAATCTATTGACAAGTAGGGTGGAACGTTATTTTTCAAGTTGGATGAATTGATGCTTGTATTTGGTCCATTTGAAACCAGTGCATTAATTTGTGTTGTTCCAATTGATGAATTAAAATACTTCAAGTCTGAAACGTATCCATTAAATCCTCCGCCGCTGCAAATGTAAACATCATCATAATTTTGATTGGGAACACTTGACATAACAAGTCGTTGAGTTAAACGACCATTAATGTATACATCCAGCGTATCATTAGTGAGACGAATGACAACATTAAACCACTTGTTGATTGGCATATTTGTAATTACAATGTCGTCACCGTCACCACTTGCCCCAGGAGAACATGCAGGTTGATTTACAGTATCCATCAATATGTAAAGTGTATTTGTATCCATTAAATACAATCCAGGAGCATTATTAGAAAATAGATTCTTGGCACATGATCCTATTGAACCTGCGCCTTTGCTAAATACATGTTGCATCGAATCCGTAGTCGACGGCTGTACCGGTTTAATAAACATCCAAATTGACCATGTGAACTCCATTCCAAATATTTCATTTGTAGAACGAATAATTGGCATGGAATTCGTAGATGTTGGGTCCTGACTAATTACAATTGGAAGTGTTGCATCTGCCATTCCGTTGAGCAGCGTCATATTTTGACTGGGGGCTAGTAACCATGAGAGAAGTGCGATGCTAATTCTTAAAAGAATAAAAAAAAGAATGATTACTAGCAATAAAAATGCGGTTTTCGCAATTAATGTATTTGATTCTAAAAAATCTTTGCTGCTAGATACATCTGATGATCCAAATGGTGATGTTAATTTAGAAAAATAAGAAGATGAGGGTCCTGATGACGAAGACGACGACGGATAGTCACTGTCATACGAGGATGATGATGATGATGATGGGAAACTAAATGACATGAATTATAATGAAAATTATATGTTTTATATTATATATTATATATATTATATAAAACATATAAAAAATATAAAATTTTTATTTAAAACCAGAATATTTGGTAAATTAACCAATAATCAAGTCATAAAAAATGTAACAGTTTGAACAGTCAAATCTAAAATTCCTAAAGTCTATTTATTTAATTTTAATAATTACTAATAATAATAATAATAATTACTAATAATAATAATAATATAATAAATAATAATAAAAATATAATATAATAATGTCAAAGCCAGTAATACATCGAGTAAATGGATATACAATATTATTTATGAAATCAAAAAGTAAAACTGCATATGTTAGTAGCATTATTGCGAATGGTTATTGCAACGAGATGGAATCAGACCTTGGAATAAATCACTTATTAGAACACGTGTTGTTGGAATCATGGAAAAGGTGTAAACAAAAATCATGCGAACTTTATTGGATGTCAAAACCTGTATTTTTTAATGGGTTCACCACAATGACCCAAATGAAATATTTTATTGATGGAACATCGCATGAGCTACCTGGAATGCTTGAATATATTATTGATATTACAACGCATCCAAGAATATTACAAAAAAGTATAACTGCTGAAAAAAAAATAGTTGTAAATGAAATGAATGTAAGAATAAACTCGTCAGACTATGGTTTCAATCAGGTTTCATTACATGCGCTTTATACACTTCCTGGACTTCAACAATCAAATAATTACTTGTTGCAAAAAAAAAATATTGAAAATATTTCATTGCGGGATTTAGTTGACTATCTTACAAAGAATTATACACCGTCGAATACTTATTTTTTCGTATCTGGAGATTTCAACCCGGCGCATGTTTTGAGCGTATTCAAAAAAAAATTAACAGAATCATCCTCATCCTCATCGGTTGAAAGTGATTCGAATATTCCTTCAAAAAATCCATTTTCTTATCAACCCAAATTATTTTTTGTAAAAAATAAAACAGACGGAGCAAATGCTAGCGGCGGGGTTGATTTTAATATTTTTTTTCCACTAGACATTCACATGAATAATGAACTTCTTCAGCACTTGTTTATAACGTGCAACGTTGTAGAAAAAGAACTGTATAATATTCTTAGGATTGACCATAAATTAGTATATTCAATATCTGTTCAATATGCAACTTACTACTATGGCACTGTTGTTGAAATAACCGGCTCTTGCATAGATTCAAATCTAGTTAAAATAATTGAATATGTTATAGCATATCTTCGAGAGAAGAAAATAAAATATGTTGATCAGAAAATATTAAATAATGCAAAAAAACTTTTACTGCTTCATAGGTACAACCACATTAAAAATCCAATGGAAATAGCAGAGTTTTATGAATCACAATATTTATTAAATCAAATGCAGGAGCGCTATCGAAGTCGCAGTCGCAACAGCAAAGAAGAAGAACAAAAGAAAAAGACGTCCTGCAAAATTTATTCTGAGACGGAGTTTGATAAAAACCTTGAAACAATTCATGCGAAACATGTTCAAAAAATTATAAGTATGATAGATTTCAGTGCTATAATTATTGGATACATGGGTAAAAAAAATCTTGATTTAAAGCTGTCTGATTTTATTTAGATGTTATCTGACACATTAAATATTTTATTACATTTTCTTAAATGTATATATTGCATAATTATGTGAATCATAGTAGTTACGAAAAAGATGATTGAAATTGATACAAAATATGGTTAAATTTTCAACTATGTAAAAGTGTATTTATTTTTGAATTATACTTTGCTTCATTTTTCTTGTATTTGTACTTTTTATTTTTTTTGAATGTTTTTTTGACCTTGTTGACCTTGTTGACCTTGTTGACCTTGTTGACCTTGTTGTCAAAGCAAAAGTAGTCCACGGCTGAGACGGTCTGTCGTGCAAATGCGGTTTCAACATTTCCCATTGCATGTTGCGTTCGCAGAATGCATCTTTATAAAATGGCGTGCCACACGATGACCCCCAAATTCCCATAAATTTCATTTCGCGTGCGAGGTCGCTGCTTATTACTTTTCCGTCTAATGCTCCGCGTGGCGCAAAGGGTTTCGGTCGGTCTGCTTGAGACATAAATGCACGGTCATCCAGTTCATAATGAGAACAAACAGTTCGTGAAGACATGTTTATTTTATTTAAATAAACATCATAATGGTCCGATATGAATTGTTTCGCCAAATCAACGTCAATCCTTCCTCGATGTTTGCGCATCAGTTGTTCTAAACGAACGCGCCTTGCTCCTTGGTGTCGTCGAATGTCGTCGAAACCGCTATTAACGCTTTCCAAATTTCTTATTCGTGGGTCATATGCCGCATTGAATCCAATAAAATAACCATTCTTCGTTCTAACAACCGGTGTGTATTTTAATCCAAGCTCTATTCTCATTATTTCATTGGTGTTTGTGTCTCCAAAATACCAGGTTGACGCATAGTCACCTGAATTATTTGTCGTCAAGTATTTTACGTAGTCGTCTAGGGTGTTTCCGTACTGCATTGCTTGCCTTACTCTGCAGCATATTGGGTCCTTATTTTCATATGCGTTGAATCCACCCAATGTTGTTTCTGTTCCAAAAATACCGCTGCTGCACGTGAAAAAATCAGTTCCGCTAAATACATATCCCGGACCTCCTTGAAATAGCATTCGGTGTCCATTTGAGTTTGACGGTGTAATGCTTATGATTACATTAAAATATTGACCGGCTAAAAAGTTATCAAACGTGTTGTGCGCACACACAATTTTACCGTCTGCTGTATATGAACCAACTGCGATAAATGCAGAACAACGGTCTTGAGCCCCTTTCCACCCGCCCCCATTGCCCCCATTCCCGCCCCAATTCCCTTCTTTTTTATCTGCGTCAACATCTGTTCCAAGCAACTTTTCATACTTTTTACTCAACTCGGCATTATTTTGCGATTTCAATACTTGATTCAATGACGCGTATAAGTATTCTAAACTTACAAAACAGTTCCATAGTACAATAAAATCAATAGACTGATGGGACCCGCGCGCAATGCCTTCCATTTCTTCATAAATTTCTGGATAATTTTCTTTTATTTTTGGTTTAAAAAAATCATTTGACATTTCAATGAATGTCTCCATTGGTCTTCCAAAGTCTTCATACAAACTGTATTTTATCATTTCATGCACTTTTTCCAGTTCACCCTTGACCAATTGTCCGTGCGCATAACCGCGATTGTAAGCAGACCCAGATATTGACACGAATATCCAACCATTTAATTCATACCTTGAACCATTCTTTATTTTTTGAACGCTCAATTTTGATTTATGTGAATTGGTTTTATTTTTATTTTTATTTTTATTTTTCATAATAAATTAATAAATAAGTGTAATATATATACATTATATTAATTTATTATTTATTTTCTTAAAGTGCGTTTATTATTTATATTTTTTTGTTTCACCCCTTGTTAGTTGTGATATTTGGTCTATAAGGTCTTGATTCTCCTTTTGCAACTTGATAACTTGCGATTTCAACCCATCAAGATGTATTGTTAAAACTCTTAAATTTATTCTTAGAGTTGGTTCATCCATTAATGAAACATCATCTCTTGGCTCTTGTGGCGACGATTCCGTCGCGATGGGTGTGAGTCTGGGTCTAAGTGGTAGTGTAGGTGTGGGAACGAGAATCGCATAAGTGGGTAACGTTAATTTATACGCATTCCACCATTGTTGTAAATTCCACCAGTCTGGTTGAGTAAACCGGTAGGAAAAAACTTCACTTTGGTTATAACTATGACGACTACCATTTCTAGACGATGGTTCTTCAGTTTTTTTATGATTGTTGTTTGGTAAAAACGGATTCCATTTCAATATATCTTTGATAAATATTTGAAAATTATGGGATGCCAAGCTTAAATATGTTTCGTCGTCGCAATCTATACTACTACTAGCAAAAGATAATAAACCATCTTTTTTCAGTAAAATAATAGTGGTATCAGGTGTACTAGGTATTTCTTCGCATGATGTATAAACAACAACATTTTTACTTTTTATACCAGCATCCAGTTGGTTTTGTATGGTAACACTGTCTATATATTCTTTAATCATATCACTAATCTCAAGATAACCAGGTATAACGACCGTTTTATGTGGTGCATCTGTTTTAAGTAATTCTGAATAATTCCCATACTTATATGTTTTGCCGCCATATTGCATTCGTCTTTTATGTTTTGTTTGTTTTGTTTGTTTTTTTTGTCTTTTATGTTGTTTTTGTTTTGTTTGTTTAAATCTATTATGTCTCATCATTTGATACAATATAAATATATATATATTACATCATTATTATTTTTTTTCTAAAACTGCATTTATTATTTCTTTGAGTTGTGAATAAATGAATAAAATAAATTGATAATAACATTATTAAGTATTTAAAGATTAAACGAATTAGATATTTATATTGAATAAACACATATTGATTTGTTAAATTATTACATGTCGTCTGACAACGTTTTAACAATAAAAACCGTTCAAATCGCGCCATTTCGAACGCTAATGACGGCTTTAAAGGATATTCTTCTTGAAACGAATATTACGTTTCAAAAGGATGGCATCAGAATTATCAACATGGACAAGTCGCACACCATGTTGGCGCACTTGTATCTTGCTGCTGAAAATTTTGAAATGTATGAATGCAGTAAAGATAAAATCATAATTGGCGTAAACATGTTTCATCTTTTCAAGCTTATTAATTCAATTGATAATGACGACACGCTTACAATTTATATTGAAAACAAGGATTACAATGACGGCGTTGTATCTTATCTCGGGCTAAAGTTTGAAAATGGAGATATAAAACAGTGCAAAACTCAAAAACTTCGCCTGATTGAACCCGACCCCGAAGAGCTTGTTGAACCAAATGTGGTTTTTTCGTCTGTTATTAACTTGCCTTCTTCCGATTTTCAAAAAATAATTAGAGACTTGTCTTGTATTTCGGAAAAGATTGAAATTAAATCTGTAGGAAATGAATTGATTTTTCGATGCTCGGGACAGTTTGCCACTGCAGAAGTTCGGCGCGTTGAGTCCGATGACAGTATGAAATTTATTCATAAACAGGATTCAAATAAAATTATTCAGGGAGAATTCTCTCTGAAAAATCTTGGATATTTTATTAAATGCACAAATTTGTGCAACCAGATTGAAATGTATCTTGAGAATGATTTGCCGCTGGTGGTTAAATATTATGTAGCGAGTTTGGGAGAGATTAAACTGTGCTTGTGTCCACTTCCGTCGTCATGATTCGTTATCAGTGTTATTGACATCAGCATCGGGGTCATGGTTATCAGCACCAGCACCGGTGTGAACGGAAACAGAAACGGTTGAAGATTCTAATCCCATGTATTTATCCAAGTATCTAAATATTCGCGAAATGTCCAATTTACCAATGTCATAATTATCCAGCATTTCGTGTATTTCATCTTCGCTGTATTTATATTTGTCTCTCAATGACAGAAAATATGAAAACATATCTTTTTGGTCCATGGCAAGTTGTTGGCATAAATTTTGTACAAACAGCGAATTGTTATATTCTGTGCTATACTTTGTTAAAACTTTTGTAAAACGAATTTCAGGTGGTGCGCATTTTATTTTTTTTTTAAAAGGTTCATGTTCATGATAAAGTTTATTATTATAAAATGTTTTTATCAGTGAACTCATTTCATTGAACTGCCATATTTGTTTCTGAAAAGTTATTCTGTCAACATAATCTGCAAAACATATATTATTAAGAACCATTTTATAAAATCGAATTGAATCTGCTTTTTTATATTTGGAAATGGCATCAATTACATTTTCGTGCCAAAGTAATCCAACAATTGTCCTATCAGTTTCATTCAATAGCGTCCCATGCTGTTCAATTGGATAGTTACAGCTAAACAATTTTTGCGTAAGCTGTTTGCTATCTTCATTATATGTCTTGGGTTGAAAAATCATTTTAATTACATCGCAATTTAAAATTTGTCCCGCAGACACACTTGGTTCATCTTTGGATTTAACATTTCTATCATTTCTCTCTAAATCCTGACTGTAAATATTATAAACCGTCATTAATTTCCTCAAGTCGCCTTGTATAAAATCTAAAATATTATCATTCAAATTAGATTCAAGTGTTGGCATTAAACTAGTAACAATTTTTGACATTTGACTTTTATTAGGAGTTTTAAGTTCAAATGTGTGACAAACCTTTATTAACTCTTTAATTTTCTTATCTGCATGGTAGTTTCCAATGCAAATAATTGGGTTGATTGTTGATTCTTCTAATTTTTGTTTTTTTGTTTTTTTTGGTCTCACCAATTTAATAAGAGATGTAATTCCGCCTTTATCTCCATTATTCATTCCGTCAATCTCATCCATTACAATGACAATTCGTTTTACCTTTTTATCAAACATGGACATGATGTTGCGATTTGACATGTTGTGTTTTGCAATGGTTTCAATAATTGATTTATTTCGAATGTCACCAGCATCATATTTAATAACGTCATAACCAATGTCATTCAACATGGAAGTTACAAATGCCGTTTTACCGGAACCCGGATTTCCGTATATATAAAATCCTTTTTTTATCTGGTCTTGTGAATCATTTTTTTGAATGTGATGCAGTATATCTTTTATTTCATTGTAAATGTTCTCTCTATCAAGTATATTATTTAAATCAAGTTTATCCATTGATTACAGTTCTGTGGTGGTGTGGTCGTGTGGTGGTGTGTGTGAGTGTATGATGTATATATTATTATTTTTATGTTTATATAACTAATAATATAACTAATTTATTCATTATTCTCTCTTCTCTCTATAAAAAATATTGCAACTGTCTTTTTATATAATTTATAACGCCAATGTATGTGTGGTGTTATTATCACGAAAATGTGGCATTAATTATTCATTCAATTAATAAATAAAAAATATATATATTTTTTTCATATAAAAATTCTATCTAACAAAGTTTATCGAGTTGTTCTTTTAGTTCGTGCGGAATGCCAACAGGACTATTCTTTTCAAGTTCATTAAAAAAATCAGTCACGCGCATTTTAAAATCTGTAATTTCTTCCGGTTTGCAAGAAAATAGTTGTTTCCATTTGCGCTTATCATCGTCGTTTGTTTCGTTTAAATACAAATCGGCAAGCGACGGGTGTTTGCCAAATGCGCTGCTTTGCTCATAATCTGCATTAGTGTGCTGTTCTTCTTCTTGTTGCTGCATAAATATCCACTTTAATATTTTAGAATTTTCAGAAAATCCATTCCATATAAAATTATCATCCTCGTCTTTTCTGAACCAATTTACCAGATAAAATTGCGGAGGCACATTCAACTTCTTCATAAAATCAATCCAGTGCTGAAAATATTCGCAAACATTGTAACCGATGAACGGTCGCATCGACATTGGGTCAAAACGAATGTTTCCCAACTTCGCCTCTGAATTCGCGCTCGTTTCTTCGCTTGATAGCGTGGCTCCATAAAATATCCCCTGATAAATGTCTCGCGCTTTTGATGCTAGCGGTATGCACGAACGACGGCGTCCTCCAAATATAATTGCGTGAATGGGCACTAGCGCATCATAATTTGATGCAATAACGGGACAATTTACAATCGGGCACGTATATCGCGCATTAGGGTGTGCCGCTGGCGATACATTTGATTCGCCTTTCCAGTTTGTGAATTGTGATGGCGGCGCGCGGGTGAGTCCCTCCCACCACACATCCGTTTTTCCATCTTCATTTACATAAGTTGCACAGTTGGTAAACAAGCAATTCTTTGAAAGGGATGCGATTGCATGCGGGTTACTATGTGTATTCGTGCCTGGGGCAACGCCGAAGAATCCATTTTCAACGCTTTGGGCGTATAACCGTCCATCAATGGAGTGCATCCAGACAATGTCATCGCCCAGCGTTTCAAATGTCCAACCTTCGTCGCATAATTCTTTGCACGGCGTAATCATTGCCAGGTTTGTTTTTCCGCACGCGCTAGGAAAAGATGCAAGAATGTATTTTACTTCTTTAAGCGGGGTCGGTGATGTCATTTTCAACAAGAGGCAATGTTCTGCAAGCCAACCTTCCCGTTTACCCAAAACACTTGCGATGCGTAAAGCATAACATTTTTTACTCAGAATTGCATTTCCGCCGTATCCTGAGCCGTATGACAACACAAATGGCGAATTATCGGTAAAATGACAAATATACTTCATCTTGCTGCTTGCCCATTTTTCATTTTGAAAGTCGCATTCGCCGACTGTGTGAATGCACGGAACAAATGTGTCGAAATCGTTTGTAGCATCCATTACAGCCTTCCCAGTACGACACATGATTTGCATATTTATGCACGCATATTCTGAATCAGTTATTTGTATGCCATACTTTGCATATTTGCTACCAATTGTTCCTAGACAAAATGGAATAATGTACATGGTTCTGCCCACCATTATATTTCTCATGTGTGAAATCATTTCTGTGAAGCATTCATCAACATTCCATGCGTTATTTGTGTACCCCACACACGAAGACGAACAAATAAATGTGCGAGATTCCATTCTGGCTACATCAGTCGGATTTGAGAAAAATGCGTAACAATTTTCTCTCGCCGTAATGTCAACTACACTTTCACTGCACCTATTTTTCATTTTATTTATGTAATAAAGCATGTCATTGTCTAATACCCATTCAACATTTGACGGTTTTAATATATTTATCCATAGGTTTATGCTATCATCAAGATTTTTCTTTATCACCATTTTATTATGTTTTGTTGTGTTTGTATTTGTTATATAAATGTCTTAATGCTTGTTTTATATAAATATAAATATATATATATTTTTATAATAAATTCTATTTAATGAATTATATTTGATAATAATATATTTAATAATAATTATAATATTCAATAATTATTAATTATCTAGTAAATAGGTGACAAACTTTATAAACTTATTTATGAATTACATTTCAAACTATTTGAAATACCCGACCAATTGAATGATGGCTGACAACTTTTTGCAAAATCATATTTATTACACAAGTTGGGATACGTTGATATGGCAAATTGTTTATCGTCTCCAGAACTAGAACACTTATTATAACCACTAGGAATGCAATTTTTTCCGTCACTACTAATTCCCCAATAGTCAGGACAGTCTGAAATCGACGGAGGCCAAGTAACATTGTATTGCGAAGTGTATATACTATAACCAATAAATCCTAATGTTGCAATAAATATTAGCACGGCTATCCATAAAACAATCATTTGAAAACTCATTTTATTAATTTCAAATTAATTTAATTTTATTATATAAATATATTAAAATTATATTAAATTTAATATAAAGTATAAATTTAATATAAAGTATAAATTTAATATAAAGTATAAATTTAATATAAAATTTATAATTTTAATTTAGATATATTAAATAAATTTATAATATAAAATAATATTAATAGACATCTAAAATGAATATTCCTAAACAATTTTCAAACGGACGCATTGACATTGAAGGACCCAGTCCTAGTGCACAATTCGCCCTCTTTGATAAAATGCCAATATCTTCTCAGTGCACATCATTTACTGATGCAATGACAGGCAACTGGAATGACACGCCAATGTCGTTGGCATTTTTCAGTGATAAAAATATGCAAATTATACAGAATGGAATTCGTGCCGGTGTTTACAACGAAAGTGGTGGAAAATATGACATTGGTCCACAAGATTGCGACAGCCTAAAAATGATTATGCGCGCCATATATTTAGAAAGCGCAATGAACCAGCCTACAAACATTACAGAACAAATAGCCTCATTGAATGGTCTGGTGTGCAACTGGTGTGTCCCTCGCCTAATTAGTGAGGCGCGAGCTTATATTAATTATAAGCGCGATGTGTCGAGCATGTACACACTTATTCCTCCTCCCACTCTTTCAACGATGAAGGGAAAAACTCTTGAACTTAATCCTTGGTTTTAATATTGAGGGAACGTAGTTCCTCCATACCCCCTCCTATAAGGGAGAGATTAAAGGAGAACTGTAGTTTTCTTTGATTATATAAATTTAATTATTTATTTACTATCATAAAAAGGTTTGGTCAATACATTATGGGCAATCAAAATAACAACAATACAAAACATTGTTATATATGAACCAGTGTGTACTTTTTCTTTAATTATAAATTTATTTATCAACATTGCTGATACAACGCTGCACACAATCAACGTGCATTGAAGAATTATAATATTTTGTGTTTTACCTAAATAGTAAATGGTAGGAAAAGAAATTAAATTTGAAAATACAGATGCAACAACTGATATTCCTAATAATAATAAAAATGGATGTTCTTTTGATAAACGATTCGGATAATTTGAAGCCAATCCAAATGCTTCAGCAATCAAAAGTAAAATAAAAATATAAAGAAACATACTTAAATTGTAAATTAATTTATGATTAATAATTATTATATATTAATATATTTATAAAAAAATAATAATTATTAATTTGGAACAGGGAAAGGGCGTTGATTATTTTCAACTACAAGTGGATTGGGTAAAATAAATGGCATTCTGTTAAAGTATGAAACTTCGGGAAGTTGAACAAGTTGGGGAACGACTGGCGCTTGAGGTGTTACCATATTTGTTGAATTTATTCCAAAGAGGGCAGACTCAATGTCAATTGAGTTATTAGAGAATATTTGTCTCGGCATGTGACTTGGGGTAACACCCATCGTCGGCATCGCATTGTGACATGCATATCCATATTGCGAATTTTTATACTCTAAATAACCAAATATTTGGCTGTTTTGTTTTTGTTCTAAACAATAATCTGAAGGTGTGTTTTTATTTCGTGTGCAAGACATTTGACAAGTTCTATATTTTTTAAATACTTATTATATAATAATAAAATAATATTATTATATATTTTTATTTCTGTTGTTATTATTGAGATAACTACATTCCCGCATAACCCCCTCAACAAAAAGGAGATGGGGGGGGGGTAAAGGAGAACCGCATGTTCTCTTTAGTTTGGTTGTTTTTGGTCTAAAAATGCATTCACCATATTTTTTGTTGCATCTTCTGAAATGCAACCGTGTGTAAAAAAATCAACCAAACATTTGTGGAATAAATCAAATGTGTCGAATGAAAAAAAACAAATCAACATTATTATTTCATCCATTTTAAAATTTTTGAAATTTTCATTTTCATGGCACGCTTTGCATATTTCTTTGAACTGTGGACATTCTTTTATTTTATCATGAATTGATGTGATTTCTTCATTTATTTTATCGTCATCGTATCTTTTTAGACCAAATGCGTCGAGAAACTGTATATGATACATGCAATTTTTATCTTCATCGGAATCCATCATTTTATATGTGCAGTAAAAACTTATGTCGTACATTTTTTCACCTTTTTGTAATGTCAAGAGTTATCTTTAAGATGATTATTTTGTTTGTATTTTACATTAGACTGTGCACACTTCTAACTAAGTAACCCATTGGATTATAGTTGTATAAATTTTCTAGACCAAGATGCGAGAGCCCATGAACTCCAGCAGATATAGAAAACAGAAGAACAATGTATATTTTTTTTTCTGGAGAAATATTTTCAATATATGAAAAGTTTGAAATAACAAAATATATTGCTAAAAATATAAACATTAAATTTGCAAAGTGGGCATAAAAAGATAAACTCAAAAAAACTCCAAGATTCATTGTGTTAATTTGTTTGTATCAAAAAACTTTCAGTATTATATAAATAAATAATATATAATAAATTTATTTTTCAAAACAATTAATCTATTTTTATTTTTTATTTTTTATTTTTTTAATTTTTTTTATTTTTTAATTAACAACGAAATAAAAGAAATGCGGCATTTGATATCGAATGGATAATGTAATGAATTGAAAAAAAGAGAGCAACCCATATTTTATGTTCATAAGGTATTTTTTCAATGTATGAATATTTTGTAGTAATAAAATATACTGATAAAGATAAAATTATCAAGTTTGCAAAAGGTGGATATAAAAAGATAAACTAAAAAATATTTTAAAATTCATTTTAAAATATAAAAATAATATATTGATGTTATGTGTATATTATATTATATATATTATATATACAAACATATTATTTTTTATTCTTCAAATAATGGAAGAAAATATTGAAACATCATCAGAAGAATTAAAAGAATCGGGTGGTCCTACATTACTTACTCCCGAAGACTATACAAGACGGTTGAGTGAATTGCGAAAAAAAACAAATAATCCATTATTTAAAAATGAATTAATTCGCGAATTATCTCATTCAAGCGACATGAAAAAATTTCTTGATAGTAAAGATATTAAATTTGAAACATTGTCTGAGTTTACGCATGGCGGATTTATAGATAAATACACACAGGATGAATTGTATCAACGCATTGGTTCAATATGCGGAAGTGATGTTGGGCGACGTTATAGAGCGAATGCGCTCGATGCCGCAATATTCTCAATGAATCCCACATTTGATATTTTATTTTTACGCAGTAAAAATGGTGACAATGTATTAGGATTTATAGTTGCAGAACTGGGGGAGTGCGCGAAAGAACCAAACGTGTATGCGGTTAATTTGATTTGTTCTCAAAGCGGTTTAGGCAAACTTTTACTTGGAGCATGTTTGTATTGCATTAAATTTAATGATGATATTTCGGAAAAACGATGCATTTTAGAACTAGCGCACGCATATAAAAATACACCCGGATTTTTCATGTATACCAAACTGGGATTTAATTTAGATGATTCATTAATGGAGAAAGAGGGTGTGTGTTTTTTTGATATTCTTCATTTGCCAATGTCTGTTACACTGAATGGCAATAAATTTACCCAACAATATTTTGTTGACATGATGGTGCGTTCTGATTTTAAACAGGCGAATGTGGTTGACCCAACCGGCATATATGATTTAGGGTTACCCAAGAAGGAATCTGAAGATGGCGGGAAAAGTTTCGCCATACAAAAAGAAATGGTAAAACTTGCAAATATTTTGCGTAAAATAAAAGTATTTAAAGCTTCAAATAAATTTCCACAAGATGAGTGGGAAATTATTAAAGAGATGCCATTTGCGAAAAAACATATATTTTTGAATAAGCCGCGTTCACAAGTTAATTTTAGTAAAAAAGTAAATGCAAAACCAGAGTTGGTTGAGCCTTTATTAGATGAAATGGTCCGAGATTTTGATAAACTTAAACGTGATTATATGAGAAGTAAGGGGGTAGATATTCCTCTTACTCCAACCGCACAGTTACCAGAAGAAGAACTGATTTTAGCCGAGACAGTTACTCTTCCTACTCCTCCTGAAACTCGGAAAAAAACCACACACAAACAACTTATTACAATGAGTATGATGCCTCGAAGAACTACCAGAAAAACTACATCAAAACACAGGACGCCGTCCAAAAAAACACCCACATCAAAACACAGGACGCCGTCCAAAAAAACACCCACATCAAAACACAGGACGCCGTCCAAAAAAACACCCACATCAAAACGTAATCATGGTATGAGAACTATAAGAACTTATAATAATCATAAAAGGACACAAGCCACACAAGCAGGACTTTAATTGAATTTGATAAAGATAAATATATATAATAAATATTAATAATATAATAAATACAATTAAATATTATTAAGTATTAAGAATTTAATAATAATAAAATGTTCCTCAAATTATTTCAAGGTAAAGGAATTCGAGATTTTTCAAATAAAATTCATACACAAATGTGCATTGCTTCATTATTTGGAAAACAGAATCGTAAAGTTGAAAACGAATGGAACGATGACGAAGATGAACAAAGACAAATATTTTATGAAGAAGAGAAAAATAACTTATCAGAAAAATTGAAGCAACAATTCAAATGTAATATTACAAAGTGTTCAGGTTTAGTTCATTGCAACTGTAAAAATAAATGCATGAAAAACAAATCAGATGATTACTTCATGGAGTATTGTAAAAGATTTTAATTTAAAACTTTTCACATTTGAAACGCCGATTTTTCATCTAACAACATCAAAGCCATTGCGGCATAGTTATGTAAATCTATTAATGTATCTCTTATTCCTTCATCGTTTATTAAGTTTATTCCATTTTTTGTTATAGACATAGAGCGTTGTAGTTTATCTTCTATACGCATTAATACACCGATAACTCCGTATTTAGCGAACGCATCACCATAGTCAATATTCTTTTTTGTAAATAACTCTAATGCTTCATTTTGAATTTTTTTCATTTGTTCAACTCTATTCATCTTTATAAATAATAGAAATTGATATGTTTAAATAGAAAGAAAATAATTAACATTTTTTTAATATAGAGAATAATAAATAATAAATACAGTTAAATATTATTATTATTTATTATATTTGTTATATTTTATATAAAACATGAATTCTCAAAGCAGCAGCGAACTGAAAGAATTAACATACAGAATTGAAGTCATAGAGAGAAAACTTGATTTAATACTATTTAAATTGGATGGTAGTGTTATTAAAAATTGTGATAAAATGGGAACTCACATTGACTTCGTAAATAGCGTTTATACCACAGTAAAAGTTCCATTAAATTATATATCAAATAAAATACAAAGAATCATAAATCCATCGGGTTTACAGATTGAATTGCCGTTGATCCATAATGGAAATGAAGTTGAAAATGTGTAACAAACATTTTTATAAATACCACACAGGATTAGTTTTGGGAATAGTAGCAGTAGGTGTTTTTTACGTTTTCGTTTATATGTAGAAAAAGTTATATATATATATATATATATATATACATATATATATATATTATAATTATAAATGACGACTAATAAAATTATTTTTGTTGATTATACTGCGGAATTTACACATTTGTCTGTTAAAAATAAAGCAATTGGAGCGAGTGAATATCAGTTTTATAACTTGATTGAAAAAATATCAAATGATAAACATATTTATTGTTATAATTGTATAAAAAATATTATTGAAATTGATAATATTACTTATGATCATTTTGATAATTTTGTAAATAATATATTATCAAATGATGACATAATTATTTTTCAAAGATATTTACCCAATCAACTGATATTAGATAAAATACAGAATAATAAAATATATTTATGGATACATGATATAGCATCATCAATACTTTTTTTAAACGACGACAAAAAATTAAAATTTTATGCTAATAAAAGTATCAAATTTAAAAAAGATTATTTAAATAATATACAAGCTAATAAAAATTATAACTTTATTCATAATAGTTTATTCTGTAAAAAAATATTTGAAAATTATTTATTAAAACATGATATTGTTATTGAAGAAAATAGATTCCACCTAATTTATAATATATTATACGAGGACGAATTAAAAATAAAAAATGAAAATAAACAAGTTAATATAAACAATATTGTTTACGCTTCAGCATGGCAAAAAGGCATTGAAAAAGTTATATCAATTTTTGATTTTATATTCACTAAAGATAATAGCATAACTTTAACATTAATGTCACCTGGATATGATTATCATAAATATGAAAATTATAAACAACTTTTAAAAAATAAATACAAAGATAATATACTTATTTTAGGACCATTAAATAAACAAGAATACGCACAAGTTATTCGGTCAGCTTGTTGTGTTATATCTTCCACTTTTCAAGAAACATTTGGTTGTGTGTTTGCTGAAAGTTATTATTTAGGTACACCCGTAATAGCAGATATAAATTCAGGTGCAGTTATTGAAATTATTGAAAAAGAAAATATAGTCAATTATAATAACTATGATGAAGTATATAATAAATTTACAACAGTTAAAAATAACAGAGATAAATGTATTATTAAGTTAGATGAAAAATTTTTTTTAGATTATAATTTAAAATTATGGAAACAACTATTGAATATTTAAACTACACTGTAAACTGAGTTCGAATATCAGTAAGACCGTGTGCTCTTTTAACAAATTATAAATTGATTTTTTTTTCATTAACTTTGAAATGGACAGTACCAGTACACGAGAATGCAGCCAACTCAAACACGAGGACAAGAATCAAATAACAATGGCAACAATAACAACAATGTCACTTTGGACTTGCGTGTGTCATGCAACACATTTTGGAAATATGAAATGAAGCTCACTATCAATCGTGACGATTTTGTTGAACCAAACGAGAATGACATTGTGAATGGTGGTGGTGCCTACGCCGCCGGCGGCAGTTGTTTCAATGATGACAACAAAAAAACTCGCACATTTTCAAGACTCGAGAGATTTCTGTGCGACTCTATGATTGCGCACATACACGAAGACTTGGCAACCAACGGACAAGAAGAACTTATTGAAAAATTGTGCGACATTTCAAGCAAGTTTCATGTTCACGGTCACACCACAAGGTCGCTCCTTTACCATCAGTCGAATGCTCCGCATGCCGATCACGGCGGTTTGATTTACATTTGCACGCATTGTTAAAAATATCCAAGTAAATTAAAGTAAATTAGAAGATGGTGATGTTATTTTTTTTACCTGCGCCTCGAACCCCTAAATTTTCGAGATTTACGACCCTTGTATCCCTTTTTGCTACGTGATTTATATTTTTGCTGGGCTGCTAAAAGACCAAATGGAACTGCTGCTTCAACCAGTGATCCAAGTTCCAGTATTCCTCCTCGCTGTTGTTTGGATTTAGATTTGGACCTATATTTTTTTGCAGTTTTGCTTCTTTTTTTTTTGCCACCACCTGCCATTGCATTTATATTTTTTATACTTGCCAGTTTTAAATTATCATTAATATACGTCGCATGCGCAGCTTTTGAAAGTGCGGGACCATTCCTGTCAAATGAATCACCCGTTAACGACGCTGGGCTCAAACTGGGTAGAGCTCCACCGCGCATTTTACTACTACGTCTACTATTTCTTTTACCACCACCCGATGTCCCAGGAACACCCAAACCCATATCACACGCAGAACAACCTGTCATTATATTCTTACTATTCTTACTATTATAGTTATATATAATGTATATATAAAATAATAATTCAAGTAAATAATAATAATAAATTAATTATTATTTATTTGTACAATATTATGAAATATAATTGTTACGCAATAATAATATAAATATTCCTAAAACTAAAAAAAAACTTATTAATAAAAATAAAACTGATAAATAAATATATGGATATATTTCTTGAAGAATTAATTGTATAATTGGTTTGAAGAGTTGTTTTAATTCTTGTTTTACATCTTCTCGTTTAATAATGTCTAAACAATAGTCAATTGCTTTATTTTTCATTTGATTTGATTTCAACATAAAAGTTGTTATTGTTATTTTTTTTATTTATTTATACGGTTACTATAATTTGTAGTCTGTAACTAATTGGTTGTGTCATGTTATATTTATTTATCATTTTTATTTTGTATAATTTAAATTGAAAAGAATTAAAACGAATTAAAAGAATAAATGAATATTACATACATAAACAAATAAGAATAAATACAAGTAAATAATGGACGATGCAATACTATCTTATGATGATAAAAGTATAGATTATTCAAACATTACACTATGTATGCCTTCAAGTATTAGTGGCGGGTCATATTTTACGAAAATGCAGTATTCTAAAAAACCGCTGTATATGCAGTCTCCCACCTGCATTTCCAAACAAGGAATAGTGCATTCAGGTAAAAAAACATACATTGACTTGGTATTTACAAGCGAAAAAGATGGAGAATTTATATCATTTTTGGAAAATTTGGAGAAAAAATGTATAGATATTATTTATGATAAAAGGCACTTATGGTTTACAGATGACTTGGAAAAAACTGACATTGAAACTGCATTTGCATCATTGGTAAAATCTTATAAAAATGGAACAAGTCACACATTAAGAGTAAATATAAATAATGGTAACAATAACAATCCAAAATTTAATAATATTGGTGTTCAATCCTGCTTCATTTTTGATGAAGAAAACAACACGCTTTCATTTGATAGCGTAAAACCAGAAACTTTGTTAATAACAATTATTGACTTTGAAGGAATAAAATTCACATCTAAAAGCTTTCAATTTGAAATAAATTCTAGACAAATTTTGATTATTAATGAAAAACCAATTTTTAAAGCGTGTTTAATAAAGAAAAAAAAACCACAGCATAATGATAATGATAATGAACAACAACAATGTGAAAAGGGTGAAAATAATGAAGACAAATTGGGAGACGGCAACATAGTTTCCACAGAAGTTATTCAAGAAAAAGATAAAGATGTTGAAATAGAAACATCAGTGAAACATTTAGAACCTTTAGAAACTTCAGAACCTTTACAAACTTTAGAAACTTCAGAACCTTTACAAACTTTAGAACCTTTAGAACCTTTAGAACCTTTAGAACCTTTAGAACCTTTAGAACCTTTAGAACCTTTAGAACCTTTAATGGTAAAGGTGGAGGTGGAAGAAGAACAATTAGAACAATTAAAACATTTAGAAGATTCTTCATCTTCGTCGTCATTGTCTTTGTCAGAAAGTTCACATAAAAATGATAAAAGCGGAGAGTTAATAGAAGTAACTTTAGATTTAGAGAAAGATGAACATGAAAAAATAAAATTAAAAAATCCAGATGATGTTTATTATAAAATGTACAAAGATGCAAAAGAAAAAGCAAAAGCTGCAAAAAATATTGCAATTGAAGCATATTTAGCTGCTGAAGAAATTAAACTTACATATAATTTAAATAATACAGATAGTAGCGATAGTAGTGACAGCGACGATAGTAGTGACAGCGGCGGTAATGACGATAATTGACAATAATAACGGCAACAATAATGGCAATAATAATGGCAACAATAATGGCAACAATAATGGCAACAATAATTACAATGATAAAAATTGTAAATTGTAGTTGTTTAGAAAAAATGAACGCGATAATGTAAAATAAGTATTTATATTTTAGCATTAGTTTTCTAAAAAAATATTTTATCGACCAACCATCAGCAAATTATATCAATTAATTATTATTATTATTATTATTAATTACAATTAATACAAAATTATAAAAATATTTTATCATTTATTTTATATAATAGTTTATATAATATAGAAACGATGATTCCAAAAAATTTGCAACAGTACGTAAAAAGCCACCAGGTGCTAACGATTTTGGCATCTCTCGTGTTACTTTATGCAATATATAATTATTCGGGTAGTAAGTCAGTGTTTCCCGAATACATGTCTGGCAGCTCAAGTAAAAAAGGTAAAGGTGCAGGAACCGGAAATGGTTCCGCGGGTCGACCTCCAGCGCCGGTAGATGACAGTTCTATTTATAACCAGCTTGATTCTGCCACCGGTTCTTCAAACATGGTGGGTCTTCCTCCTAATTGTTCCGGACAAGCAAATATTAACCCGGCAGACCTTTTGCCCAAAGATAACAACAGTTCGTGGAACATGAAACCAATGGGTTCAGGCGATTTTCTCGGTGTTAATCTTTTGAATGCCGGTTACTTGATTGGCGTTGATACTATTGGCAGTTCTTTGCGCAATGCAAACTTGCAAGTTCGTTCCGAGCCTCCCAATCCTCAACTTCAAGTTAGCCCCTGGATGAATACTACGATTGAACCCGACCCTTTCCGTGCCCCTCTTGAAATCGGTTGCGGACCGAAACCGTGCAACTCATAAACAAAACAAGATGATTGAATAAAATAAATAAAATATAAATAATAAACGTTTAAGCGACTATTATTTATATAATGTAGAGGTAAAATAAATTCATCATCTTCTGCGTCATCTTTTTTTTTGTATTTTTTTCACATCAACAATATTTCCAACATCATTGCAACATCCACAATTGTCCATATTTGCCCAGTATACTTTTCTTTCTTGGATGGTACCGTCATAATCCAGCGCCCATCGACCAGACAAGGTACTATTTTCAAATGAAGATGACAACGAAAAAGTTTTTTTGAATGGTAACCTGAATAATTTAGTCAAGAAATTTGCCATTGTAATACTAGAATCCTGGAATATAAAATGAATTACTACACTTATTATTTTCAATTTAATAAATAAATATTGAAACCACATAGTCACGTCAATCAAATGATTTTTTTTCAACCATTCAATATGACATATGTAATGGAAGTAAGTGTTAAATAATGACAAAATGTAATAATAGATCCAAGCTTTAGGTAATCTATACATTTGTACTGTCCAATTGGTTGAATAATTAAATTTGTTTGATATCCAAAAGGGGTCATAAAATCTACACTGGCAAGTGTAGTAACATAAATTAAAAATGGTGATGGATCTAGAGATAATTTAAGGCATATTTGATATGTAATTGGCAACATGATAGCTACACAGGCAGAGTTACTTGTAAATGCAGTTAATACAATGGTCAAAAATCCAATCGTGAGTAAAATAACAAATGTGGAAAATTCATGAAAATCTTTAAATAGATTGGAAATTTGGACATCTAGTTTAGATTGAGTCAACCCATATCCAATATTACTTGATAATATCAACATAAAATAGACTTCCCAATTGCAATTTTCTATAATAGTTTTGATGTCTAAAATGCGCATACTAGATAAAACTAAAAGTGAGATTACAGTCAAAGGTAATAAATCTATCAAACCACTAATATTGATGCAGACTGAAACAACAAATAGCAATGTAGCCATGTGCCACTGTTTAATATGAAATGATGTTGTCACTCTATCATGAATAAATACAGGTTGATCGAAATCATTATTCAATAATTGGATACCTCGGTATCGGGTAATTGAGACAAATTGTTGACTATTTGCATTTTTTTTGAGAAAATTGCAGGTAGAATAAACTAATAAGCTAGTATTGCACTCGACTTCATCACTAAGCAACACATCAACCGCTTCACTTTCTTCGCCTTGTTCTAAATCTTGGCTTCTTCCTTCTCCTTCTCCTTCTCCTTCTCCTTCTCCTTCTAAATTTTTAGATCGAGTTGTTGAATCGGAGATAGCAACAATTATACAACTATGAGTAGACTCAAACTCATTAATATTAATTTTCATGGTACCGTTTGCACATCTGTTTGATGGTACAACTTTATAAAATAAAGGAACTGTGTCAGGATGAATATCTGGAGCAGATTCATTTAATTCAGTTAACCGTTTGACCAGTTGAGATAAATTAAAATGAGATAAACAACGTGTTAGTATTTTGCCTTTGAATATTTCCAAAAAATTTATGATCTCATTTGGTGGTGAATAAATTATGTATATATCTCCTCCTTCAATAATGGCTTCTCGAGTTAGTGTAATTCTATCATGATTTCGATACAATTCAAATCTATCGATACTACTAGAGAGTGTGTCATGGCAGTTTTTGCTTATCAAAGGCGAATTAGTTGGTATCATAATTCTGCATTTATAGCGTGTCTCTTTTGGTTCATCAACTAAATTAGCATTACTTGGCAATAATTTATCAGATAATGCAATCAATACCCCCAAAGATATTATTCCAGGTAAAATAGCATATTGAGTAGTAGCACTGATATTCCAGTTGATGCCCCATTTTTTGACTATTCCTTGACTGAGCAAATTAGTTGAAGTTCCAATAATGGTAAGAGTCCCTCCTAGTATAGTCGCATATGATAGTGGTATTAAATATTTGCTACTAGGTATTTTTTGTGATTTGCACCACCGATCAACAAAAGGATACAGTGCCACTACAATGGGTGTATTCGGAACAAATGCCGATACAATGAAAACAGGTATCGTTATTTTGCATATTATAGCTAAATGATGAGTGCTACCAAATGACATTATGGTGTGAATATAATTTGTAACTTCAACACTTCTAACAAAAGGTAAAATAGTTGGAAATATCAACAAAACCGTTAGGATGCCTTCATTAGCAAAACTTTTGATTAAATAATCAAAATCCACAATTTGTCCTAAAAATAAACTTACATTTACTAACAATAAAATCCAAACTGGACTAAAATTAGCTATCATTAAACCAACCAATCCAACTATGTTGAGACCAGTATAAACCAATTTGTATATATCCATAAACACTTGAACTACATATAACACATCTTAAATCTCTAATATTTATTATAAAATATATTTATATTGGTATGGTACTGCTAACAGTATCGCACACAAGAACGCTTCGCTTATTTAAATCACGATTAATATAATTATTATTTTTAATTCCGTCATAAAATGTTTGAAGATGATTATATAATTTGCACATCATTTTAATAATTATTTCATATTTTTAAAATAATTATTAAAATCGAATTATATAATTTTTTATTTATTATATAAAAAATTATAATTTTATACTATTATAAATGGGTTTTATTGGATTAATTGTGCGATGTAAAAATGAACCTTATGTAACTGAATTTGTAAATTATTATATAAAACAAGGTATAGATAAGATATATATAATTGATGATAATTCTAATAAAGAAATATATAAAGATGTTATAAATAATGAAAAGGTTAATATTAGTTTTTATAAAAATAATGTTATAAAATATAAGACTAATCAGTTTGATAGTTCTAACCAATTATATAAAAAAATTAAAAATAGTTTTGAATGGATAATTGTTGTAGATATGGATGAATATATAACAACCAAAAAATATGTAAATAACACAATAAAAGAAGAATTAGAAACTACATTTAAAAATTCTATGTGTATAAAAATACCATGGGTTATGATGTCTTGTAATTCAATTAAAAATAATCCTGACTATTTATTGAAAACAAATATTTATAGATGGAATCATGATATTAGACATATAAATAATACATCTAATGAAAATAAATTTAGATGTAGATATGATAATATCGAAGTTAAATGTATTTTTAAACCTAAATATTTTGAAAATATATTTATGCATCATCCTATAAATCCAAATTGTAAAGACACAATAATAGTTGAAAGTATTAAAAATACAAAACAACAACTTGATCCATTTTATAAGAATTTAAGGGAAATAGATATTAAAGAAGGATATTTATTATGTTATCATTATAGAATAGTTTCTATTAAAAATTGTTTGAATAAAATAAAAAATAATTTATTCTATAAAAAATATAAACTCAAAGATTTATTATCAAATGATTATCCAGAAATAATAGATGAAACATTAAAATACAAATAGATATTTCAAATATTGTTTATAATTCCTCTAACACTCATTTATATGCATGTATTATATATATTTGAGTAACATTTTTTTATAATATATATTAGTATATAAATTATAATTTATTTATATAATGTTGATATAATATTTATATAATGTTGTACTCAGTCAATGTTTGGATAAATCGATAAATGTAGATAAGTATTTGAATATTAAGCCTAGTGTATAAAACACAACGCAAGATGTTATCTTGACGGTGTGTTTTTTTTTATTTTGTTTTAGATTTTTTTTTACTTTTTGTATTTTGTTTTAGATTTTTTTTTACTTTTTGTATTTTGTTTTGTCTTTGTTACCCCCCTTGTTTCCCTTGTTTAAGAAGATACAGAAGAGACAGGAGTAGCTGCTGCTGCAGCCTGAGCAGCGGCAGACTTGGCAAAGTGAGGCGACATGTAACGCTGAAGATTGAAATAAGTTAGCTCATCTCCCTTCTTCAGCTTGAGAAGAGAAGTCAGCTTCTTGTCGGGGTTAATCTTGCGACCATTCTCCTTGTCCTGCAAGTTGTTGGTGCGAATGTACTTGTTGATCTCACGAGTCACCTCAGTGCGAGCCATCTCAGAACCTTCTGGCTTGCCAAGAAAACCGGCAAGCTCGTTGGAAATCAGAGTGGGCTTCACAAATCCGGAAGGTGCGCGGTTGCCAGTCTTGCGCTTTTTCTTCTGAGAAGCCTTCTGAGCATTCTTCAGCTCGCGAACAGTTTGGCGCTCAAGAAGACGGAATTCGCTGCGAAGAGTGTTCCATGTGGCATGAGCAGCCTGAAGCTTGCTAGAATAGTCAGAGTACAAACTCAAAAGAGCAGAGGAAGAATCTGGAGAAGATGCAACAGCAACTGGAGCATCTGAAGAAGAAGAAGCAACGACGACATTGGCAGGAGTGGAAGAACTCAAAGATGACGAATCACATGGCTCGGCGCATGCAACGGTCTTGGGCTTGGGAAGTTTCTTGAGTTTGGATGCACCTTCAGAAGATGAAGAAACGGCGGGAGTAGTGGCGGAAGAATCAGCCGAAAGGGTGGAAGTCTTTGTCTTAACCATTGTACTTGATTATACTCATATTAGCAGTGTCTTTTTAAGTATCTTTTGACATATATTATATATTAAATGTGTATTTTAACCCATGATGCAATGTCATTTAATGGACATTTATTATAATCTAATTTAAATGTCTTGAGAGAAATGAACTTTGGTTTTTTCATTTGAGATGTTTTATAAAATATATAATCTCCATATTTACCTTTTCGAATGCTTACATCATCATTGACTATTCTAACTATACCCATTGTAGCTGTTGTTTCTCCAACGGGGACACTATCAATTCTGATGGAATCATTTGAATCATTTGAATCATTTGAATCATTTTCAATATGACGTATGACTTCTTCAAGAGAAATATCAGAAATATTTTTGCTGCATTTAAAAGATTTCCTATTTTCTCCGTTTTTACCCCACACTACATAATTTCCAAATCGTCCATTCTTCAAAATAACGCTGAAGCCACCAAATGTTCCAACAACTCGTTCTAAAGAAGAGTCTTCAACAAGAATGTCAGAGAGATTTGTATATTTACCCGTTTTTAAATCATCAAAAATTATTCCGGGTTTTACTTTTTTATATATTATATTTTCATTTTCTTCAGAATTTAGACCTTCATTCAAAAACTTATCGTGGCACCCCCCTTCTTCATTTGTGGGAAATGGTTTCTCGGAATACATTACAACCGGACCATGTTTACCAATTATAAATATATGATGGTCATCTATTCTATACTGTGTTTCATCTTTTTTTGTTTTTTTTATTTTATTTATGCATTCTTCAATCTCTCCAAAACATTCATCGCAAACTATTTTTAAATCGCGTTTTGGGTCGATGCCGTTTGCGGCAGAAGCAATGTCATCCAAGCGCATTTCCATGTGTCTCGTGTAATCATACGAAAATAAATTAGAAAAATTAAATGTTAAAAATTCTAAAACACTTTTTCCAATTGGTGTAATAATTAATTTATTATTTTCATTTCCCAACTCTCTCCAACTTTTTGTTTTAGAAATAACTTTATCAACCAGTGTGTACTCATTGCACTCTATTCGCATTCCCACCACGTTTTGTTTTTTTACATATTCACGCTCCATAATTTTTTCAATAATTGTAGAATATGTCGACGGTCGTCCTATTTCTTTTTCTTCCAATGCCTGTATTAATCGAGCTTCCGTGTAATGTGCGCCAAGAGATGACGTAACAACAATACTCGTTTCTATTTTATTGTAAGGAATTATTGAATTCTCTCGAACATTGTGCAAATAATCCATCATTGTGTGGTGGCGCTGCTGTTCTGGCGTAAATCCTTGCACTGCTTTCCATCCCAAAAAAACAGGCTTTTGACAAGAAAATTTATATGTATAACTGACATTTGCAGCATTCATATTTATTTTTGCAACCATTGGCAAAAATGTATAGTCTGACATGCAATTTTCTAGTGCATTTTTCCAAATAAGTTTATACATTTTTTGTTCTAGTGCATGAAAATCGTTATTCAATGAAATGCGAGTAACATCCGTCGGTCGAATTGCTTCATGAGCCTGAACTCCGGCATCGCCCTTGTCGCCCTTGTTGTCGCCATCTTTAATGTATTTTTCTCCCCATTTTTCTCGCACATAATCATTTGCCCGACCTATAAATTCTGCACTATAACTTTTACCCGTTGTGCGAATATAAGTAATGTAACCGCGCTCATAAAGTGTCTGACAAATCTTCATCGTTTCACTAGGAGAAATCGAAAACTCGTTGCTGGCTGTTTGTTGTAGTCGACTCGTTGAAAATGGTAATGGTGGTGACAAGTTGCGCACATATGTATCGTTTTCGACACACATAAAAACATGGTCAGATTGCACAGAATTTTGCAAGAATGTTTCTACCTCTAGCTCATGACATTGTTCTGAAAAAATTGATTTGAATCTTTTTTCTAGAGAGAAGGGTATATTTAATTTTGTAAAAAAGCCACAAACTGAATATTCGAATATGTTTTCATTCTTAGCATTATTACTATTGACATTATTTATATGCATTAATCTATTTTCAATTTCTCTCTGATTATCATAAACAAGACGCAGCGCAGGTGTCTGACAGCGACCTGCCGATAACCCCATCGACGAAATGTGTTTCCAGATTAACGGAGAGATTTTATAACCAATTAATAAATCTAAAATTTGCCTGGCGTTTGCTGAAGTAACAATATTCATATTTACTTTCCTCGGAGTTACCATTGCTTTTTCCAGCGCATCTTTTGTTATCTCGTGAAACACGATTCTCTCTGTGGTTTCAACTGACAATTTAAACATGTCGCATATATGCCACGCAATCGCTTCTCCTTCTCGGTCATCATCTGTTGCTATTATAACCCGACCTGCCATTTTTATTTCTGACTCTATTCTCGTAATTTGTGCCTTTTTTGAATCCATGATTGTAAATTTTAGTTTATAATTTTTATTTACATCTATTGCGTTTAATCCGTCTAAATAACGCATGTGCCCACACGTCGCAACACACCTGTACCCATCTCCCAAGTATTTCATAATGGTTGCACATTTCGAAGGAGACTCAACAATCAATAGTGTTGTATCTGTTTTAATAGAAAACATTTTACATTTACTAACCTTATTTACGGCACTTTTATTTTTTTTAATTGATGGCATTGATAGCAGTGAATAACTTTAACTGACACATAATATTATATAGGCATCTACTTTTAACTACTTTCATAAAATTTCATAAAAAAAGTGTTAGTATTTTTGTTTTGTTTTGTTTTATTATTTTTTATTTATTTTTACACACTGCAAGCACATTTTACTTAAACCTTTCAAGCCTTCTTGATAATCTTCTTCTTCGGCGCCTCAGCGGAAGCAACAGATTGAGGTTGAACAGGAGGAGCAGCCACAGGAAGTGATGGCGCGCGGGACAAACCACCGTCTTCCTCCTCGTCGCTTTCACCATCATCCGAATCTGCAGTCTCTGTGACAGAAACCGGACAAGCGGAAGGAACATCATCATCATCACAAAACTGCTGCTGCTGCTGCTGCTGTTGCTTGTCAGCTTCTACTTGAAGCTTCACAGTCTCAGAAGGAGTCAACGACAAATGGCACCTTCCACGCATCGAAAGCCTGGGCTGTACAATTCCCTGAACCAGACGCCACGTCACTCCGAATTTGCCATTTGCAAACCAGAGACCGCCGCACTGAATCATTGTCACAACATGCGACTGCTTGGTAATCAAGTCCTTTGGAGAAACAGAAGGATTGGAAGAAGGATACAGGCACACCTTGTCTGCGTCGTAAATCTCAATTCCCTCCCACTTGTTGTTCCAGAAAGGAACCTTGATTTTCATGGTGGGCGCCTTTGACGTGTCCTTCTCACAAGTAACCTTATCAGTGGGATACTTTAAAACAGGTGTAAACAGTGCATCAACAGCATCAGGCGTCATCTTCGGCTTTGCAAACCAGTCCTTCGAATTGACAAGTGCATCCGCCTTCAACTTTCGTTCAAATGCCATCATTGCTTGCAAAAATGCCTTTGAGTCGGACGACTGATACTCCTCGCTTGGAAACTGAAGCGCCATATCATACGATACCTTTTTCGTCTTCTCGTCAACGAATTCTTGGATTCCCCACGTCATGAGAAGAGGGGTCCCCAGAAACAATGACTGTCCCGTATGAGCATTGACTACACCAACACTCTTTCCACCACTTGAATTCACCTTTGATTTTGAATATTTGATATCACTTTCAGGATTGAATGAAACACCCTGAATCATAGGAACCTGAGAAGATGCGGTTGCGTTTGACATTATTTTTGATTGTGTTGTTCGTAAGTTTGTGCTAGGAAGCTGAAGAATGTAATCATATATTTCAAATTTTCAATTTTTATTTTTATTCGAATAAATCAAACAAATATAAATAAATAAAAAAAAATAAAATGAAAAAAACTTTAAAACATATGCAAAACTGTGTAAAAATTATAATTTAGGAATATGAATAAATTATAAAAGTACGAATAAATATTAAATATAATATATAATATTTATTAACAATATACAAAACAAAACAAAAAAAATGTTGAATAACACTCATTCAGACCACCAGTTGATACAGCGTCAGCAAACTTACATGCTTGACCGCAAGCTTGTTTCTATATGTTCCGAAGATAGAGACAAGTGTAACTGGAAAAATCGCGCACATTTTGAAATCACTTTACCTCAACAGCTTTTAAACGTTGAAACTATTCGCCTAGTTGAATGCAATTTTCCATCAAATAATTATACTTTTAAAAATAGTTACTATAATACCAAATTTTTATTTAAAATTCACAGTTTGCCAAATCACATAACATTGACAATAAATGAAGGATTTTATTCACCCAGACAATTAGCATTTGAATTGAGAAATAAATTAAATTATTACACGGCGGTTGAAACTGGCGCTTCATATAATCATTTTATTGTTGTTTACAACGAAGCAACGCAAAAACTACAATTTGGAAATAATTTTGAGCCGTTTGAGCTGAACTTTGATGCAATAATTTCATACGATGTTTCGTGCGCACAGCCAAGTATACCCGTTTGTCAAAACGGGAAATGGGGGCTTCCTTATTATTTAGGATTTGAAAAAATAACATACTTTTCATCTGAAATAGTTAATCCTTCAGTTACGCCATTGTCGGACCCATCTTTTGATAATTTAACTTATTTAAATATTTCAGACACCACAAACTATTACTGGCTCGGAACTACTGGAACATTCTATTTTTGCAACGCGCCCAATAAAATTAATGTAATTGGAGAAACAAATTTTTATATGGAACTTGATAAATGCAATCAAGCCGACGAGCTCAAACCTTATCCGCTGAACACAAACGGAACATTCAATAACTCATACAATGGAATTATAAATTCATTTTTTGCTAAAATACCGATACTAGGATGCCCCAATACGCAGTATTTTGATTCTCGAAATGGACTTATTCAAAATCTTACCACATTCTTTCCACCCCTTGAACGTCTTAGTAAAATAAAAGTGAAATTTAGATACCACGACGGTACACTTGTAGATTTTAGCAATGATTTCAGCTTTACTCTTGCATTTGATTGTTATCGCGATGAAATGGCTCGAACGCTTTTGCTGCGCACCCCGTCACAATACAGACTGTAGGGTAGGGGGCGACGAGCAGAGGTTAAAGGAGAACCGTAGGTTCTCTTTGGAGGGGTCATAGTGGAACCTTGGGTTCCCCTAAAATGTCACGATGGTTTGAATGCACAATCGTCATTGCGTTATCTCTTATATTAAATATAAACTTTTTCAAATAAATAAATATTTCCCTTGAAATGACTGATGCCTCATAATATAACCATTTTATAATGTATATAAATAACTTGTAGCCTATTCCTATATCATGTTGATAATGTTGAAGCGGTCCAATTCCGCGTTCGCCGTTTACCAAACTAATGTCGATTTTATCTTTGTCACCAAAACAAATGTGATATAATCCAATAAACTCATCCTTATATCCAGGTTGGCTATATTTCATCTCTCGAAACCTAATGCGTGTTTTATTAAACTCAATAGAATCCTCCTCTATAAATGCGCAAAGTTTCATTCTCGTGTATTCGTCAGGATAAATAATGCAACAGTCTACATCACTTTTATCTTTGAAATGTGTAAAATTCGTTATACTTCCAAATAAACGAATGCTTACATTTGGAACATTTTGTTCAACTCTTTTTAAAAACAATTTGACAACTGGGGAAATTTTATTATTAATATTATTTATTTCATCATTTTTATTATCATTATCAGTATCATTCATATTCGGATCGTATTCAATCGACATTATTATATAAAATTATAAATTCAATAATAAATAAATAATATTTATTGCTATAATAATACAACATTATTATTTATTTATTTATTTTATTTACTGTCATGGTCGCCTAAATGTGTTTTTTTGTATTCAGACCACGATAGTTTCTTTGCTGGAAGGTGCGAACTCTTTTTGCCATTCTTATCATGCTTATGCGCCTCATCCAAGTGTTGCGATTTTTTCAAAGCGCTGTCAATGTAAATGCTTTTCAGTAATTTCCCAACTTCAAATGACGCGGTGTGTTGGTCTATTTTATCATCTTCAATCATTTTTAAAAGTCCTAGGAGCTGTCCCATGATGTTCAAGTCTAATTCATCCTTTTTCAAACGGTTAAATAAATCGGTATACGTGTTGAACAAAAATGAACATCTCGAAACACACATTGCATCAAATTGAGCAGGATTTGATTTAGATAATCTTTGATAATCCTTTTTAAGTTTTACCATGGTTAAAACATCATCTCTTATTTTTTCGCTATGTTTTAAACTGCGAATTGTTTCTGTATTGTCAACTGCACCATTTACTTGAATCATTTTTTCCAACTGTATTCTCTCTGCGGAATTCATCTTATGCGTATACGACGAGATAGTCAAATGCTAAAATGTTATTATATTTTAATACACGAATAATATCTAAATAATAATACGAATAAATATTTTATCAAACTATCATTTTTTTATTTTATATTTTTTATTTTCTACTGATATTATATTAATATTTATTAACATAATATACATATGGCAACTGTTTCTTCAAATATAAACTCTTACGTTATTCCGCAAACAGTGAATGACCCCAACCCAAGTCAAACTGCACTCAATAAGGGTATAGATAGAATTATTTACCAAAATAGCCTGAATAATGTATCAAAAAGTGGTGTTGCAGGCGGTGGAACGTCATCAAAATCAAAAATGAAAAAAAGTAAAAAAATGAGAATGTCAAAACGAATGTTAAGAATGTCATCAAGAAAAAAATTTTCTCGTAAATTCCGAAAAAGTCTATCAAAATTTAGATTGAGTTCGCGCAAAAGTGTGTTGGGGCGTCGGCGAAATAAACACAAAAATAAAAAGTTCAGCAGAGGTGGCGCGGCAGCCACAATGACAATACCGTCATTTTCGCAAACTTCACCAAATGGAACCGCAATTATAAACCAACTTGCATCAAATCATGCACAAACTTTAGCATTTTCTTCATTTGACGGTGACGTAAAAATATCACCAACAACAGCAAGCACGGCGGCGCCTTCCAAATGAGAATAAAAGTATTTTAATATTTTTTATAAAAATATATTAAAATATTAAAAAATCAATATTATATAACACACATTTAATAAAATATATATTGAATATATTTAATAATGAAAACAAGTGACTTGCTTTCTGCAATATTTATTATAGTTGTATTTATTGGTTTGTATGTTCTATCATTTTTGGTAATTGGGACAAAATATATTCAAGACCATTGGCCCTTATACCGCTGCAATCCGACCGTTATGCCATTTAGCAGTATGTTCGGTCATGACGCAGGCGAAAATTTTACATATTGCATACAAAATATGCAGACCGACTACATGGGATATTTACTTGAACCCATCAACTACATGACTTCAATGGTAGAAGGAGGGTTGGACGACATTAGTGGTAGTTTGAATTTTTTCAGAAACATGTTTAGTTATATTAGGGACTCTATTACCGGAATCATTAAAGGAATATTCAGCATATTTTTAAACATGTTGATTGAATTTCAAAAAATAACAATGGGAATAAAAGACTTGATGGGCAAAACAGTCGGCATATTAACCACTCTACTATATGTTGTGGACGGAACCGTTATGACAATGCAAAGCGGGTGGAATGGACCTCCTGGACAACTGGTTCGTTCAATCGGTCACATTTGAAATTTGAACTATCGCTAGTATGAAATATTTTATCCATAAACAAGTCAAGACCATAATTTACATTAAATTTTAAATGATGGATTTGATGAGACTGTTTATGGGCTATACTAGAATGAGAATTAACAACAGTGTTTATGGTTGCATATGTCCCAACCAAGTATACTTGAAATGCTGAAAATTGCAATAGTAAATGCAATACATAAATGGAGCCCATGTTGACTACAATCGCATCAAACGGATGTGCGTACAGTGCAAATAAACCCAGCGTTTCTTTCATCTCGTGGTGCATTTTATGATATTTATAAAAATGCTTTGAATGCATAATTATATGTAAAGTGTAAAACCAGATTTCCCCGAAAACGATATTCAAAAACATATGAAATACTTCAAAATACATTGAATGGAATTTATATTCAATAGGTTGAATCGTAAGCGTAATGTAGAGCGATAATGGCAAATAAATAAACACGTTTACAAAGATGTTGTCAACCTTGTTACTAAAGTCGACAATTTTATACGCATTTTTATTTTTTGAAAAATCATAGTATGATGAAATGACATATAACCACGATGCATAAAAAGGAATGATGATATTGTGATTATCACTTTGAGACAACATGACGCGACGGTTGTTTGGTGGGTTGTGAGTTGTTGGGATATTTTTGTATATTATTAAATTCAATTTTAATTAATATACAAAAAAATACAAAATATGAATTTACAAATCACCATTATTGTCACAGTTCTCATTATATTGCACATTGTACACCACGCTGTAACTTGACTTGTCATACTTTATATACTTGGAAAATGTAATGGCATTGCATTTGCATAGCTGTCTTATAATCGTGTTGAATTTATTATGAGTCACGTGGGTTGTGTCGAGGTAGTGGAGCTTTGATGTATAATAATATTCTTTAATGCTGTTAATGAATATTTCTAAATCATTGTTATAAATCGCTCTTTTAAATGCAGTAATATCAACAATGTAAAACTTATCTGTTTTTTTACAACCGATTTTCTCTAAAAAATCAAATAATATATTGGCAGGAATAGTTTTTTTAAATAGTTGAGTCATTGTTGTTATAAGATTTATTTTATATTATTTATTTAAAGTATCAAAAAATAACTAATAGTAATAGTAATATATATTATAATAAATAAAATGTTTATATGTTTGAAAAATAAAAAATGAACAACTTTAAATAATAACTAAAATAAGTTCACGAAATTGTTTGTAAATAATGCCAATTCCAGTTCATCCTCATGGACATTATGAAAGTATATTATATATTTACAAACCAATGATGTAAGTTTGTATTTTATATTCTCGCTTAATAAATTTGTAATTTTTATATAAAGAAAATAATTGTCTAGTATGTCCATTACTGAATAACCTTCATCATACAAATTATATAAAATTTTTATTCCATCTGTTAATTTTTTATTCAATATACAATTTGTATAATCATCAAATATTGTGTAACTAATATTTGTACACAACTTATGAACCAATTCTCTGTCAACATAACAATTTATTATTTTTATTTTTTCCAAATAATTTATTAGAATTCGTACAGAATTATTACAAATGCTTAGTATAAATTCATCTGCTTCTAAAGACATATTCAAATTTTCATTTACTTTTATTTTATTCATAATTTTTGTCAAGCATGACATTGTCAATGGATTTATTTGAACCAATATTGTTCTCGATTGTAAACTGTCTATAACCTTTTGAACATTTGTGCACGACGAAATAAAATGAATGTTATTTTTATATTTGTCCATGCAATTTCTAAAAACCTGCTGGCTTTGTTCATTAATCAAATCAATATCATCAAGCAAAACAATCTTCTTTTTATTTTTTATCAAACTGCATGTTTGGCAAAATATTTTAACATCATTTCTATAATATTGTATTCCCTGCTCTTTTAAACTGTTCAAAACCAACACATTGTCAGAATTATAATCGTTTCCATAATATTCTTTGATTATTGAATTTATGATTGAAGTTTTTCCTGTTCCCGAATCACCAATTATTAAAACATTCAAATTATTCAACGATATCAATGACTGCATTAATGTTACAGTGGTTGGGTTTAGCTGCTCAAAGTCACTGAAATATGTTGGCTGATACTTGTGTATAAACGGAGAATTATTATTCATATTCACTGTGTAGTTTGTTTGTTTGTTTGTTTATATTCTTTACCTATCCTAACCTAATTAAATATTAATTATTAAATATTAATTATTAAATATTATTTTGAATATAATCTATTTAAAATTATACATTTAAATATATATAATATTTAATTGAAATATGAACTTTAATTTTAGTAATGCGCGAGAAGAAGAGGGTAAATGTGAAGATGAAGAAGACTATTATAAAATATTAGAAATAAGTCGCGATGCAACCTCTGAAGAAATAAAAAAAGCATATCGAAAACTTTCAATGATTCATCACCCTGACAAAAATGGTAACAGAGAAGAATCTACTATAAAATTCAAATTACTTGCAAGCGCTTATGAAACACTGGGTAATCCTGATAAAAAAAAATTATACGATATGGGCATAAGAGGCGGCGGAAATGGTAGTCCATTTGGAGATTTTGAAAATATAAACCCATTTGATATTTTTAATATGATTTTTGGTTCAATGGGGGGAGGAGCGCCTCAGCAGCATCAGCAGCACCACATTCACGGGTTTCCACCTCCTTCATTCATAAGAGGCGGAATGGGTCCAATTCAAATTGGTTCAATGGGTCCAATGGGTCTTGGCGGAATGGGCATCCACATTATTAATTCATCAGGAGGGGGAGGAGGAGTGGGAGGAATGCATCAAATGCACAACCATCCGAATTTTCATTTTTTGCATCATCCGCAACAGCAACAGCAACAGCAGCCACATTTTTTTTATGAAACAATGCAGAAGCAGCCAATGTCATCAATGCCATTACCCCCACAATCGCAATCACGTGAACCTATAACCAAAAATGTTAATATAACACTCGAAAATGCATATTTTGGAATTGAACAACTTTCAATAAATTTGACTGAATTTCATAATGATGCAACTATTACTGTCTGCATTCCACCCGGAATAAACGATAAAGAAGTTTTAATATTATCAAACGTGACATATTCTTCAATTCATTTTTCACAAATTAATATTATTGTAAATATTGAACAACATCCCATATTTAAACGCAACGATACAGACTTGATTTTTGAAAAAGAATTATCACTCAAAGAGTCGTTGTGTGGTCTCGAATTCACCATAAAACACATCAATAATAAAAGTTTCCATTTACAACATAAAGATGGAACAATTATCAAACATAATACAACAAAAACAATACCCGGTTTAGGAATGATGGATAAAAATAAAAATTGTGGAAATTTGATTATTATTTTCAAAATTATTTATCCAGATAAACTGAGGAGAGAACAGATCGATGTGCTGTCAACAGTTTTATAAATTTTAAAAAATCGCACTTACTTTATATGTGATTATAAATATAATAACGTATAAACTTAATAAATATAATAAATATAATAAACATAATAAATGAAAATTCTTGTATATGGTCACGCAGGCTGGATTGGAACACAATTTGTAGAATTATTAAAAAAAGAAAAAGAAAAAGAAAAATATACCGACAACGATGCAATCGACTTTGTTCTTGGTAATTCACGAGTTGATGATACTCCGGAATTGTGTAAAGAACTCGACGAAGTTGGTCCTTCACACGTAATTTCATTCATCGGACGAACGCATGGCACAATCGGCGCCACCAAGTATACAACCATTGATTACTTAGAACAGCCCGGAAAATTAGTTGAAAATGTTAAAGACAATCTATTCAGTCCCATTTCGCTCGCTCTAGCATGCAAAGAAAGAAATATTCATTACACATACCTTGGAACAGGGTGCATTTTTAGTTATAAAAATATAGAGGCGATTATAAATCCACTTACAAACAACACACACGACTCATATTCAGATTCAAATTTAGAAAAAGGCTTTCATGAACACGACATTCCCAATTTTTTTGGGTCGAGTTATTCCATTGTAAAAGGTTTTACAGACAGACTTATGCATCAACTCTCAGAAAATGTACTAAATTTGCGAATCAGAATGCCAATTGTTGCAAGTGAGTGTCCACGAAATTTTATTACAAAAATTGTCAACTACTCAAAAGTGTGTTCAGTGCCAAATTCCATGTCAGTTCTTGATGAATTGTTACCCATTGTCATAAAAATGCTTAAAAAGCGTCTTGTCGGCACAATAAATCTCACAAATCCCGGCGTAATTTCACACAATCAAATATTAGAAATGTATCAAAAATATGTCGACCCGCAATTTACTTGGAATAATTTTAACATTGAAGAACAGCGAAAAATTTTAGCCTGCGACCGTTCTAACAACTACTTGGACACAACTGTATTAGAAACTTTTGCGCCGGAAATGCGTTGCATTAAACATGCAGTTGAAGACATCATTAAAAATTATAAACGTGCCGATAAAAATGAAAACAGTAATAATAAAAATAATGAGAAAATGGAAAATAATGTGAATACTGCGGACACTCAAACCCACAATGATAACGCACCACCACCAAGACATTTTGAAGACAGCAGTGAAACTATTTTATTTGTAACTGGAGGTGCAGGGTTTATCGGTTCTCATTTTATAAACAATATTTTTTTAAAATATAACAAAATTAAAATAATAAATTTTGATGCGCTTTATTATTGTGCGAATGAAAAAAATGTAAGTGAATCGGTGCGCCAATCTGTTGACAGATATACGTTTATAAAAGGCAACTTGCAAAGCTCTGACTTGTTGAACTATATATTTCAAAAAAACAAAATAACACACATTATCCATTTTGCCGCACAGTCACACGTCCAAACATCGTTTACTGATGCAATCGCCTATACTAATGATAATATTTTAGGAACGCACAATTTACTTGAATCTGCAAGATTGTATTGTAAAACACTGAAACTGTTTATTCACGTTTCAACGGATGAAGTCTACGGCGAAAATGAGTCAGCAGACATCAAAACCGAAAAGTCAATACTATGCCCTACCAATCCTTATGCAGCCACCAAAGCAAGCGCTGAACTGATGGCGCAGTCATACAACCATTCATTTAAAATTCCCATTATTATAACGCGAGGAAATAACGTGTACGGTCCAAACCAATATCCTGAAAAAGTTATACCAAGATTTATACATCAACTTCAAACTGGCTCAAAAGTCACAATCCAAAATGGAAACTGCATGCGCGCTTTTTTACATGTGTATGACACCGCAACAGCATTTATTGCAATCTTGGAAAAAGGCAAAATTGGCGAAATTTACAATATTGGTTGTGACGAAGGCATGGAATACAGCATTCTTGAAGTTGCAAAAATTCTCATTGGAAAAATTATAAATGTTGACGACAGTGCCAGTGTCAATTTTAATAACTACATTGAATATATAGAAGACAGACCATTCAATGATAAACGTTACTATATTAGCAATAAAAAATTGAAACAACTAGGATGGAATATAACTGTTGATTTTGAAACCGGTATTAATGAGCTAATAAAATAAAAATAATTAAAGTCTAGAAAACATTTATCCGTTGGTTTCAAGCCGGACCTCGCAACCCCGGATTTCGAATCGGCAATTTATAAAATATCGAAAGTGGACTAACAACAATGCGCGCTTTATTTTTTTTTATTGCTTCTAAATGAAACTTCCTGTGCTCGCAATCATTTGTAAATTTATTAATTATCTGTGGAGGAAGTAATTTTTTTGGAAATAAAGTTATGTCAATGTTTGAACTATAACTGCAATTCAAAAACTTATCACTTTTATAAATAGCAAAACCATTGTACGAAGAATATACGGGTATAAAATCATAACTTTTATCTGTTTGATTTTTTGCATATTTTAATTTTTTTTCAAAATCCTCCCTAATATTATTTCGTGTTTCACTTTTATTCATAACATGAAAGATACTATAAATGTACGGATCATAAGACAGAGCCCAATAATCATAGTATCCAGCATCTCTGTTAAATGACACACTATCCCATTCATCTGAACGCTCCAAAGCGCTACGCAACGTCGGTATATTAATTTGTCCAACACAAGCATATTCATTACTATCCATCATGATAAAATACTTATTCCAAAATCCTTTATTATGCAACACTCTAATTACATGTAATATGCCATTTCTTGCAATGGCAATTCTTGCAGTTCTGCTAGTGTCCAACAATCTGGAACCCACATTGCTTCCGCCGCCATACTCCATGCGCATGTTTCTACCGTTTGACTTGTTTACGACAATAATCATTTTAAATGTTTCTGGGCGAACACTTTCATATTTTATTTTGAATTTTTCCAGAATGGAATGCGACTTGTCTGAAGAATTATCGTAAAATGCAACCACCGTTATTTTTTCAAATAAACATGACTCTATTATTTTTACAATATTTGACAGCACACTCGGGAGACCAGGTTCATTGTTATAGACACACAACCCTATAACGCAACACCCAGTTAACTCTTCAACATTACTTACACTCATTTGTATTGTATTATTTTTTTATTCTTTATTCTTTATAAAATAAAAAAACAATATTAAATCTGAAATCTAACTTAATAATAATGGAATGGCATAAAGATATTTATACATAAATTTAATATATAACAAAAATTAATAAAATACATAAAATAATGAAAAAACAACCCGGTAAAAAAGAAATAACTGGTCACTTGATGGGTGGATTAGGAAATTTGTTATTTATTGTAGCAACTTGTTATGCATTATCTAAAAATAATAAATCAACTTTAAAATTTTATACTAAAATATGGAACGATAAAAGAAAAAATATTACAAAATACAACATGTTTAAAAACTTTAAACTAGACTCCACCACAAATCGAAATTATAACATCACTTACCGTGAAAAAAAATTTTTTTATGAAAGCATTTATTTTGATTCTCGCATAAATAACTGCATTCATGGATACTTTCAATCTTACAAGTATTTCGAAAGTTGTAAAACAGAATTCATTAAAATGTTACACAACCCTTATTCCCATACAATTGAACCCACCATTCACCAATTTAAAAATGACAACAACGATAACAACGATAACAACACACTGACCCCCGTGTCTATCCACGTGAGAAGAACCGATTACTTGTCCCTGTCACACATTCACCTCAATCTTGATATGAATTATTATTCAAACGCCATTTCCCATTTTTCAACAGAGAATAGCATATTTATTATATTCTCTGATGATGTCGCCTTCATTCAAAATGAACCACTGTTTCAAATTCTTCCCCATAAAATAATTGTTGATAACCCAGACGATGAATATTGTTTTTGGCTAATGTCTGCGTGCACTCACAACATCATCGCAAACAGCTCTTACAGCTGGTGGGCATCTTATGTAAATACCAACCCAACTAAACTTGTAATTGCGCCGAATAAATGGTTCGGACCATGCGGACCTCAACACAAAATTTACGACATAATTCCCGATACGCACAACTACAAACTTATGCATATTGCATGATTACGATTACTGTTGCACTGAATGAACCTTTGAAAGCACAATCTTCGCATCATCCACAAGATCCAATGTGTTAATTGGGTCATCGTCGTTCGGATCATAAGACGGGTCAAAAAATCCATTCTTGCACGCATTGTAATTTGATTTCAAAATATCCGAGACAGGAATCAACTTGGAAATCTCACCCACAATCGCATCATTCATCTCGCAATATATAAATAATGCATTTTCAATCCCCGGCAATCCTTTCGTGTTGTCAACAGAATGGGAGACATATTTTGAAATGGCTCTCCATTTTTCATATTTGTATTTTCCAGAATAAAGTCGTTCATTTGTTGCAGAATCGCGGCGCGTCCTCGGTCCCCAAAATTCACGCACTGTTTCACAATGTAATAGGTCCCATATGGATTCTGCTCGCGCCTTTAATGCGCTGAAAAACTTGTCTTTGCAGTTGTAACAATAATTGAATCCCATGTGCTCATAGACATATCCACTATAAAACTGCGAATGTTCAATATTCGCATCAACCACTCCGCACAGCTGACACATGCTCGGACGAAACATTACCAGACGCATCGGACTCGGCAAAACACCCCGCACGTTCCAATCCGCATAAAGCCAATCATGTTCTCCACATTTATCTATCAAAATCTGTCTTGTTATTTCAGGCGAAACAACCACAACATCAGTCTCCGTTTCTTTATTCTCACTATTATCTTGATCGTCATTTGAATTATTTTCATTTTCTTGTTCAGTTGATGGTTCCAATACTCGAAACAAATTATACTCGTTTTCATTACCATCTCCTTTTGTTAAAAAATGCTGAACACCGAACATTGTGTATGATGCGTTATTTAGTAAAGTTATTATAACAACGCCATTTGTTTCTAAATCGTATGCGTAATATATATATATATGTATATTTTTTATATACACATATATATAGTAACTACATCAAACTACACTAACCAAAACAAATGTCATTTTTTAGAAAAACAACTTTAGGAACAAATAAAAAAGAAAACGAAGTGTCAGAAAAAACCAACAAAAAAGAAAATGATGACGACATATGGGGGTTAACACTTCCAAAGTCATCCCCTCGAATGTCACCTCAAAAAAAAAAAGCTTCAACAACGCGTAAAACAAAAACAACCAAAATACCCACACCCACAAAACAGCCAACAAAAAGGTCATTTTCATCCACATTTGCAGAACCAAAAAAAAAATTACCCACAATTTTTGAACGCAAAGAAGCCAATATGTTGCTCGATTCAATAAAAGACGAGGAGGAAATGCGCTATACTATGTCAACTATGTCGGGCATGGGAACAGAAAATATGAGAAAAATGATTCGATATGCAACTGATGGTAAAAAAATTAAAACTCTCACCCCCATTCAAAAAACATTTTTACAAGAGCTTAACAGTAAAATAAAAACTGCAAATCCACACACTCGAATAATTCATGAAGTAACTAGACCTGTTGCAGAACTAAAAATAAATTGGACATCGACATCGTCATCATTGCCACGCGGAGTCATTGTTATTGCACACACACATGGCGGATTTGTAAAATCCCGCGATTTAATAAAATATCCGAAAGATGTAAATAAAAGATTAGAATCTGTCTCTACATTTTATTTATCTGATATTGGTGCCACTGCGTGTAATATAAGAGAAGACTACAAACGATTTGATGAAAATTTTATTGGGTCATTTCTTAAAGGACCGCGTTCATCATTGGAGGAAGGGTTTTCAATAAAAGATATTTCTGATAAAGCACAAGAAAGTTTAAAATATAGTAGATTAAAGAGTGTCAACTTTTCTGAAAAAAAAAATATTTTAGAAAATTATTTTGAATCAGGCGTTTATAACCTTGCTGTGTCTACAAAAACAAATAATATTCCTTTTTTAAATAAAAGTTACTCGTGTGGTAAAAGAGGCGGGGAATTAGGGGGATATGATAAACAATCTATACAAGTCGTCCAGGACGATGGATTAAAACCGCTGAGTGAAATAATTCATCGAAAACCTGCATTTGATTGCCAAAACGAACATTCTTCAATTACAACTCTTCAACTAGTAGACGAATTAAGCAAAGTTATAGATGATCTTGAACATGTTCTAATCATTGATACGTCGTGTTCACCATTTACACCCAGCATTATAAAAGAATTATTTTCCGAAATGCCGCCTGACACGACTCCTCATAAACATAGGAAAACTGGACTGTTTAGAAATGTGTCACCCTCTCCAAAAAAAAGTTCCTGGGATAGTGTTTTCTCTCCTTCCCCATCCAAAGAAAAAAAACAAAAAAGTGAACACTTACATAGAAAAACAAGAAGAGAACAAATAAGCACATTGAACCCATATTTTCCAGATCTTACCGGTGGTAAAAAAACAAAAAAATATAAAAGACGTTAGTCAACACACGTTGCAACAATCACACTTTTTCGCAAATGCGAATGAATGCGACACTTTGAAGAACTTGTGCACGGAAGCCCCTTCTTTATACCCGTCTTAATTATTACACCACACAAATTCGCATTTTCACTTTCACTTGCAACTATCATATTACTTGAAAGCGTGATAGAAGATTTTTCTTCAACCTGCTCTTGCTGTTGCCTTTCATAATGTTTTTTACAATAATATGCACCATTTACAAGATGAATCGCACTGCATTCACATGAATCTGACATTTTTTTCTTACTATTCTTTCTTTTATTAGAAGTTTCAATGTGTTCGCACATTCGCGCTTTCATACACAATGATTCTGGACCATTCACCCCCCTCAGCCTTTTCACATGATCATAATTCAAAAATGGCAACAGCTTGTCTTGTACTCTGCGGCAATATGGACACTTCATTTCATTCAAGCGCAGTGTGGATGAATTGTAATATCCATTCGTAGTCATACCTGCAGATGTTTTTTGAATTACCACCTCTTTGTATAACGGAGTATAATTGAACTTATGACCACAATTTAAAGTTATGTAAATGTCATTCAATGCCTCTTTTGTTAACAAACAACAGCTGTCAATGTTCACATTTTCAATGCTTTCGTTACATTGAGTCATGCATTTTAACTTATTAAAAAAATCATATTCACAATCTTCGGCTTCAGCGTCAACGCCGTCAATAACATAATATTTTTTATTTATTGCCGAACTAGAAGATGGTTCGGTATTATAAACCTTATAATTTGATTTTGAGTTATCCATTTTTTAATTCAATATTTTTATCCAATAATAAAAATATTACAATAGGTTTAAATTCTTATTATATATTATTTCTTAGAAAATGAAACAATCCTCTAATTTCAGAACCAATACCTCAAGCAAATTCTATTTATGAATACATATTATCGCATCCCGAACGCCCCTCCCCTCAATGCGCTTATCAACTGCGAATCGGTTTACTTAAGAGTCTTTTACCCCCCCTCTTGCCGCCCCCGCCTCCACCTTCGTCTCGCCCCTTGTCCGACGAAGACCAACGAATATCCGATTCAGGTGAATCTTTCGGAGAATGACATAATAATGGATATGTATTTAAGATTTGTATACCATTATTCATACAATATTTTATTGCCCATTGGTCAATTGGTAAATATGTATCAATCATCTTGTTAAAATGTTGGATTAAACTATTTGCAAGTTTATTTGAAATAATATAACCAATATAAGTTCTATCGTGATTTCTATGATTACGTTGTTCCCAACGTATACTTTTATGAGCAACTATATTTTCTGATATCGGTAAATATGTACCTTCTTCCATTTTAAAGTCTGCATCAAATCTTCCTCCAAAAAATAATATATCTGTATCAATTGGTTTATTTTGTACGGTTTCTTCCAATTTCTTCTCAAAATCTTCACAAAATATTGCATCGTCTTCAAAAATAATCGCATATGGAATATTTTCATCCACTATTTTTTGATAAATCCGTGAATGCGAAATAAAAACACCTTTTTCTCCAACCATTAAGTTATTTGGCAACATATTAAATAATTGTTGTTCATTTTCACATTCTGAACCAGGATTTTTACCATCAAACCCGTATACAATTATAACATCTTGTAAACTAATTGATTTTTGAAATTTCTCTAATCGATCTGAACGACGCTTTAAATTAATAACAAATTTTGGAATATTGGAAATATTCATTAATATAAATAAATAATATAAATAATATAAATAATATAAATAATATAAATAAATATTCTTTATATTATTTATATTATTTATTTATATTCATATACATTCATATACTAATGTATAAACACTATATTTTTGTAAACAGTTTTTATGGTGGATTTAAAGAGAAAACTGATGCAAATCATATGGGATATTTTGAAACCCTTTTTAAAAAAACAAAGCTTCGTAATATAAAAGTAACAGATGACATTGATCAAGCCAATATTTTATTCGAAAGTTGTTTTGGAAATAGTATAAATAATTATAAAGAATGGTCAAAAAAAATTTATTTTTCAGGAGAATCCTGGTTAATAGATACTTCGCAATATGATATTATTTTAAAATCATCTTATACAAACGATAAAACTGTGGATTTACCACTTTTTGTAGTATATGTTTTAAATAATCCTGGATTTTATGAGAGACTTATTGAAAGACCATTAAAGACAAAAGAAACGATTCCCCCTAAATTCTGCTGTTTTTGTGTATCCAATGGTGAATGTTTTGTAAGAAATAAAATGTTTGAAATCATCAGTTCATATAAAAAGGTCGATTCTTTTGGAAATCATAATAATAATGTAGGATATAATATAACTTCACCTTATTGGTCAGAAGAATATTTTAATCATCTAAAACAATATAAATTTATTATTTGCATGGAAAATTTGAAATCAGATACGTATAATACGTATATAACCGAGAAACTTGTAAATGCATATTTTGCAAATTCCGTACCAATTTATTGGGGAACGCCACATGTAAATAATATATTCCAACAATTTCTTTATTTGGAAAATGAAAATGATATCTTATCATACATGGATGTTTTGGAAAAGGTAAAGGAACTCGACCAAAATGATGAAACATATTTAGAATTTATTAATAAACCTGTTTTTAATAAAGATTTTTTTGATAAAAATTATTCATTTGATGCAGTTGCAAATAAAATAAATCAGTTATTATAATTATTTACAGTACATTTTAGGTTAAATTAGCGTCTATAATGGGCGTTTTAAATGAGAAAAAAGGTGTAAATGTGCAAATGTGCAAAGTAATACACTCGCATTAATATTAAATTTAATTGTTTAATTATTTTATTATTTAATTTAGCATATATGCTAAATTAAATAATAATAATATATTTAATTATATTACAATAATCAATGGTTGGAAAAAGTGTTTGGGGACCAGCAGTATGGTATTTATTTCACACACTCGCATTCAAAATAAAAAATCAGCATTTTAATGAGATAAAAAATTCACTCCTTGAATTTTTTGTTCTTATCAGTGCAAACCTTCCATGCCCTGAATGTGCAGAACATGCACAACAAGAAACGCGAAATTTAGATAAATCTAAAATAACAAATAAAAAAGAATTATGCACGTATTTTTTAAATTTTCATAATAAAGTTAATGATAGAACTAAAAAAAAAATATTTACAATAGAAGAATATGTTTCCAAATACAAAAAAGCAGTTACAAGAAACGTAATTTCTAATTTTTTTATCAATATGACAAAATCTGACTATAATGTAAAACTCATGATTAATTCATTTTATAAATCTAACGCAGTTGCATCTTTAAAAAAATGGATAATACAAAACTCTTCAAAATTTAACCCTTAGGTTTTATGTTTTATCTTTAGTAGCATTTATTTTATATATTAATTTTTTAAATAATATATATATAATAGTAGTAAAAATCTAACACCCCTCAAATAAAATGCCAATCGACCTATCTTTATCCAACATGTTTAAAATCATTTCTATATCTGGCTCATTTATATTATCCGCATTTTTAGTAATGCTTAGCATTTCAAACTCTGACATGAAGGGGATTATATACATTGCTTCCTTATTTACTCTCATAATCGTGTACTTTATTTGTTTTTCTACATTTGGAGAAACAAATTTGGATGGAACAATCATGGACCCGATTTGCAGCATTATTAACATTCCCGGGTCATCATTCGCAAACTCGTCCATTAACAGCGCAATTCTATCTTTTATTTTCATTTATCTAGCCGTTCCCATGTTTTACAACTCAATGAACTATAGCATTTTAACAGTTGTTCTCACATTTTATGTAATCGACTGCATAACCATGTTGAATAATCGATGCACAAACATGTACGCGATTGTTCTCAGCTCACTCATCGGGGCTAGTGTAGCAATTCTTTCAACATCAATTCTTATGGCAAATAAACCCTCGTTCCTTTTTTACAATGCACCCGCAAATGCCGAAATATGTTCGCGCCCTTCCAACCAAAAATTCAAATGCAACGTGTATAAAAACGGCGAAATATTGCAATAATGCAATATGCAATATGTGCAGTGCAAGGTGTATAACACACAATAACGCGTCAACGTCAAGGTGTATACATCATCTTCAAACACGTGTCAAAAAAATGTTTTAGCTCATTTTCGTCTATTCCCGACACAGATGCGTCGGGCGCATACGTAGTATTTCCTGCCTTATATGCCAGCATTGCCGGAATACCCGACACCATCTTCTTTTGCTTCAAATACGCGTACAAGTCAAAACACTCCTCCACATCCACTCTGTAAATATACATGACATTTGTCGGAAGAACAAGCGATACTTTATCTACAAACTTTTTTATCTTTTTGCAAGGATTACACCACTCTGCTCCAAATTTAAATATAAAAACTCCTGGATTTATTTTCAATAACTCCATAAACACGTCGCGTCCTCCAGTATATTCCACAACTCGTGTGGTTTCTGCAGGTGCTGCTGCTGCTGGTGCTTTTACCAATGGTACCGCCATCTTATCGGTTGAATTCATTTATTTCGTTTTTTAATTTAATTTGCTAATATAATAATATTATAATTATACTTTATATTATTATTATTCTAATTAGTAATTGAAAAAATATAAATTGATTTTTATTTTTTTATATTATTTTTTTTCAGGATTACACTTTAGAAACCAACCGGACATGCATCATCGTCCTCTTACGTCATTCTCATTATTGTCTCAAATTTATTCTCAACAGCCCAAACCTGCAAAACCCAATTCTGTTGCTACTGCTGTTTCTTCTCCTCATGTTTCTTCTCCTCATGTTTCTTCTCCTCATGGTGAAAAACAAAAAATCAAAATTATAATTGTTACAAAAAAAACTTCTGCTGCACCCCCCCCCACGTCTTCTGCGCCCATGTCTCATGTGCCCGTGCCTCCTGCACCCGCGTCTCCATCGCCCGTGTCTCCTCGAACAAGAAAAATAAAAATCATAATAAAAAAACAGCCAAAAAAAGATGAAGAACAACCACAAACATTTATAAATGACATTGCGCCTCCCACTTCCATGATTTACAACCCTTGTAGCGACTACATTGTGCCGCCTCCCAAATGCTGTCGCTTCTTCATTGATAATCGTCACTGTTTCCTTCGTTCCACAGACAATGCGTGCATTGACCCAATCACCAAAAAAGTATTCGGATTCTGGAATTGCGAAATCGGCAAAAAAAGCGAACTACTTCCACCGCCAACTGACGACGTATTGCATCATGATGATCACGATAGTTGTGACGCCAATTTAGTCCAACTTGACAACAATGATGATGATGACTGCAACAAAAAAACCGCACTTGAAATGCGAAAAAAGTCCGACGCAAACCGCGCAAGATTTACAGGACAACCTCTTGCATTACTTCGCCAAAAAATTGCAACCAAGTATGGAATGCAATCATTCAATTCACTTGGAAATCACCGCTAAACTAAGTGAAAAATTGAAGCCACCGCCATGAAAATTGTGGTGTTGTTGTTTCAACTTCTGCCGTCGGCGGAGGCATCTCCAAAACATATGAATTTGGCATAATGGACGCAGCAGCAGCAAACATTTGCGCTTGATTTAGGTTCTGAATGCAACTCTCGCATCTAAACTTTGAATCATTCACACTTTTTTTTACAAATGTTTTTTTCCCTTTACACTCGTCGCACGTAAACATTCTAAGTCCATTATTTTCCAACAGTACTCCACTACTTCCATACGATTCATACGTGTCACAATAGTCAAAATCAAAAGTTTTCATTGAATAAATTAATTAACCAAGTATAATATATAATAATATTTATTTATATATTTAAATCATTTTATAATATATAACATTTTTTATTTTTATTATTTTATTTAAAAGTTTAAAAAAGTATTTAACTTTAATAAAAATATAAATTGAATTTTTATATTTTATAAATAAGTTTTGCATGTTCCCAAATCAACAACCAACGTACATTCACAACAATGCCCTCTGCTAAAGCTGCATCCGCATCCGCTGGAGGAAATAAAGGAAAAGGTAAGAAGAAATCAAAATCCAAATCTGCTGTTGGTTCTGCCGCCATGGTCGCACATCAGCCTCAAAATAGGGCTTCCATCCCTCAAACTTGCAAATTCGACATCAACCAGGTGTTGAACGACGCCGGCGGGTATGTCTGGAAACTGTCAACGCTCGAACACGTCAATCGCTATCTCGTTCTGGGCGGCGCAAAAGACATGGGCAACTACTACAGACAATCTTCTGATGTCAATCTCGAATGTGCACTTTCTGTTCTCAAAATGATTCGTGACCCTGATGCCTCTCAATTCGTGCAACTTTGCGCCCTTTTGAAAGCCGTTTCAGTCGGCGGACGCGCCCCCAAACAAGAGCCGGTCCTGCTTTCGCTTGCCGCCGCAATTGTCTTTGCAAAAAATGCCGCCGAAAAACAAATCGCATTTGAAACAATGAAGGAGTGTGTCCGCATTCCCACTCACATGTTCATGCTTGCCGGGTTTGTTCGCGACTTGTCCATGTCGAAACCCGAGAACAAAGGAAAGGGATGGGGCGCCGGGTTTCGCAGAGCAATCTCGCACTACTACACTTCGCGAAATGGACGCGACCTTGCATTTCAAATGACAAAGTACCAAAATCGTGAAGGATGGACTCACGCCGACATCATTCGGATGATTCACGTTGACCCGACGACCCTCGCAGACGACGGCGCACGTCTCATGTTTGACTACGTGATGATGAAAAATGCCCGCAAAGCAAAGGTTCCTTCTGAAAAAACACTTGCCACCTTGAAAGCAAGCGGAAAATGCATTCTTCCCAATCCATTCAAAGCACTCACAAAAGAGGAATTCCTTGCAAAGTTGAACTCAATTGAAACCCCGCCCATCCCAACCCAGAAAACGCTCGCTCAATTCACTGTCGCCGCCGCTGCCACCACTGCCACTGCAGTCAAATCGCTCGTTGGAGGATTCGTCGCCGCCGTAACATCCGTCATGCCTTCTGCTTCTACTGCTCCTGCTCCTAAACCAGTAGTTGCAGCAGTCGCAGATTCAGACGACGATGACGAAGAGGGCGGCGGTGCGAAGAAGAGTGGAAAGAAACACCATGAACAGCTGACGCAACTTCAACAAGTCGCACACTTCCTCAAACACTTGCAAGCAATTCATCAAGCAGGTGAAGCGCCAAATGTCGCACTTGCGTGTGCTCTCATCCGCTCTGGTCGCCTTGTTCGCGAACACGTTCCAACCGCCCTATTTGGAAGCAGGGAAATTTGGGCAACACTGCTTGAAACAATGCCCCTGGAAGCTCTTTTGCGAAATTTGGGGAAGATGACACAGAATGGAGTTGCCGGCGACAAGTACAAGGAAATCGTCGCACGCATGAGCGACCAGACAGCAATTCTGAAAGCACGCATTCACCCCATCAAAGTCCTCGTCGCATCGAAAGTGTACAAGAACGGACACGGCGACCTCGGCTCTCTTTCATGGGTTCCAAACGCCTTCATCTCGAATGCATTCACTCAGCTGTTCCGGTTGTCTTACGGCACCATCACCCCAACCGGTCAATCCATCATGGTTGCAGTCGATGTCAGCGGAAGCATGAGCTCAGCAGTTCTCGGTTCAAAAGTGCTCACTTGTCGCGACGCATCCATTGCAATGGCGCTCCTCTACCTTGAAACCGAAAAAAATGTCAGTGTTGTCGGATTCTCTGCTGGATTGACTGACATGAGCGGACCTTCCTCGCGAAACCAGTTGCGACGCGGAATGACAATTGATGAGGGACTCGCCGCTACAAATGGAATGGCTTTCAGTTCCACCGACTGTGTTCTTCCCATCCATCATGCAATCAAACACAACCTCAAGTTCGATGCATTCATTGTTCTCACCGACAACGAAACATACGCGCCCAATGAGCACCCTCAGTCAGCGCTCGTCAGGTACCGACAAATGATGGGAACAGAGACGAAACTGATTGTCATCGGAATGACTGGAAACTGCTTCACCATCGTGGACCCAAATGACAGGAAAACACTCAACCTTGCCGGGTTTGACACATCAACTCCCGAAATCGCATCCATGTTTCTGCGCGGGGAAATCTGAAGAATGAGACCCAACCATCAAAAAATAAAAAATAAAAAAAATAAAATCTCAATAGAGATACAATGTTAATGCACCATGAAAAAGTGCAAATATAAACATTATTATTACTATTTTTTTCCAATCTTTTTTCGATGGGTTTGTAATCTCTAATTTTTTATTTGACGTTTTTCCAATATTATAATGAATTACATTCTCAATAATATTTAAAAATCCAAAAACTATAAATTATATCAAAAATATATGAATTGCATCATTTTTATGATATAATTTGTACAAAATGTCAAACATTATGTATTCCTTTTTATAATACTTTTATAATATAATAATATTATAAAATTAAATAAAAAATTTTAATAATTTTTTATTTAATTTTAGTATATTTTATTTATATTTATTTATATTTTTTTATTTATTATAATTTATAATATCATATAATATATATAATATTATATTATAAATCTAAGAAATGGGTTCAACAACTTCAGCACCAGCAACGCAAGGAGCGTCAGCAACAGTGGCACCAACACCGCCGTCAGCAATAATGGGTGGTCGCAAAAAAAGCCGTAGCCACGCTAAAGGTCGCGGACGCGGACACGGCAGAACTCGCGGACGCGGACACGGCAGAACTCGCGGCAGAAGCCACCGCAGTCACTAACTAACTAACTCAACAAAATATCATACCCAAAACTTCTTGAATTGATGAAACCTGAATAAATACAATTGACTTTACTTCTTCTTTTGTCCCATTCTTTTCCATAAATTCATCATAGTCTTTCTTATTATCTTTAGGAAAAATGAAGGTTGTTACACCTCCATTTATCCCACCCATTATTTTCAAGTCCAACCCACCAATCGCAGTAACGTGTCCCTGCAAATTAATTTCCCCTGTTATTGCTATTCGATTATCTATTTTTTTATTCGTCAAAAGACTATACAGAACACACGTTATCGCCGTACCGGCGGACGGACCGTCCTTCGGTGTGGCGCCTTCCGGACAATGAATGTGAATGCCCTGCATTTTCATTTTAGTAAACATTTCCAAATTGCGCGTCATTTCATCTTCTGTCAACAATGACCACGCCAACGTCTTTGCAACATTCATACTCTCCTTCATGACATCTCCCTGCATTCCCGTCAATTTCAAATCAAAAAAACGGTCACACGGAAAAAAATGTGCCTCAATCGGTATTATTCCACCGCGACCCACCGCATTCGCCCACAAACCATTGATTATACCCACCTTTGAACTCGCGCTAATTTGCTGAACGCGAACTTCGTGTCGCTCGCGCAAGTATTTCATTTTGATTTCTTCATTTGTTATAGTAATTGGAATTGGAAGAGAAAGAGCAAGTGAAACACATGCATCATCATGACTGTCATCGTGGTCGCTCGTTTTCATTTTGATGCACTTCAGGTTAATGTCTCCAATAATTTCAAACAATAACTCTTTTAATTTCCTCACACCAGGCTCGCACGTATATTTTTCAATTATAAACTTCAAATTATCTTCAGACAATTCAACTACACCATTCTCTAAACCCATCTTTTTGTAAAGCTCCGGAAGCAAATAATTTTTGCAAATTACCAGTTTCTCATCTAGAGTGATATGTTTAAATTTAATTCGATGAATTCTATCCAACAAAATTTTATCAACGGCGCCAGGGTCATTGTATGAAAATATAAAAAGCGCTTTTGACAAATCTAAATCAATTCCATTGAAATACTTATCTTGAAAACAATCATTTTGCGTCGAATCAATCAAATGCGTTAATATGCCCACAATTTCGCGACCATGGTCTGTGTTGCTTATTTTATCCAACTCATCAATAAATATTATCGGATTCATGCATTTTTTATCCATCAATATATCCACAATTTTACCCCACATTGAACCGACATATGTATAATTATGCCCTTCTAATGTGCTCCCATTACTCGAACCACCCATGGCTATAAACGCAAATGGTCGACTTTCACCATTTTCATTCTTTAAACAATTTGCCAAACCATATTTTGCCAAACTAGTATTATGTGTAACAGTAAAATCACCTAACAAAAATCGTGAATTTCCATCTATTTGAAAACCAAAATATTCGTCTTCTTCTAAAGGAATTACTTTTATTCCTGTATTTAAACAATCTTTTATTTGATTATGTTCTCTTGGTTTTTTTCTTTCTAATAATGTTGGTATATCTTGTAAACCTTTTCCAGTTATTATTGTTCTATAATACTGCCCACATCTTTTTTCTCCCTTGTATGTACATGATTTTGTACATTCCTTCATTATCCCTCTAAAACCAAGCGACCTAACAATCCACAAAATATCTTCAGCTAATTTTTTATTTTTTTGAGCAATTTCCAATGAATTGTTGTCTTCATTATAATAACCATCTGTATCAATTAATCCTGCTAATAATTGTAATCTTACTTCACGTGAATTACATTTATATTTGGATGGTATATGCTTATTATTAATTAAATTATATTCTTTTAATTTATTCATTAAAATATTTTTATCGCTTCTACCACCCATTTTTCCTGTTGTAATAGAATAAGTTATTTCATTATTCCCTTTTCCTTGTTTTATTTCCAAGTCATATTTTTTAGCAAATTCCCTGAAATAATTTATAATAGGTTCGTCAATTGTTGTTATGCCAAAATTTCGTGATGTTCCATCCCCTAACCAACAACCTAAAGCATACGGTTCTAAACTAACATAACTTTCAATAAATTCTACACCAACTTTATAACCTTTTAAACATCCTTTAATATATTCTGGTAAATTTAAATAATCTTTTATACATATGTCAATTATTTCGTCTTTTAAATATCTTTTCCCTAAAATAGTTTGATGTTTATAACCTTTTTTACCCGATTTTGACATTTTTAAACTTAAAATATGACTTTCATTTACAATATAATTATCACCTTTAACTTGTTCAATTCTATACATTTTTTCTTTACCATTGCCTAGAGCTAACACATTTCTTTCTCTACTATCATCACCCATTAATTTATCATTTATTGTTATGTCTTGTACCATTTTTATTTCTCCATTTGATAACATGATTGGAGTATTTTTGGCAAAACATTTACCCACACCAGGAGGACCTTCAAATCCAAAACAATAACCAGTTGATTCACCGCTAATCCACTGACCTACTATGCGCTCAATTTGACGCTTCGCCTGAACATGACCGTGAACTGCCGAGTCCAACGTTGCAGAAACATTTGTTACATAATCGCTAACGCCACTCATTATTTTTTCCATCTTACTCGAATCATTTATCAAATCACGCATTAATGATATCGGCGACCCACATTTCTTATCAAAACAATACTCACCAACCAATTCTTTGAAAAAAACATCGCACTTTTGCAATACACAATCTTCGCCCTCGCCTTTTTTATATTTTTTCAAACTCATTAATGCAATTTCAAATACATTGGTAACACAACATTCTATCGATGTCCTTATCTGCTCAATAGTTTTTCCTGACATTGCCACAACCACGATATTTAGTTTATTTTTTTTTATAAACATTGTTACTTTAGTCAAGACACTCAGCAACACATCCTTTTTATTACTGCTTATTAAACCAATAATGAATTTATTCAAATACTTTGATGCAATTTCGTCTATGCGGTTGTTTATTTTTATACACGAATTTTTTATTTCCAAGACTGTTGCTTTTTCTGTTTTTTCTTCGCTTTCCTCATCATGATCTTCGCAAAATATGTTTCTAGAACGTACTTGCATTTGCGAATAAATTTCCTTTACCGCCGCAATTTCATCCAATATTTTTTCTCTCGAAAATGCACCAAAAGGTATCTTTAATAATCCGTCCAAATACTGACGAGCCTTTGTTGTCGTATCGTCTGATTTGGATTTAATTTCCCGCAATTTTACCATTGCCTTTTCTTTTACCGCGTCTGTCGTTTTTAACAAGCAAATTTGCTGCTCCAAAGGAATATTTCCAGAATCATATTTGGATATCGCATTCGTGTATGAAACCGTCTGTTTCATCGCATCCTTGAAATATAACTTCATATTCCAAGGCAAACTGTTGAATAACGCAGTTTGCTCATTCGACTCCACTTGCGGATTTGTTTCATTCGATAGCATATCATACAATAAATATGACAAATATTTGTATTCGTGCTCATTTGATTTCAACAACAGTTGAATAAGCATAGACCGTTGAGAAAATAAATCTGTATTTATAAACTCTTTTACAAGCTGCGATGTTTGTTTTTGCTTCATAAGTTGAATAACGCTGACGGTTGATAAATATCTAGAATACAATTCGTCATTTGAAAATACCAAAATGTCTTTCAATGACAATGACTTTATATACTTGGTAAATGACTCTGCCATAAATTCCGGGTCCTTGGGCACATTTTTCCACAAATTTGAAATCCTATTTGTAACGTGTTCGCACGAAATGCAATCCAACAGCACATTGTCCACAAGCCCATTTATTATGAGCGTTTTTTGTTCAACATAGTTGTGCACTGCAACCTTTATTCCAAATACACGACTCGCAAAATTCTTATTCATCCTTGCCAAATCAAAACAGTCCAAATTCATCGACTTTTCTACAATGACAAAATCTTCCACAATTCGATTTTTTTGTATCAACTTGTCGCTCGTTGCACTCTTTCTCTCATTCTTCCATGGCAAAATTTTAAAATATATTGGGTGGAAATATATCTTCAACACTTCGTATTTTTTATCATCCCATTCTGTTCCTGATGACGATGATGCAGCCGATGCATATTTTACATACTCACTTCCAAAAGTTACTTCAAGCAAGTCGCTAATAGAATGAGTGCCATAGTTTCTAAATATCGACGAAAGTTCGCTCATAACCAACTTGATTTCATATTTTAATTCCAATATAGTCTTTCCCGTAGCACAATGCAATCCAGTCTCTATTCCATCCAAGTTTCGATATATTTTTTCTAAATACTGTACTGAAAGATTAATATCATTCGCGCTCAAAATATCAACAAGTTTGTATTGATGTTGCGCAAGAATTGTCCTCTGAATCATTTCTCTCAACTTTTCTATTTGCAACAAAACGCTCGACGTTTCGGCGGTTGTAACTGCGACAACAGTTGTTGTTGCTGCAACTGCATTTGTTTTTACCGGAGAATAAAATCCACATAAATCATTTTTTATTTTAAAGTTTTTAGTTTTCATGTTTTTTCAGTTTTCTTTATATAAAAAATATTCGATTTTATTTATTTATAATGTATATATTATTTTATATTTTATATTGTATTTATTTACGTTTTTGCGCATAAACTATATGCATAAAGTTATTAAAGAAGGCGCAATATATATATACAAGCTGATACCTCACTCGTTATACCGTCACATTACATAATTACATAATTCCATGGGAATACCTTCTTACTTTTTACACATTGTTAAACGCCACCCATCTATTCTTAAAAAAATTGCCTTGCTCGGACCCAGTATTGATAATTTTTATGCAGACTGCAATGGCATCATTTATAATGCCGTGTACGAAACTGTCATTGGAACAAAAAATATTGACGTATATGAAGCCGAAATTATTCTTACCGTTTGCAACAAAATTCAAACTTATATTGACATGTTTCAACCCAGAGAAAAAATTATTATTGCATTTGATGGCGTTGCACCTGTTGCAAAGTTGAATCAACAACGCGAACGTCGCTACAAGTCATGGCTCACCGGCAACTTGCAAAAACGCATCGATAAAAATAATGCAACCAAACCTAATAAAAATGCACATAAAAATATGAATGAAGTAAATCAAAATCCAGACACATCTGCTGTTTGGAATACTAGCTCCATTACCCCTGGAACCGCATTCATGAATAAACTTCACACCCTCGTTACCGCACATTTCAAATCCAATCCAAAAGTGATTGTTTCTTCAAGCTGCGAATCCGGCGAAGGCGAACATAAAATATTCCAACACATTCGCAACTTTCCCGATGTGCACAAAAATCAAACCACCATCATTTATGGACTCGATGCCGACCTCATTATGCTTTGTCTAAACCATTTGCACATTTCTGAACGCATCTTCTTGTATCGCGAAACACCCGAATTTTTTATAAGAACTCTCGATGAAACGTGCCAATACTTTGTCGATATTCCCGAACTCGCGCAGTCCATCATCAAATACATGAATTGCATGCACGACCACAGTGGACAAGTCAGCGAAAAAATAGAGTTTCAAAATGAAAAATGCAGAATGTTTGACTATATTTTTATCTGTTTCATGCTCGGAAATGACTTCATGCCCCACTTTCCAGCGGTCAACATTCGAACCACCGGTATTGACACGCTCCTTGAAGCTTACCGAAAAACCATCGGGTGTAATCCAGGCGAGTATCTCATTTGCTTGACACAGCAGAATAATACAAACATTAACTGGACCAACTATAAAGTGTTTGTCGAATATCTCGCGAATAACGAAGACTCGCTGTTTCGTCAAGAATATAAAAAGCGCGACCGCTTGCAACAACAACAACTCCTTCATAACAATAACAACTCCATGAGTTCGTCGTTCACCGAAATTTCCGACATTGTTAGCGAATGGTCCAACGATGAACTGCCATCCAGTATCGATGAACTAAACATGTGTCCCATCAGATATCGAAACAAGGAAAAACAAATCAACCCATTCACTGAAAACTGGGAACGCCGATACTATGAAACACTTTTCCACATCAAAATGACAGCATCCGAATGCAAGAAAATATGCACAAATTACCTCGAAGGTATGGAATGGACCTTTAAATATTACTCAAGCGGATGCGTTGACTGGCGATGGTCTTACAACTATAATTACCCGCCGCTGTTGAAAGACTTGCTTCAATTTATTCCCGATTCTAAATGTTACAATTTCCTTGAAGTTAAAGCACCCGACCCCATTCGCGACGTCGTTCAACTTTGTTACGTGCTTCCGCGCCCGAGCTTGCATCTGCTTCCTCCGAAAATTGTCGACAAACTTTTGAAACGGTGCGACCCCGAGTCCCTTTATACCACCAACCATCGCGTAAATTGGTCGTTTTGCAAATTCTTTTGGGAATGTCACACCGAAATGCCACCTCTCGATTTGAATCTGCTCGAATCCATTTGTTCTGACTGAACATGGTACTTTACTTTACATCATTATTAAAAAAAATATATATACACATGTATATAGAAGTTTTAATAATGAAAAAATCATTATTTCGAAATAAAAAAACACATAAGAAAAAAGTAATAAATAAAAAAATAACTAATAAAAATAAATATTTTAGTGATAATTTCAAAGGAGGAATGAAAACTGGAGAAAGTGGTGCCGATGCCCCCTCTACACGCACGCCCACTAAACACACGCCCACTAAACACACGCCCACTAAACACACGCCCACTAAACACACGCCCACTAAACACACGCCCACTAAACACACGCCCACTAAACACACACCCACTAAACACACGCCACATTCTAAAAAAAGTATACATATTCCTCAAATGACCTTTAAAACATTACAGTCACCTAAAAAAAATCGAAAACGAAAAGTGCCTTCTATTGTTGACGGCATAGTGTATTCCTTACCAGCTTCTCATAAGACAAAAATGGACGAAAAGTATCATCTTGTTTGTAGTATCGACTTGAGTGAGTACGAAAATAGACCATATCCGCGTTCTAAATCGGGGTATGTTTTTGACTCTATGCTTTCATTAAGAAATAAACCTTCTTCTCGTGAAACGGTCAATCTTTTTATGCTTGTTAATAAAACAATCAACGGCAACGTGTTGTATAATAACCCACACAATGATGCTAACGATTTAGCTGATTTTTCACTTGAATGTAATAACGGAAGAGAAATTGTAAGAGAGAATGGTAAAAAAAAATATGTTGGTAATTCAATAACATGTTTTGCGTGGGATAACCCTAATCATCTTTTTATAATGGGTAGAGGCACAAATATAATGCGCGAATTTAATAATTGTTTGTTACGAAAATTTGATTATACTAATCCGGATAATCCTACTAGTGAAATCAAACGGTTTATAAATAAAGGGGATGATATTTTCAAGTTTGCTATAAATCCAAATCCGGATATGGACGAAATCGTAGTGCTCGAATACACCCCTAGACAAATATTATTTCACGTTTATAAAAAAAGCGATTTAACCCACGTTCGCGATTTTGTGTGCGAAGAACTTGGAAAATTAATTCCGTCGTTTATTATTGACAATACCGGTCGTCATTTGATAGTTGCCGATGCAGACAACGGTCGAATTCAAGTGTTTCAACTAAGTGATGGAACTTATATAAGAACTATCGGTCCACCTCCGAATACTAATCCGTCGTCAGTTTCTCGTTACAAACCTAGTTCGCTTGCTTTGGGAATAATGAATCATTTGATTGTCACAAGTCACACAACTGGATGCGTGGAAATTTTTTCTTATTCTGACGGGTATCACATTATGACAATTCAAAGTTCACCAGATGAATCACCACTTGGAGTTACCGCAGATGAAAATGGAAATTTTTTCGTGTTTTATAAAGGTCCTGATACAAGTATTATTAAAAAATTTCAGAATACGATTTTGAAATATAAATTCAATAGAATGATGTAGAATAAAAATATAAATTGATTTTTTTTTGTTTATTTTAAAAGTTATCAGTTCTCGGACAAACCAACACAAACACAATACTTCGATGAAATCATCTTGGGCTTCAATCGTAAAAAAAACTCCTGTTGCTGCTACTGCTGCTTCTTCAACTGCTCCTGCTCAACAACAACAACAACAACAACAAGGCGACATATTCGTTCTACTCCCACCAAAAATTCAAACCAAAAAAAATGGTGTCAATAGCGGTGGTGCCGCTGCCCCCGTAAAAGAAGTAACATCACCACCAACACCTGCACATGAACCACAAGAACAAGAACCCCCCACCACCATCACTGCACACGCCACACAACAACAACCACAACCATCATCACGCACCGAGAATTCTCGCCCAGAACACAAAACCGTGTCTCGACCTGACGCTCCAACTGTTGTTCCAATCTTCAAAGATGAAGACGATAAAAGGAAATGGTATGATAACGAGTACAAGCAAGATTGCAAGTATTCTCAAGAAATTCATCATCAGGCAATGGAAAAATGGAGAACGGAAAAACGCTGGCACGTTGTTCCAAATATGACCGACATGACAAAAGAACAAGAAGCCGCAGGGTTCAGAAAGATTTACAAGTCGTACATTCAAGTGGATCAAGAGCGGAGCACTTTAGAACGTTGCCCTCACTTCATTCTCCCATCCGACTACGGATACCTGATTCCATGGAACTCGGCACAAATGACAGACACATTCGCGGATTTCCTTGCAACGTTATTACATAACCGCGCCGATGAACTATGCAGATGCAGAACAGTGGAAGACTTTGAGAAAGTTTACAATGCAGCGGCTGAACTACAATGGAGCAGCCAATGGTGCGATTGGAAGTGGAAAGTTAATCAAGAGTACCCTGCTGAAAAAGCACTCTGGACCATGTCCACAAATGCAAACATGTGGCCAGGTAAAACAATTGTGCCACGCCCACGCCCTGACGACTTGTGCGGTCTGTCGGGTTCTGCCTCTGCGTTAGCCCATTATGGCATAAAAAAAACGCCGAAATATGAAGTTCATGGAGTCGAACGTGGACAAACCGGCATCTGCAATGTCAAAGACTTGAAAACACTCGGAAAAAAAGCCCCAATTCGTTGGTACGTGTCACCAGCTTACTTGAAAAACATGAAACGATTTCAGTTCATGTTTGAAGAAAATCCTAATGCCCGCACTGATTATGACTCTGATGACTGGTTTGGTGACTGGTAGTATGCGTCATGCGTCACGTAACTTGTGCATGTGCAACACTTTGAAATAAAAATAAAAAATCACTAATGTTTTTTTATTTTATTTTTTAATTTAAACATTTTTCAAACAACCCCAATGATGATACAGGTAAAACCAAACATCACCCTTTTTACTGTCTGGAATAATTATATTAAATATTTCCGGATTATGCACATAACATGTTGACAAAATTTGCTGGTCACATCCTGCAAAATGCTTTCCACATAAATATACATCTAGTGCCTTGTAATAAATTTCATGTAAACGATTAATCGCCCTTATATTTCCTCCAAACATTCCACCTAAATGCACAGTGTTATAAAATATTACCTGTTTCATTTCTTCTGAAGAATACGGGCGCAATAACACAATGTCTACCTTGTCATTCGATACATTTTCATACCTCGGAAAATATTCCAACTCTTTTGATGTTGAATTTGTCGTCCTACAGCTGCCAATGTCTATCCAAACATACTTGTCGCTGCCATATATATTCCGCTCTATTGCCTCCTTCAGAAACATCAACTTGGAATTCCATATCAAATAACATTCTATTGTTCGACCGCACGATTTTTGCGGGTCCATCGCATATTGTTGAACCCACATTTTCATCGGATACCGTTTCAACAACTTGAATTCCTTCATTTCCATACTTATCACTGTAAAAGATGCACCCAATGTATTCTTTTGACACACGGCATTCATGTATCCAATCAAATCCGGAGACGTAAAAATTACCATCTTACAATTCCGACCCACGCGCAACAATAAATTATTTATCCACACATTATACTGTTTCGGACTGTGTTTTGACTTTACACAATAATAAGCTGTTACAACTGTAACTGTTCCTGTTGTTCCATTTTCATCACTCATTTTGTTATTGCTCATATTTTTTATTGGACGATTTTGCCTCTTATCTAATAAAATACTTTTCATTTTAATAAAATACGAATAATTCCATTTACTATTCTTATGATTCTATCACTCTATGACGACGACAACAACAACGGGACTTTGCGGCGCGTTTTTCTTTTACTGGTTACAACTCGGTTCTTATCTTCAATACGTTCTCCTATGTAAATGCGATTTTGATTATTATCATTTTTATAACCGCCATTATTACCACCAACTTGCGCCAGTTCTAAATCAACATCAATCATAAATATATGGTTGGTTGTATCTTTTAAATCGTATGAACTCTTATTTTTATCCATTGTATATATTTTCATATTTTTCGATTTGAATTTCCTGCAGACTTCCGCATCATTTAATAAATTACAACCAAAATCACCACCAATTATAAGTCGTTTTACTGGACCGCTTATTCCTATATCTACAATGACTGCTCCGCTCCTCAAATTTACAAAATATCTTCGAATTATATCCAAAAATTCAAATACTTGACTACTTTTTATACCATCGCCATAAATATCAACACTCACATAGATCGTTTCTGAATCCGCATTTCCAATTTCGCCAAATTGATTAAGAGGAAAACGAGATGTCCTTCTATCAAATTTATAAAAACTGCAGAACTCAATTTGTTCCATTGCATTTTCATCTATAATATTATTTGTATGAAACTGTTCATTTGAAGAAAAAAATGAATCTTTTCCGTATTCATAAATTTTATTTTTAAGGTTCTCTTGACTCTTTAATGTAATTAAAGAATTTAAATTCTGGTTATAATTATATACCAAATATGCGACACCTGTATTCGTCTCTGGTTCACTGCATATTCTAAAATCATAAGATATATCGGGTGTTATTCTTGTCTTTTCTTTATATACTTTCGTTTTTTCTCCAATTTTTACAATAAATGCTTTAATTGGTTGGTTTGCATCAAGAACTGCTTCAAATCGCGTTCTCCACGTGTCTCTATTTAGCGCCGTATAAGGAGTACCTGCTCCTTGTGGAGGCGTTATAACCAAATTTACATAATCGTTACAAATTAATTCAGCCAATCCATTGCACCCAGTGTAAACCAACATGAATAAAAGGTCATTTATAAAGTTATACATTTTTTCTGCTATCGCCTCGGTTGTTGGTTGACCTATATTGATTATTACTGCAGGTGCAATTAAATCTATATCTGGATTATCTGGATTCCTTAATGCGTATACAAAATCCATAATATTTTTAATCTTTTTATCAATGTCATTGCATGCTGAATCCATAATTATGTTCTCAACACGTCCTACTGCTGCAACAAACCAAGCAAAACCGCTCAAATGTCTGTTGATAGCAGCAGGAGCAGGAGCAGCAGCAGCAGCAATTAAATTAGAAACAGCATCTCTTATTAAATCAGCATTCATCTTATCTAGCCTTGTTTTAGTTATTTTTGAGTCAATATCATCATAATTCCGAACATCTATATCTTGAAGAAATAATACCATAGAAGGATTCAATTTGAATATTTTTCTCATTTCAATTACCTTGTCAATAAAATCAACGAACTTATCAGTTTCATCAGTTTTTGATTCACTCTCCAATTTCCATTCGCCTAATTCCTGGTAATTGGAACGGATAGTAAGAGGATGTTCTGTTTCTGTTCGTGGGTATTTCAATACATTTTGATGTGCAATAAATACCTCGCCGGTGTCTTCCATATAAAACATATCCATAATGATATTATTTTTTGCAATATTTATATTTCCATTACTTTTAGCTGAAACAACTTCAATAACTGCTGCTGCATTTTTACTTAAAGTGCTTACATTACATGTAAACGTGAGACTTGATAAATGCGCATTTGGTCCCCTAGTAATACTCATAATTAATACATTTTGAACATTATTTCCATCACTATCATCTTTTGTAAGCAACAATGTTTGACTAGTATAATCTACTGGACTCACAGGTAGTGGTAGTGCTGGTGGGAGAACTAATACAATATCTGGTGTTTGTATAACATTCGATTTTGACTCTAAATCAAATATATTCAATCTTGTATATACATTTGGTACAGCTGGATTTAAAAAACCCGTCAAACAAAATAAATACTTTTTTAAATTTATTATTCCATATTGAAGTGACGCATAAACAATTTGGTCGGCGTTTCCTGCAGCATTTACACGAATGGGTTCAATCACACTTGCTTGGTTGTAATTACTTCTAACATCAGCGGCATCATATTCACATTTCAATGTTAATTTTATAATTCCATTACATTCTGGTACAGTTGTAGGAGGCATCGCTACAACACCCCCTGGTACCAGTGCCGCCTTTGCCACATTATACGCAATATAGTCAAATTTGAAATATCGGTTGATTTTACCACCTATAAAAAATACAGTTTCAGATTTATTATCTTCATTTTCTTTTTCTTGACATACAATTGAAGTTACTTTAAAATCACCAGCAGTGGTGTAAATTGCACTTCTAATTACACCTCCTTCTAGTGCTGTTTTAGTATCTACTGCAACCAATCGCGCTTCAAAATATGGATTTGGATTATTAGGATTATTCGGATTATTTGGAGTTTTTCTAATTAATACACATCCGACATTTCTTATTCTTTCTTGAATGCCAGCAACCACAGCAGCATTATTATCATTTATTACATCAAAAGCAAAAACACCTCCAATTAGTGCAATATACCCTTCAACATCTTGAGCTTGTGCTTGTGCCCCTTTCGCTTTAACTATTTTTTTAGTTTTACATATGCATATTTTGTCCACGCGATAGTCATTATTAGGAACAGGAAGAACAAGAGTTTCATTGTAGAGTTTTATAACCTCATATGTCTTTAAATTAATCATCGCTGCATTTACACGTATATTGACTAATGCTTGAACTACAACAACATCCTTGGTAACAGAATCATACCTAAAAGTAGATATTTGATTGAAATTTCCACCAACCAACATGTAACCATCTTCCCCTTCCACATCTAAAATATCCATACATAATACATTACGATTTGGTTCTGTTTCAATGAATTTTGTCAACTTGTGCGTATTCAATTCTAATTTATATACTTTCCCTGGTTGTTGCGGATTTGCCGAAGCACCCATTTCTCCCAAAAATAAAACAGGATTATTTCCATTTTTGTAATATGCCATACACTTGAATCCTAAATATGAATCAGAACCTCTTCCTCCTGCTGCTCTTCTATGTTGAGTAAGTTGAGTTCTGTTCAAATCATAAAAATATTCATTATTGAACTTGTACTTTTCATTCACACGAATGTTTTCATTCACACGAATGTTATAATACACATCATTGTATTTAATTGGCAAGTAATTTGAAACATTCCAAATATCCGGTAAATCATACATTTTTACACCGCTCTGTTTTGCCAACTCTAAACATACTGTTGACGACTCTTTATCATCGTCTTTGCCTTCACCTTTTTTATCTGCCGCTTTACCTTCGCCTTCTGCTGCCCCTTCTTTACCTTCAACATCTATTGCAAGTTGGTCGTCATATTTGCTTTGTTCTTCAGATTCAATAAGGTCCCCCCAAAAATTATCCCAGACAGCTGAAAAATTATCGGTAATTAATTTCTTTTTTACAGCACAACCTACCCGGAAATTACTCGCTTTACCCTTATCCTTGTTCTTGAAATCCGTCTCTGTTTGTAAAAATAACTTCAAGCACGTTAAATAACTGTCGTCATCATATCCCTCTTGCTTCACAATTGTAGATATTTTACAATTTCTTTGAGTGGAATAAATATAGTACGGAGCATTCCCTCGAACAAAAAATAAATTATTTGGTGAAAAAAATAACTTGATGAGGAAATTTACATTGGCTTCAATGTTATTTGTTCGTTTTGACTCGGATATAACAGAACGCAAATGCGGCGGAACTGTTCTGGTAACAAGCTGAGCCACAATGTCGTTGTATTCTTTGGACGTCGAAGATATAAGCCCGCCTTGTATTAATGCAACAACCTTAAATATTTCCTCAACAATTGACTTGTCACTATTGGATATAGATATTTGCGATGCTTGCCCCTTTACTTCTGTTACTCTGTTAAAAACGGCGTTCATTGGAACAAATGCCGTATCCATTGTTTCTTTGGGTAGTTCATTCGACTTGGCGCTGTAAATAAAGACGCCCGTTGAAGTGGAAGAGTAAACATATGCATATTCAGGTGTCCATTTTCTTATAACCGCATCTGTTTTGAAAAATCGTTTGCAAAGCTGTTGCAAAAGGGCGTATCCACTTAATTTGTTTCCGCCAGGAAATTGCTGTTGTGAAGGCAGAGATAAAATAACATTTGGTCCAATATGCGTTTTTACCATGAGCATTTTACCCTCTCTAAAATCGCATAACCATAGCACTACCCTAATGAGTTTGAAGTCTGTTTGCATTGCTCGTATGGAAACTTCTTTCAATTGTGTTGACGAAATATTTGTTTTTTCAAATGCTCTTCTCTGTAATAAAATTCGACCATAATCGTCACTATCTTCCATGTACCTTTGTCTAAACTGGTCGTCATATCCATACCCCAAACGACCTTGACCTTGCCTTCGAGGACCAAATTGATATTCATATTGAGCTTCTTGTTGTTGTTGTTGTTGTCTTCTTAACAACTGCATTTGTAAATTACGCAAATCGTCTTCCCTAGTTCCACCCACCTGAACCGCTTCTTCAGCTTTTTCATTCTCCTCTTTATTATTATTAATCATGGAATTAAAACCACTCCATCGACTCGAATCAAATGTTCCGTATGTTATAAAAGGGTTCATCAAAAAAGATGAATTGGGAACTTTGGGGACATATTCTATAACTTGATTCGCCGCTGCCGCTACCGCTCCAGGATTCGCTTTCACTGTATTTGAAATTATCATTTGATTCGGGGTTAAAGAAGATGAAGAAGCTGCAGCAAAAGCACCATAGTCTCCAATAAATCCTCGGTCATTCCACTCATTCACTAGAATTACACTTTTTATTCCGTCCTTCACATCGTTCAAATTATAATCATACAATTCTGTAGTAACACTTAAAAATGATTCAATGTCATCCACATCGTCACCCGCTTGTTTGTCTTTATACATGTCATCAAATTTAAATTCGGTCAGTTTCAATGAACATAAAACAACTTTATATACATCTTTAATTACCATATTTCCTTGTCCTCCAAGAGTTTTTGAATCATTCGCATTTTCTTGTTCGGCAGTTTCTTTCAATTTCTTGGAATATTTGTACAATGCATCAAAAAATGATTTTCTAACCTTGGTTTTTTCATCCGGTGTTAGTTTGGCTAAATATGCATCGCTCATCATTATATCAGGAACACGTATTTCAATAACTGATGTTTCTTGTTGCGTTTCTTTGTTATTGTTAAATCGCTGTAACTTTTTCATCTCTTCCAACTCAACATTTTTCGCCACAATCATCGCCGCGGCATCTTCTCTTCTTCCTCCTCCAATTACAACATTCCTGGCACCTTGTTTTCTAAATCTAATGTTTGGAGGTGGAGAATTTGGATTTGTAATTGTACCATATTCTTCATCATACAATGAATTTTTTACTTTGTCTTTATAATACTTTTTTGCACTTCCAATGATGGTATCTACCACGTTATTTGTATACTTTTCATATATTTCCAATTTAAATTTTTTAGAACCTTCTTCATATTCGAATATGCGCTTGTAAAATGGCGTATACTCATTACTTAAATCAATTCCCCATGTGTTTAATACATGCGTTTTAGATAAAGCATTCGTCGGTCTAAATTGTTTCGATGAAACCAATACAAACTCGCCATGAAATAATTCGGTAATACGCTGTTGATTGGTTCTATAAGTATATGGCGGACCACCAGGAGCAACAACCACATCGACATTTTTCAACGTGGTTTTGAATGCATTGAACGAAAGAGGGTTAAACAACCCTTTGTCTATTACTGTTGTTGGAGGATTTGTTGTTTCATTATACTGTATTATATCCGCGCACATGTTATAGTCATAACAAAGTATACTAGACCATATGTCACCTGCATCGCTGTATTGTTCATCAATTGTTATTTCCGTTATCTTATGGTCATGAAATCCAATTACGACTGGGGGGTCCGCTTGATTTTTTTTTACTAATAATATACCCATATTTTGTTGACCCATATTTTGTTGCACAGTTCCACCTCCATGATTTGAAGCCACAATAAGTCCGTCAACACAAGAATAATACCCTTGAAATTCAGGTAAACCATTGATTGTAATCGGTTTGAAATTATCGTATTGAAGCGAATAAAAAGGCGCCACATTTCCAATCCCGGCAACATTACCATAATATTGATTATTATTATATTGATTTCCCAAATTCGTATATATAACCATGGCATTGTGAATTGTTTTAACTGCTCTTCCGCCGGGTATATCCCGAATTGTCGCTGTAAACTTCCCAAATACTGTTACTATTTCCGGGTCATTTATATCGATTTTTATTTTTTCAATAAAATCACCACGTTGAAATGTAACTGGCAAATCTAACGGTAACACATCCGGCGGAGTTGCCAGATTCCCCATATGGCGACGTATGTCAATAATAGAACATGAAAGAATTTCTCGGTGAACTACTCCCACCGGATTGACACATTGTTCCTTTAACCCTATCCATAGCATGTTATTTACTATTAGAGGATTTGCAAGTTTTAAACCACCCGCATTTCCAGGTGCCGCAGGTTGATTCAACATATTATTCAATTCGTCGATTTTAGCTTGAATGTCTATTAAACGTAGACTAGGCGCTCCAGGAGGCATTGATGAAACTTCAACCAAGTATTCCCTCTGATAAAAATGGATTTTTTTGGTTATATTGAAAACTTCCTTATTTATACTTACTACCCCACAAGTTACTTTTAGAGGAGGCGCTCCTCCTACTCCTAAAATCTGGTACCATTGGTGTGCCGCCGCACCATTCATGTATGGAAGGTAAATTTGTGTATCATCATTTACTGTCGATTTAAAAATTATACACTCATGACAAATTTGAATGTAGACATTCAAACTAATAAAGACTTCAAAATTAAGCATAGTTGAATTACCGATTAGAGGAAATTCGGCTAAACCAATTCTATTATTTGATGCTGGCGGAAATGGCACCCCCAATCTCGTAACATTCCAAAAAATTATGAATGAATCGGATTGAATAAGTGGAGGTCCCGCAATTCTAGCTATTTCTGCTACTACTAGTGGTGCAATGTCATAAATAGCATGCACATTATCAAAAGGTAAACCCGATTCATTTTTCCCAGGAGTCCAAACTACATGATTCTCTCGATTCGCTGGCGCCGTAAATGTTTGAACACCAGAACCATCAAATTGTGCAATTCTGTTAAATACTCCCACAATTTGAAAAACAGGATAAATAAACGACTCGTCATCCTTATTGAAATTCACCTCAACAATACTGTTTACTGTTGTTGGTCCGGGAACAGCAAGTGTAAATAATAAAATGTCATACAATTGCAACGCTTTCGGCTGAGGTCCTATTTTAGTTCCAGGGTCATAGTATTTAACACACCCGGTTTGTAGACCGGTCGCCACATATAGATAATGACCATAAATCAAATACTTGTAACTTTTACTCGCGTTATCATAATATGGCGTGATTCCTTTTACCGTAAATGGTTTAACAATGGGACGAGGCTGAGGCGTAACTAATCCTACCGGGTTAAGAATATCCGGTCGTTTTATTTCAAGTTGAAATTGGTGAAACATTTCCAGCTCATTTATTTCTCTATTTTCTTGCTTTGATACTCTGTCAGTAAATACAGGACCGCAAATCGAATAATGTAAATCACACATCAACTTACTGCGCTCTTCATCGCAATCATCATACATTAGCGTCTTATCAAGCGCTTTTCTTATGGTTAAAGAAAGAGTCTCGCTTGCATCATTTTTTCCCTTTCCCAACCAAACTACATCTTTGAATTTGGAGACATTCACGCGCTCTTCAATGAATTTATCAAATGCAGGTGTGCCTTCTGATATATCTTTTATTTCCGGTGAAGGAATACACGGATACCTATAAAAAAGGCTATTCAATATATCTGTTGAAGTAATCACCGGAACTTTTGCTTTAAGTAATGAATTGTTTATGTAAAGTCCCGTTTTTTCTATAATTTCGGTTTTTAATTTTGAATCATTTGCACCACCATTCGCTTTACTAACAATTTTACTTAAATCAACTGCATCTAATACAGTTATTGCCGCCGGTGCAACAGGTGCAGCAGGATTATACACCGTAACGCGAAACCCCGTTCCACCTGTGAAATTCAAAACACCAAAGTCGGATATTCTTTCTAATGCGATAGGACCAGGGGGACCAATTCTTGAAAGTCCCAAATAATCACCCAACATTTGATTTACCTTTATTTTATTTACATTGGAAAGTTCAAATTCTCGTATCGTAATTTCAGGAGTGATTGTAATTACTCCCACATCTGCAACCGATGAAGGAACTCCAAAAATGCTTGATGCGTCATATTCGTCTCCGTCAATTTGCATTCTTGTTTGAATTTGAATACTTTTAGACTCTGCCGGGAAATCGGGGGCATTGGGCATTTCATATTCATTGTATAATCGTGGTAAAGCGGCAGGGTCTTCTACGGTGGAAAAATGCACCATTGGTAAATTAACAAATGCTGCTGGTGCAGCTGGCGAACACCCTAATATTATAGATAACCCTTCGTGATATACACCTGGAATTGCAGGATCAACAAGGGGATTAAAATCGATATTTAATTGTTCATACCTACCGAGAAAATGCGGGTCGTTGCTAATAAATTCTTTCGGTTTAAATTCAAACTTTACACGATTTCTAGCAGCATCCAATGTAATGACCATTTTAGTTTTATATGCTTGAGTTACGTCAATACTGACTTTTCCAATAAAGTCATTGATTGTTTTCGCCATGACAGTTAAAAGATGTGAAATGTCTCTATATTCACCTTGCGGAATTGTCAAGGTTTTAAAAACTCCTGCACGGATATACCCTCCACTAACTTGAAAAATATTATTTGCTGGAGTAACGCCGCCGGGTATAGCAGGTGCTGGAGCAATAGCTGGATGAATAAATCCGATAGGATACGCGTCATGTATATTTGGAATAATATTATTTCTCTTCATTAATTCATTCTCAGGAAAATATAGTTTCAGTTGCATTTTTTTGTTTTCATCATACATGCAAGTCCAAATCGTATCTCTTGCAGCCACGTTGTTTCCAGCATAAACCCTCCACCTGCATTTATCGCACAACTCTTTTTCAATCGCATTGCCCAGCGTTGCAAGGTCATAATAATCATCAGGAATGGTAATTGTAACTGGTGCATTATCATAAGCATCTGTAATGAAATCAGAAACTACCAAAAATTTATTATTTCTATTGGCATGAGATATTGGCGCGGACTTTGCGGAAAATATACTTTCAACAAATGCAGCGTGTGATGCTTCGCCCAGTATCGTTTTATAACTGTTGCGTTGAGTTGCCAAATGAAATGCATGAACAAGTGGTTCTAGTGTAGTAACAAGTTCTATTAATATGTTTAACTCTTGTAAAAAATCTGGAAGTTGTTGGGCTGGAAGTAAACGTGGAATTAAGATTGCCAACAAATTGACTCCGGGTATAAGACTAGCTCTTTGAATTGCCTGATCAATTTTACTCAGCATTGTCCTCAAATACACAACATTATTATAAAGCATATTAACCATACCACTAGTATTCGTAGGACTTTCACTCGCTGTTATTTCTTCAAAAATTTCCTGAATTCCTCCATCTTTTTTATTGAATGTAAACATTCGAAGTAATTCTGATTGAAAATTTAACATAAATATTGAAATAGAATATAATTTATCGACAGCATCTTTATAAGCGGCATTCACAAAAGTTAATTTAGAAACTCTTTCAAGTGTAGAATTAATATTGTTCCACGAATATTTTACCGGGTCGTTTGTGCGATTTGCGGGAACAATTACATTGATTAAAAATGTTCGGTCGGCTGGTTTGATAGTTGCTGGTCCCCCACCCCCAACTACAAAATTATTCAAATTAACATAAAAATAATTTTCAACGATTGGTTTAAACTTTGAAGTTAATTTTGTTATAATTTCTTGCATTTTTGCACCGACTGTGTCTTTCTCTGTTTGCACTTGATTCGACATTACAGGTTTAAAAATGGTTAGAATCTCTCTAAAAAAATCTGGGCTATTTTGTTTATATTTTATCCAGTCAACAATGGTTGTAGAAAGCGAATTGGCATCTTTTATAGTTGCAGCACGCGATTCTTCAAGTGTTACATTATACTGAGGACGCCGAATCGCATTGGAGAGAATTTTACACGCCGCTTTATAATTTTTTTTTTTGGTTTCTAATTTATTTTTTTTATTTTCTTCCTTTATTAATTCTTTTTGTTTTGCTTGTTCTAGTTTCATTTTTGCATCTTGTGTCAAAGTCGGACCAACTGCTAGAAGCTTTATGTCGCTCAATTCTTTTTTTAATTTTATAATAGCATTCAAGTTACCCCGTTCTTTATTCACATAATTTTCACCAAATTTATCACAAAGAATTATAATTCTATCTTGTTCTTCACTTCCAAGAATCTGTAAATACTTGTAAGCATTAGAATCTGTTTTTTCTTTAACGGGTGTTTCAATATCAGATATCGGTCTGGGAAGTCGAAGTAAATAATTATTAAAAGCAAGACGATTCAAAAAATATTTTCGACGGTCATCTTGTAAAGACCCAGGCAAAAATCCTGCCTCGCTAAATTCAACATCAGACGTAAATAATAACTCTTTACCAATTTGAAGAGGTTTTGTCATCGTTTGGGGGTTGTACAACTCTTTAAAACTGGGTTCAAATGACCCTGAGCCACTTTTTAAAATTTCGGTTTCAATAAATAGTTTCAAAATTCCAATTTCATACGTTTCTTGTATTTTCACTTTGATTGCATCAAACCCAATCCCAATATTACCTTGGCTAAATTGCGGTTCATCTTTTTCTTTCTCAGTAATAGTTAAATCATCATCTTCATACCATTTTTTTTTTGCAGTTACATTCCCCGCCGGTTTACTAGACATTTACAAAGGTATATAAATATGTTGATTGTGTAAGATTGTAGATTTTATTTAATATTAATTAATTATTAATATATTGATATATTAATAATATTAATTCTATTTATTTATTATTTTTAGTATATAATTTTAGTTTTTATGTTTTTATTTTATATTTTTGTATTGTCATAAAATGATAAATATCCCAATTGAATTCGGTTTTCGCGTTGTTTCTTTGCTTTTTCTAAAATATCCATTGCACTCTTTATTTCAAGTTCACTAATTATTTTATCATTGTTGGAATCTATCGAATCCTGCAACTTCTTAAATTTTTCGGGTATTATACAGAAATTGCTTTTATCATTCAAACCATAATCTGCTAATATTACAAAAGCGGCAGTAAGTGTTAGCGCCACATAAATATTGCGCGTTCCCATCCACGCAATTGTGAATACAAGAAACTCTTTCGTAATTGCATATTTTAAATATGATTCAGCAGAAGGGCTGAGATTCAACTGAACATACCTTGACCCAATGTTCAGCGTAAGCATCATAATTCCGGCAAAAAACATGTTTGAATTCAACGAACTAATTGATTCGTGTATTTTTGAAATCATTTTTATTTTAATAAATTGAATTTAATTTAACCCTATATTAAATAATAATATTATTATTTATTTATTCATTAATTTAATTATTCAACATTTTTTTTATTTTTCAACTTGGCGTTGTCACTGCGGCGGGTGCTGCTGGTGTTGCTGCTGCTCCGCATATCGCACTTTGCGTCGTTGAAATCCATTTCGCAATTGCAATTAATGGAGCGCTAAACACATTGCTTGATTTCGGGTCTGTAGTAACTGACGAAGCAAGTGCTATCAAATTCTTAGTTGAGTCTGGCAAATTTGGATTAGATGCACACGTATTATTTTTAAAATCATCAAAAAGTGCTTGTGGATTTTGATAAAATGTGGCACCGGGATCACTTTTACACATTTCACCATAGAATCCTAATGCTGCGGATGCAAGCAATTTTGCATCAACTGACGACGATGGCGAATTATTAATTTGATTATAAATGTCCAAGTTTTCAGCCGTACAAATTTGTTTATTTAAATAATCATAAATATCTTGAGGGGTTGGATTCGCCGGCAACGACACCATGGATGCTGGTAAATTATTTTTGATACTCGCCGTAATTGAATCAACATCCGTCAAGCTAAACCCTTCATATGTCTTGAATGAATTAAATAAAATGCAAATAATAAATATAGCTACAAAAAGCGTATACCTGAAACTGCAACTAATGCTTATTATGGATACAATTAAAATTCGACCCACAACTGTGTTGTAATAATATTGCATTAGATTAGAATGACAAATGCACGCATAAACCATTCCAAATCCTAATACGATTTGTGCCACAGACGAGTTGCTTTTATTAAATAAGTTTTTTATTTGAATACTTTTTACATCTTTTATAACATCTCCAACCGATTTGTTCATTTTTTTATGTAAATCTTCTATAATGTGTCTAACAATATGTAACAATATATATAAATAGGTGAAGAAAAATAAGATACAAATTTGATAATAAATATTAATTAAATAATTAAATTGATTATTTAATTAATCAGTTATTTAATTAATCAGTTATTTAATTAATTAGTTATTTAATTAAATAATTAAATTAATAGTATATACATATGTTTTCTAAAATAAAATCTCATTTTTTTATAGTAGAATGTCTTTAGCACAATATGCTTCACCTTATAACAATGATGAATCAGAAGTAGATAATAATAAAAATCAAAAAAATCAAAGTGGAAAAAAAATGTCCGCCGCAACATCATCATCATTATCCTCATCATCTTTAAGAAAAACGATTAAACGTCCGTTGCAACAGCAGTCACCACCTTCACAACAACCTCAGTCACAACAACCGCAGTCGCGTGTTTCAGACTTTATGAATAAATTAAATTCTCATGCCACGACTAGTACAACAAGTTATATTGGAGATGATGATGGCGGAAGTCCCTATGGTCCTTATGGCGATTCAGAAGATTTAGCAGATTACATTCCGATAACTGACCAGCAACAACAACAGCAACAACAGCAACAACAGCAACAACAGCAACAACAGCAACAACAACAAATGAATCAATCCAATCATGACAACAATAATGATAATGCTATAACAAAAGAAAATTTCATGGATTTACCCAGTTCATACGCGAAACAATACTACCAACAGTATATTCCGCATTATAATAAACAGTCTGTGTCTGAAACATTGGATGTACCAAAAGATGAGTTGCTTGAAAAGATGAATCACATCATACACATGCTTGAAGAACAACAAGATGAAAAAACAGGAAATGTAACAGAAGAACTGATATTATATTGTTTTCTAGGAGTGTTTGTCATTTTCGTCGTGGATTCTTTCGCGAGAGCCGGTAAATATGTAAGATAAACAAAGGTTATCACTCTTCCATATATACAAAAAGATAGTTATATTTTCATTTATAGAGAGAAGAGAGATAAATGACTAATGTTAATAATAATTCAAAAGTAATTCTTTCAGTATAAATAAATTAAAATAATTATATAATTAATATAATTGTATAATTATATAAAATTTTACAATGTTGAGAAATATATCTGTTTTAATATGCGACTTACAAACAAAAACACTTAAAAATCTACATAAATCAAACCAAATAATACAAAATGTAAATTTATTAATTGAATCGAAAAAACATTTACTTCCTATTAAATCTATTATTGCTGCTCAGTTGTGTCCTGAAAAATTAGGAACCCTAGATGCTAGTTTAGATTTAAAAAATATAGATACCATATATGACAAAACTACTTATTCAATGGTAAATCCTTTTCTTCTTAATAAATTAAAAGAAAAAAAAATTAATGAAGTTGTATTAACTGGTATGGAAATACAGTGGTGTATAAATAAAACATTGATTGATTTGACTGATAAAGGATATAAAGTGCACATTCCAGTTGACGCAGTCGGAAATAGTATGTGTTTAATTGATAATAAATATAATATTGAACGCTTAAAAACAAATGGAGCAAATGTATGTACAACACGCGGATTTATTAGTGAACTGTTATGTGATTTTCACAATCCAGAATCAAAATGGTTTGTATCTTATTTAAAAAACAAAAACATGGGTGTCGCCAGTATAGAGCGGCACAAGTGGGGATTGTGAGACAGAAAATATATAACTGAAAAATAAAATTAATTAATTGTATCTGTGTCGTTTACGATACACTACACACACAATCGATTAATCATTTTATATAAATAATATAAATGTATAAACGTAAAATGATTAGCCACATCATCCCATCATGTCTAGTGATTCACATTCAAGTTCAAATGCACAAATAGATTTATTTATGACCATTATTATAAACATTGGAAATGTTCTTAGTGTGATATACAATATTCCACAAATGTGGAGAACATATAAATTAAAAAAAGCTCATGATATATCTTCTTATTTCCTATGGATGAGACTTACGTCCGGTATAATATGGTCCACATATTGTATATATTATCAAATGTGGTATGTGATTATTTCGTGGGTTTCCACAATCATAGCAACACTTCAAATATTGTACTACAAATATTATCCTGCTTATTCACAGCGCGTATTACTGACCGACTTGAACGAAGTGCCTGAAAATGAACACGAAAATCGCGAAATTTAAAATATATAACATTTCTTTATTTTACAAAAAAATAAAAATTAAAAAATAAATACATTTTTTTATTTTTATTATCATTTAATCATACCAAAATTTATAAACACATCAACTCACACGTAGATGGAGTGTACATGTACCCGTTCAAATACCTTTTTTTCTTGTCAAGGTATTTTTTGTAAACCAGAGGATTTGATAACTCGATTTTTTTCGCGTACGCGTCGGCGGTGAAAACATCAGACAAGTGTTCTTTACGGTATATTTTTTCTTTGTTTTGAGTGTCATCGTATTTCCCCTTGAGATACATTGTTGCCAACCAGAATAATGAAAGGTCTGCGTATTTTTCGCTATTTTGTTCAACGAATTGTGTGTACACTTCAATCGCCTTTTTGTAATTTGACGGTCCCCATTTCCCCTTTCTCATATCATTCGCGAAAGTGAACATAATGTCTTCATTTCCGGGTAATGAGCCGGTTTGTTCCATCATTTCGTTGTGACCTTTATACCACATAGAATTCGCCTTTTGTTTCAACGCTTCCGCTTGTTTTAGCATTTCTGTGGCTTCTCTATTTACCCTTTTCGATTCCGATAGAAGCTCTTCTGCTGCATCAATTTTTGAACGGATGTCTCCACTTGAAGCGGCAACGGATTCCCTCGCACCCTTCGTTCTATACTCGTATGCCATTGTTTCCGGTGTTGTGTGGCGTAAAGTTATCTATTACTTTAATTCGTGTAAATATTTCAATTTATATTTATATAAAATTTATGAATTATTTAAATATAACTGACTAATATTTTTTTTATAAAATAATAATATAGATTTAATTACACCCCTTCAAGATATACAATGTAAGTAAAAATTATTTACAATATATTTAATTAATTTTTTATTTATAAAATTGAGTTTTATATTGCGTATAATGTAAATCAACACAGTCACAGTCTCACAATGCAAGAACAACAACCCGCTGCTGCGTCCATAACAAAACCAAAAATTGTTAAATTGTTCAAGTGCGCATTCAAAACGTGCAAATATATAACACTTTTAATTATTTCAAATACTTTATTTCACATTATCGCCTATTTCATAATGTGCAATATATCGCACCATTGTGCATCTAAATTATATTTGCACTTTTGCACAGTTGACCACCTGGCAAGTATTACTACACTTACAATGTCACCCTTTACAATAATGTCGCCACATTGCATAGCAATACGATGGGTCATGATGGAAAGCGTAAACATGGTTTATCTACAGTTACTTATGTTTGGTTCTTGGTTTGTTTCGCGGTTTTCACAATAAAAATCTATTTATTACTTATTACAATCAATTGAGATAAGAGGTGGTCTGAGTTTTTTTACATTATCTATGAATATTTTTTATTTATTTTAGTGTCTTCAGATAGGAAAATATAGTTAAGAAAGTTTGTATTTTTGTTGCGCAGTCTCTTAAAAAAACGATTTAAAAATAATAAGAACTCATAATGTTAGTAATATTCGTAATATTCATAATTTTTTTATGAAATGCAACAATATAAATAATATTAAAATGGAAATTGTGTTGAATAAAAGACAACTATGTGACGTGGAGTTACTATTAAATGGGGGGTTTCATCCACTGGACGGATTTATGAAAGAGAATGATTACAAATCATGTTTAGATAACTTGACTCTAGAAAATGGAATGGTGTGGACAATTCCTATTGTGTTGGCGACAGACAAAAGTGTTAACATGAATGATGTTGTAACACTGAAAGATGAAACGGGAATTTGCATTGCAACAATGACAGTTGAGGATATTTACCAACCAGATTTATTAGAAGAATGTAGAAAGGCACTGGGCTCAGATGATTCGAATCATCCATACCATTCGATTATCATGGAAAATCTAAATAAAAAATACATAGGTGGAAAAGTCACAAAAATGCAGTTGCCGAACCACTATGATTTTATAGAACTGAGGCATACACCAGAACAGACAAAAGAATATTTTAGAAAAAATAATTGGAATACTGTAATTGGGTTTCAAACCAGAAATCCTCTACACCGTTCACATTTTGAGTTAACAAAATTTGCACTGAAGGAGGTGGGAGAAGATGCTAAGTTGTTATTACATCCAACTGTGGGAGTAACACAAGATTGCGACATTGATTATCACACGCGCGTACGGTGTTATAAAAAGTTAGTAGAAAAATATCCAGAGAACACAGCACTGTTGTCATTATTGCCACTAAGTATGCGAATGGCAGGACCCCGAGAAGCAGTACTACATGCAATAGTAAGAAAAAATTATGGTTGTACTCATTTTATTGTGGGAAGGGACCACGCGGGACCATCTTATAAGAAAAAAGATGGTACTTCTTTTTATGGTATGTACGACGCACATGAACTGTTATTGAAATATGAAAAAGACATAGGCATAAAGATTATTACATCACCTTCAATCGTGTATGTAAAAGAGTTGGGTGAGTATAGAAATGAAAATGATGTGCCACATGGAATGACCGTGTTGAATATATCAGGAACACAACAACGCGACATGTTAAGTAAACAAGTTGATATACCCGAGTGGTTTAGTTGGACGGACATCATAGATGAGTTGCGAACTGAATTTAAATTATTAAATAATAAGGGAATGTGCATTTATTTTGTAGGATTGTCAGGAAGTGGAAAGTCAACCATGGCGAATATATTGATTGATAAATTACGAGAAACGGAAACATCAAGAAAAATAACACTATTGGATGCCGATGTTGTGAGACTACACTTAAGTAAAGGATTGGGGTTTAGTAAAGAAGACAGAAGTACTAATGTAAGAAGAATAGGATATGTTGCATCCGAAATCGTAAATAATGGAGGAATTGTAGTTTGTGCGAATATAGCACCATATGAAGAAGACAGATTATTTAACCGAAAGCTAATAAGTAGTAAAGGAAAATACATTGAAGTGTATATGAAAACATCATTGGAATGTTGCGTTAGACGAGATGTAAAAGGGTTGTATAAGTTGGCATTGGAGGGAAAATTAAAGAATTTTACAGGAGTAAGCGACCCATTTGAAGAACCGTTGACAAGTGACATTTATTGTGATGGAGATGAAGAGAATGTCACAATAAATAAAAATTTAGATAAAATAATGGATAAAATTTATTGTAATTGAATGTATTATTTTTTTATACAAATTCCATATTTTATAAATTCATAATCAATATGTTATTATATATATATAATAATATATATAATAACATATGTATGACTGAACTTTAAACCAATATATTTTAATTTAAAATAAAATGGATTTACCAAACGATTTATGGGAAAAAATATTAGAAAAAACGCAGTCTCTCGACACATGCGACAAATTATATGATGCTTTTCTAAATGAAACAAGAGCCGAACTAAAAGAGGCATACGAATCCCACAAAGAACGCATAACTCTTAAAATTGTTTTTGCTTTTGATAATACGCTCTCCTTATACTATGGTGACTGTTTTAAAAAAGAAGTTCCTTTAAAAAAAATAATGGCAGTTAAAAATGTCAAAAACTGGAATACTCCCAATGGGAAGCGGGATTGCGTTGCGGTTGGGACAAATAATGGGGTCATTATGTTTTGGGATGCTACGACGCTGGATTACATATTCGAGGTCGATATTGGAACAAGTTTGGGTGATATTGAATTCCATCCAACAAAGTCGATTATGCTAACTGTTCGCGTGGAATTGTATGGTCGCAAAATAAAAGTGTGGAAATTTAATGAAAATGGGAACACTACACATGTGAGTTTTGAGGTTGAATCACTGGGCGAAGGTAAAAAATATTATTATTTTCATCCAGTTGAATCAGAAATATATGTTATTGTGTCGAATTATTTATATAACCCACATCATCGGAAATTAATGAAAGTATTTTTTTGTAACTATGAGGTTATTTCTGTATCATTTTCTGAAAGGATTCATAGTTTCATGTATTTAAACAACTATTACACCCCTCTAAAAATAAATGGGAATGGATCATTCGAGTGTATAAAATACGACAAGGGAACTAATTATTTCTGTACATTTATTATATCTCATGATGAAATTAATGAAATTGACACGCAGTGTGTGTGTGAAAATATAGGGTCGTCGGTTCCTAATTTGGTTGTATGGGAATTTATCAGAATCGGTGCGGACATCTATTTTTATACAAACCGAATCGGAGATGCGCGTATATACAAGCAGTCAGGCAATAAATATAAGATTATTTATGAGACGACTAAAAACATATCGAAGTTTTTTTATAAAAATGGGTTTCTAGTATTTGTTGAAAATTCAGAACTGAGATACATCGATTTAGAGACTTTATCTATGGAGAAGTTTAACGTTAAAGAGGCGCCTGTGGATTTTTGCGTTATGTAAAAGCATAATAAAAAGTTATGATATAGATGTTATTATAAATTTACTAAATACAATATAAAAATAATATAACAGCAATGAAATTTCACATTTTTTTATTTTTAACTCTTAACATTATCATATTATCTATCATACATATTCTCATATTGTTATTCCGTCATGATTCTCGGCGCGATATTCATCGTTTGCAATTCTTGAAAGAGCAACTTGCATGAATACGGAATTTCAACCAGCGCAAAATCTGTCCGGTTGTCGCACATTTTACAGCAATGAATACCCAACGCGTCGTTGAATGCTGCAACCATTCCGCACCTGGAACACACGTGCACCTGGTATTTATCCGAAACATCATACACTCGCTCGCGCGTGAATCGAGCAGCACCATGTGACACCATGCAATTGTGCGCAACGATTCCATTCGCAAGAAAGGAGTGCGTATCTTCCACGCTAATATCATACACGTGCTGCGGTCCGATATTGATTCGTGACACAACCTCCAAATTCATCGTGGGAAGTGAGGCGCTTTCGCGATTTACGCCATATCCCGCATTAAATTCATCTTCTTCTTCGATTTCACATTCTTCGAATACTTTTTCGTCTACATCCATTTTTTTGGGTTCAATATCATCGCTTAGAAACCAGTCTAATGCTCCAATTTTCTCCATGAATTGCTCCGCCGTTGGAAATGACTTGGATGTGAATTTGCCAAACTCTGTACCTTTAATCAAATGGTCGGTAATGTCGTGTGTACTCGGAATCGCGTAATCATGAAGTAATCCTTCAGTTTTCTTCAGCTCTTCAACTGCCTTGATAATGGCACTCTTGGTATGCACAATCTTGTCCGGGTTCTTCGCTTTGATTTCCTTGAAATGCGTTATTTCATCAACACGATTCACCAGCCAATTGTGTTGACGGCAAACTTCTTCGCGCAATCGGCGATACGAGACACCGGCTTCAAGACGCTGGGATTTATGGCAACAATACCGAAACCCGATTTTTTCAGAGAATGGAATAAGTTGTTCAATGGGGAGATGAAGCGTCAACTGAAAACTCCGGTTCGTTGCATCGCTCTTATCTTTCAATTCAAATTTCTTTTTGGAGGAGGATGTTTCCCGAAAATTCTGAATTGTGGTATCATGAATGCCGCACTTTCCAAGTAGTTTCTGCATATCTTCAAACATTGTTTGCAATGATTCACGATGTTCGTGTGTCTTGGATTTTGAAAATGCAACGGATGTCATAACGTCACGCTTTCCCCTATGCAATCCAAGAACACATGTGTGTCCGTCGCCGCCAAACATTCCACCAAGAAATTCACGAATAATGGGGCGAGGACACTTCTCATCCAAGATAAAATCAGGAAGTGTTGCCGGCTGATTTATTTTTCTTCCGCGCAATATTCCACCAAGTTGAAGAATATCGGCAAGAAACTCACTTGGAATACGAACAATGTAACAATTTCTCGTTCTAAATTTTTTCTGAGTAATGTCATGAAACATGTTTATATCATCAATAAATTGGGTAACATCAATCATGTGTCCAAGCGACACTGATGCTGATTCATGTTGATATTTTGAACTAATACTTCCGTCAGTAATTAATAGTCCGATTATGCGCGCAAATGCAAGCGTTCTCATATACTCTTTATAATTATCCGTCCTGAGCGTTCGTGTTCCAAATGAAAGCATCCAACCGCCGCATTCCGCAATCTCATCCTTAAGTTTCATTACTGGATAAGTGACGCTAGTTTTAATCTTAGTTGCATTCATTGCAATATCCTTCACTTTGACCCATTCATTATCAGATGTTAATACAGGGTGGTCTTCAGTGCATATAAGTTTTCTACCGTCTTCAAATGTTAATTCAACACAGTCGCGAGTTCCCTTGTCCATAAATGCACACGGTTTTGAAGGAACCATTCCGTTTGCCTTTTTATTCCAACCAAGAACATAATCTCCAACGTGTTCCATTTCATCAATCCAAATCGACAAGCCACAATTCAGCGAGATGGGAGCGATTAAGCAGTCCTTCTCCATTTCGCCAAACCGTAACCCTCCATCTCTCGAGCGGCCTTCCGCAGGCTGACGCGTGAGATTTACCATTGGACCGATTGACCTACTGTGTTGCTTGTCATTTACCATGTGTTTTAGGCGCTGGTAGAATGCGGGACCGATGAAGATGTCTGATTCGATTTGTTCGCCGGATAGACCGTTGTATAAGACTTCATTCCCGTTGTTTTCGTAGCCGAGCTTTAGGAGTTCGTTGCGAATGGTGTAAACGTCGAGTTCTCCGAATGATGTTCCGTCGCCAAACAAGCCGAGTTCTAATAGAATTTTCCCGAGGAGTGTTTCTTTGAGTTGGGCGATTGTCATACGAGACGGAATGGCGTGTGGATTAATGATGATGTCGGGGCGCTGCCCGCTCTTTGTAAATGGCATATCCATTTCCGGAATAATGTTCCCGATGGTTCCCTTTTGCCCGTGACGACTACTGAGTTTATCCCCGATGACCGGTTTACGAAATGTGCGAATGCGAACTTTGCAAATGACGTATCCGTCCCCGTTGCGCTCCGTGTAATTCTTATCGACGTAGCAGTCCTCGGTTGTCCTGTGCATTTTACTGGCGTCTTCGTATTTGATTACTTTTGTGTGGTCATTCCTGTTTTCCTTGATGGGCATGACCTTGCCCATGATAATGTCGCGATTTTCAATGACGGAATTTTCCGGAATAACGCCCTTGCTATTCAATTTCGAATAATTTCCAAATTTCATTCCTTTCGTTTTTGTAGAATCTGGTCTGCATCGAATTTCCTCATCGCCGTTGATTTTCTTGTCCTCGTCCTTTTCGGTGTGATAAATGGTCGCGCTGAATAAACCGCGATCGATTGCGCCCTTGTTTACAAGGATGCTGTCTTCTTGATTGTAGCCGGTGTAGCTCATAATTGCAACGATGACGGGTGCGCCGGATGGAATCTCGTCGAGCTTTATCATGCGCATGATGCGGGTGTCAACCAGCGGACGCATCGGATTGGATAGCACATATGCCGTCTTGTCCATCCGATTGTAAAAATTCGTGACGTACATTCCCATCGCCTGCTTACCCATTGCACATTGATAGGTATTTCTGGGCGACTGGTTGTGCTCTGGAAACGGAATACACGATGCCAATATTCCAAATATAGTGCTCGGATGGATTTCGCAGTGGGTATAATTGTAGTTGAACTGGGAATTCAGGTTCAATCCATTCTTCAAATCGGTGCGTTTCATTGCAATCATGCTAAAATTCTGTTCCTCCGGATCAATGTATTCGATGACTGCATCGTCAATTCTGCAATCAGTTACCAGGTCATCCCACGTGATTTCTTTACGGTCCAATTTGCGTAGCACATCCGACGTGATGAATGTGCGGTTATTCTTCACGCGCAAAACCGGGCGCATAATTCGCCCCGAATCATTGCAAATTCGAATTTCCTTGTTTCGAATATCAAAGACAACCGACGTGTAAATATTAATAATGCCCTTGCTCTTTTTATCCTTGAACGCATTATAAAGTTCAACTGGATTTCTGCTTATTCCTACCCACGCGCCATTCACAAATACCTTCACTGCATCAATGAGCTCGATGCAATTGGCAATTGTGTCAAGAGATTGAATATACGGTTCAACCTGCTTGTGAAGCGAATCGGCATGACTCGGAATCGTAATGTGCGACATGTAGCTGATATTTTTCACGACACCAACGCTTGCGCCTTCCGGAGATTCCGCAACGCACAAAAATCCCCATGTTGTATTGTGAAGCTTGCGGGGCGGAATTAGTTTCCCACTTTTATCAATCGGCGTATTAATACGACGAAGGTGGCTCAAACTCGACACATATGTTAAACGATTCAGAACCTGGGCAACGCCCACCTTGTTTGTGTTGACATTTTTAATTCCAAAATCGCCAGTGGACAGAGCGCGCTTAATTCCATTTTCAATCGTGGTTGACTTGATTATTTTGTACACATTCGTTTTGTTAAGAATGCTTAAATAATCTTCAGTCGACTTCCACGAACCCGTATTAATTTCTCGAATCACCTGTTTGCTCATGTCCTTTACCACCTTGTTGAAATAATTCCGAAACAAATTATTCAGAAGAACACCCGTCAAGTCGATGCGCTTATTCATGTATGAGTCACGGTCATCTTGTTTCGTTAATCCCAAACTGCATTTAATGACTCGCGAAACCATGTAGCCCAAATAATAAATCTTTTGCGCCTGAGATTTACAGTGAGGAAACAAATCGTTGGTCAATATTTCAATTGCAAAATCGCGCTTCTTTTTTGCTCCCGTTTCTTTATCCATATTTAAAGGAGTATACATGACAATCGACGTAACTTGGCGCATTGCGTCCTCGTGAGTGAGAACCGTGTTGGCATCAATGACCGATGCGCGAAGCGCCGTAAGTATCGCTTCATTATTTCCTTCTTTATTTTCAATATCAAACACCACCTTTTCGCAAATTTCCTTGTCCGATAAAACGGATAGCGCGCGAAACAAAACAAAAAGCGGAACCGGTTGTTTGACGCGCGGTATTTGAACGTAAATCGGAAATCCAAATCCGTTATTCTTGCTGGCAATCATCATATTGATTTGTTTAGGAGAAATGCATTTGAAATCGGGAACAGATTTAACTTCCGCCAGCCAGGTCCATTTCGTGTTTCCTTTCGAAATATTGTAACAGAATACTTTATTTTCAGCTGCTCTTTCTTGACCAAGAACCGTCTTTTCACTCCCATTAATAATAAAGTAGCCCCCCGCATCATAAGAACACTCTCCCGTTTCAATATTATTGATGTGTGCATATTGATTCAAAATGCAAACAGATGACTTCAACATGATTGGCATTTTACCAATGTGAATATTCGGCAGCACCTTGTGAAAAGTTTGCACATTTTCAAGCTGTTCTCCTGAACGAACAATGTATTTTATATTTGCATCCACTGTCATTGTAGATGCATATGTAAAATTTCTCAACCGGGCTTCTTGAGGAAACATGAGTTTTGTAGCGCCGTTGTTTTCGTGAATTTGAGCACGATAAAGATGAAATTTATCAAATTTTACTTCAATTTCTAATTTATATTTTCTATTTTTTTTATCAAAATCCTGCTCTGATGCAATCATAACAGGATTAAACATTCCAATTGTTCTCTCAATTTGAACGTTTACAAAATCATTATATGACTCTATTTGATGCCTTACCAGGCGCTTCAAATGGTGGTCCTGGAAATAAGAACTTATAATTTTCCACGGAGCTTCCGGATAATCGGGCTCTGTTTCATCATAATCATCGTATTTTGCGTCGCTGCCCTCTTTCTTATTATTATTTACCACATGTGAAGAAGAAGCCATTTTTATATGATTCGTTTTGACTAGTTTATAAATCAATTTATATTTAAATCTTTTATGGTATATATATAATTAATTTATTTACAACTATTTATTTTTTATTTAGTGTATAGATAGTGTGTCTAATTAAATGTTTTTTTATATAATAAATATAATATCAATAAGACATTTTTTATTTATTATATAAATATTAATAAATATTGACAATCAATAATAATAATAACAAAAACAAGAAAAAAATAAATGATAGAGTTAAAAAAAAAAATTACAATCAATCGTGAGCATTTGAATCCAACATCTTCACAAAAAAGAAACGGTTCTGTGAAAAATAGAAAACTTCCCGGATTTATCAAACCAAGCGAACTAAAAAATAATTTAATTAAATTATTAAAACAGAAAAGAGAAGAAACAAAAAATACAACAAGTCAGTCTGATGTCGCCTCTGTCCCAATTCATTTTAGTAATAATGGCAATGCAGGACCAATACCTCGCGCAAGTGAAAATAAGCAGCCTTTCAATAGACAAAAATATACCGACATTTTTTCAAAAGATTTTGAAGCATCGCTTAATTATTTAAAAACATTTAAAAAAAATACACATTCTTCGACTCGAAAACAGCAATCACAACAACAACATGAACAACTTGGTCTAAATAATTTCCAAAATGTTACACTAGATGTTCCAACAGACTTTACATCTCCAATTTCATTAGATATTCCAGCAATGAATGTTGAAAATGAACAGTTACCCAGGTTGCCTGTGTCACATGCATCAGATGCATCACCCATAAATTTGCAACAACAGCTGCAACAGTTGCAACAATCTTTATCTAATTTAAATTTAAATATAGTTCCACCTCCATTGTTGCCACCTCCGCCACCTCCCTTGTCACATCATAAACCTCAGCCTCCGCCTCCGCCTCCACCTCCACCTCCACCTCCACCTCCACCTCCACCTCCACCTCCACCTCCACCTCCACCTCCACCTCCACCTCCACCTCCGCCACGTTCATCTTTGAAATATGAAAACTACAATGATAACGATGCAAATGCTGATAGTAGTAATTTCGATAGCAATGGTTCCAACTCTGATTCTTTTCATTTCAAACCAAATGATGTTCCATATGGAGCATTAAAGGGTGGAATAAAACCATCATACAGACAATACTATAATAAAACATTGAAAAAACATTCATTCAATTTTAATGACAACAATAATAATAATAAAAGCAACCACCTTAAAAAAACAAATCACAAAAAAATAAAAAAACATCCAAAACCAAGAAAAATTAAACAAGTTCGAAGAAAAACCACAATCAAGAAATACAAACTTGGAAAACATGGCAAAATGGTAAGTATTCTAATTAAAAATAATAAAACAAGAAAAAATATTCAGAATGCAGAGCGTCAATTAAAAAATGTTCCAATTCATGATGTAAAAAATGCATTAATTAAAAATAATCTTTTGAAACTTGGGTCAACAGCTCCGTCTAATGTTTTACGAAAAATATTTGAAGAGTCCAACATGACGGGCGAAATTCTCAACACAGGTGGCGACACATTCATACACAACTATATGAATGAAACAAATGAAAAAAGGAAATTATAATTATTGATGTTTAAAAAATATTATATTATTATATATAAAATATAATATATTTATAAAAAATAAAGAATATTATGATAAAAATAACAAAAGAAAATATTAACAACTGTAATACTGATGTTTTTGGTGACTGGTTCAATGAAAACATAAATGTAGAAACAAACCCATTCCCTTATGTAATTATACCAGAATTTATTAAACCCGAATATTATAATAAAATTAAATCAAAAATCCCCTCTGAACCTAATGAAAAATGGTGGAAATATGAGAATCCTTTAGAAGTAAAATATGCATTAGATAATCTAGAATTAATGGATAGTGTAATTAGTAATGTTTTTTATTCTTTGTCGCACGATAATGCTGTTGATAAGTTTAAAAAAATATTTAATATGCCAGACCTAGAATATGATCCACATTGTCATGGTGCTGGTCTACATATGCACCCTAGATATGGACGCTTAAATATGCATCTTGACTATGAAATTCACCCTATATCATGTAAACAAAGACGGCTTAATATTATTTTATATTTAAACGACGACTGGAACCCCGAATGGAATGGTGACACACAGTTGTGGAATAACACTGTTTCCGAATGCATTGTTAAATCCTATCCAAAAGGAAACACAGCCATCGTTTTTGTAACAACAGAACAAAGCTGGCATGGTGTACCAGAGATTATACTATGCCCTCATGGTAAGTACAGACAAACTTTAGCATTTTATTATGTGTCTGATTTAAAAAATAATAAGAGTGTCGGTAAAAAGGGTGCTGATGAAAATGGGTTCAGAACCAAAGCTGTTTTTGTAAAGCGACCGTCTGATCCGTATGATGAACGTATGGAAAAATTATACGAGATTCGCCCACATCGTCTTATTACCGACGAAGATATGAAAGAAATTTGGAACGACTGGAATATAACTACGTTATATTAAATTAAAAATATGAAAATATTGTTTTTATAAACTTTTTTTTAAAAATCAAAAATGGACATTTATAAATGTCCAAATTCCATTTTTAAAAAAGAATCTTGAAATTAAAAAATTCTAAAAAATCCATTATTTATTTTACGAGGTATTTGTGCAACTCCGCATCACACACGGTCTTGACTATACTCGGAAAAAATGTGTGACTGCATAAGAAAAACTTGGGAAAATTTGGAAAAACTTGAGAAAATTCGGGAAAATCTGAAAAATGTTCCGAAAAAATAGGATAAAATAGGAAAAAATAGGATAAAATAGGACATGTATAAGAACAAATAAGAACATGTATAAGAATCAAATAGGAGAACATTCTGACCATTCTTAAAAAAACTAACAAAATAACAAAATATATTGTTTTAATAAACTTTTTTTTAAAAATCAAAAATGGACATTTATAAATGTCCAAATTCTATTTTTAAAAAAGAATCTTGAAATTAAAAAATCCTAAAAAATCCATTATTTTTTTTACGGCTTGAATATGTAACTCCGCAGCACACATGGTTATGGATATATTCTGAAAAAAAGTGTGACTGCATAAGAAAAACTTGGAAAAACTTGGAAAAACTTGGAAAAATTGGAAAAATCTGGGAAAATCTGGGAAAATGTTCCAAAAAAATAAGACAAAATAGGACAAAAAAGGATAAAATAGGACATGTATAAGAACAAATAAGAACATGTATAAGAATCAAATAGGAACATTCTGACCATTCTTAAAAAAAACTAACAAAATATATTGTTTTTATAAACTTTTTTTTTAAAAATCAAAAATGGACATTTATAAATGTCCAAATTCCATTTTTAAAAAAGAATCTTGAAAATAAAAAATCGTAAAAAATACAATATTTTTTTTTATGAAGCAATTATGAAACTTCATATCATATGTGGTCGCGGTTATATTATAAAAAAAATACATGACAGCATAAGAAAAACTTGGAAAAACTTGGAAAAACTTGGAAAAACTTGGAAAAATCCAGAAAAATCCAGAAAAATCTGGAAAATGTTCCAAAAAAATAGGACAAAATAGGACAAAATAGGACAAATATGTCCTGGATAAGAACAAATAAAACATGGATAAGAACGAAATAGGACCATGAATAAGATTCTTCAATTAACAAAATATATTGTTTTTACAAACTTTTTTTTAAAAATCAAAAATGGACATTTATAAATGTCCAAATTCCATTTTTAAAAAAGAATCTTGAAAATAAAAAATCGTAAAAAATACAATATTTTTTTTACGAGGCAATTGTGAAACTTCATATCAAACATGGTATCGGTTATATTATAAAAAAAACACATGACTGCATAAGAAAAACTTGAAAAAATCTGGAAAAACTTGAAAAAATCTGGAAAAATCTGGAAAAATCTGGAAAATGTTCCAAAAAAATAGGACAAAATAGGACAAAATAGGACAAATATGTCCTGGATAAGAACAAATAAAACATGGATAAGAACGAAATAGGACCATGAATAAGACTATTTAAAATACGTTGAATTTATAGAGACAAAATAGGACAAAATAGGACAAAATAGGACAAAATAGGACAAAATAGGACAAAAAATACAATGAAAATAATATACGAATAAAAACAATATAAGAATAAATAATATATTAAATGTATATGAACAATTTTTAAAAAATTCAAATGCCCAAGGTTAAAATAAACTATGCTGAAATGTTGTTTTATAAAATAAGTTGTTTGTGTCCAAACATAACCAAAGTATTCATAGGTCACACCACTAATGTAAATCAAAGAAAACATATATTAAAAAAACAAACTCAGTCAGAAATATATTATTCTGACATGATTGAATTCATTAAAAATAGCGGAGGATGGGAAAATTGGATTTTACAGATACTGGAAAAATACGAATGTAAAACACACATTGACATTGTGTTGAGAGAAATGCATCATTCAGAAATGTTCAATAAAAAAACAAGTGTTGTTTTAAATAATAATGATAATAATGAAGATGGCAAGAGCGAAGATGGCAAGAGCGAGACAAAGGGCGACACAAAGAGTGACACAAAGAGCGAGAGTAGTAGTGCCGCTGATAAAATATTCATATGCAACCATTGCAATTATAGGTGCTTCAAAAGTAAACACTTTAAACAACATTTGATGACTCGAAAACACCTTGACGAAGTTCAAAATAGTACTGCATCATCATCGTCATTAAAAATAAGCGAGGATAAAAAAGAACTCGAATTTTATATTAATGAATGTGACAACGAGTCGAGCGATAAAAAAAATGAACTAATCCTTCAGTTATTGAAAGATAATGAGTCGATGAAAATATTCATGAAAGAACAAAATGACATGTTGAAGGAAATGATTGCAAATCACAATACCACAACAACAAATAACATAAGACATAAAAATATTAAACAGAAGTTTAATATAAATATTTTTTTAAATGAGCAATGTAAAGATGCGATAAATATGTGTGATTTTATTAAATCTCTCAAAATAACGTTTCATGATTTAGAAATTACAAGAGATAAGAGCCTTGAAGAAAGTGTGGGCACAATCATGCTGAGAGGGTTGAAAGAGCTGGATGTTTACAAGCGCCCCATTCACTGCACTGATCAAAAGAGAGACGTAATGTACATTAAAGATGAACAAAAATGGGAAAAAGATGATGGAAATGTTAAACTTAAAGAATCGATAGATACTCTTTCAAAAAAACAAATGTATACTTTGAAAGAGCTGAGAG